GTTGATAAAAACCCAGGTGTAATGGAACAGAAGTATAAATTCTCAAAAAGAAGATATGCAGGTGGAGCAGTTGATGACACTGGTGTAAAAGTTAGAATTGAATTCGAAACTAACTTAGATGATAACAACAGTAACTACGTGTTTAAGACTCTTAGACAGTGGTCAGACTTAGTTTACAATCCTCTAACAGGGGCAACAGGAATTAAATCTGTCTATGCTGGAGGAACTTATATTCTTATCTCTATGTTTAATAAACAAGGGGATGTATTCAGAAGAGTTAAATTAGTTAATTGCTTCCCTGTTGATCAGATAAAAGCTATGGATCTTGATTATACTAATGGAACATCACCTTATAAAATTTCATTATCATTTAGAGCAGATTATTTCGAAGATTTATTTAACTAATTTTTATTTATAATTATTGAATAATATATACATGGAGACTCTACAAAGTCTCCATTTTTTATGGAATCTGGTTCCGTCTAAAATGCACATCTAGAAATAACATGGACGACAGTTGTGAACAAAAAGAACAAACAAAAAATAGGATCAATCTGCCTAGTCTTAGCAACGTTCTTCAATCCCTTCGGATTCGATATCCTTTTCGCGACAATCATGAAATGGACGAATTCTTACTGGCATACAGTTTCAATTTTCTACTTCCTTTCGGCACTCTTCTTTGGGTTATACTTTTTTTTATCCAGAGATAAGAAACTAAAAGAGGAAACAGAGTAAAAAATGGAAGAGATAAAGTATTCCAAGGGTTTGGAAGAATAAAAAAAATAATTATGGATATGAATCAAGACGATTACTTATTGGACCAGCTGTCTAAAAAAGAATCTAAATCCCAGTTTGAATATGACAAGGATGTAAGTGATTATAAGATTCCTGATTGGATCCCAAATTCACAAGGAAATAATCAATCTACTCCTAACCCCGTTAATAACCAATCAAATACTAACAGCTTAGGAAAAGCAATAAGAACCCCAATGGGTATGGAATCAGAATGGAAAAATATTCCAGTTGAATCCCTTCCATCCAGAGGATTTGGATATCCAGAAGGATTTGAAATAGCTATTAAAGCTGCTGAAGTTAAGGAGATTAGACAATATTCAACAGTAGATGAAGCTGATAGAATAGATCTAGACGAAAAACTAAACACCATTATATCTAAATGTATGAAGATAAGATGGAATGGTGGATTTCTAGAGCATTATGATTTATGGTACGAAGATAGATTTTTCGTGATAATGTCAATAAGAGATTTAACTTTTATTAAAGGAGAGAATAGAATACTTCTTCCAGTCACTAAAAATTGCTCTAAACCTGACTGCGAAATAGCAGATCAGATAGAATTAAAAGCTAATCTTTTAGATAGCTTTGTAATGGAGGATGAAATACTAAAAAGATACAGTAGAGACACATTCTCTTTTAAATTTGTTCCTAAGGATGGAAGTCCGGAAATGAATCTTTACATTCCTACAGTTGGTGTGACTACTGTATGCAGAAAAATAATAAAAGACAAGAAAGAAAAAGGTAAAAAATTCGATGAGAGTTTTGCAAATATTGCAACCTTTATTATACCAGACTGGAGAGGTCTAGATGAAAGAACATATGATCAATATGAGAGAGCATCTAATGAATGGACTCCGCTACAATTCTCAATCGCAGATCAGATAAGTTCAAAGATCAACTTTGCAACTAAATCAAGAATTTATAGTAAATGTAATAGCTGTGGTGGGGAGGTCACAGCACAAATATCATTTCCCAGAGGGTACAGATCTCTTTTCGTTATTTCAGATATCTTTAGCCAATTACTTTGATATTAAATTCCGTCTATGGGAAGAATATAAGCTATCTATTGACTCATTAGAGAAACTTCCATTCTATGAATATCAGTTGTTTATAGACAAATTAAACGAGAAAATAGAAGCGGAAAATAAAAAGAATGCTCAAGGAGATCTAGTTGAAGCTTTCTCATTTTCAAAACCAAAAATATAACAGAAAGTATTTTTTGGGTATATAAGTAAAAAATACATTGGCTGACGAAAAGGAATTCCCAATTTTTAAATCAGAAGGTGAAGCTTTTGATAGGGCTAAAATAAACCAAGAAGTAAACTCTGGTAATACAGGAGCAATCACCAGAGAGATTGGTGATGCAATGAGAGACGCAGACTCTGTATCTAAGGAGGCCAAAAAATTCTACGATCAATCTTTTAATGAAGATATAAAAGCTTTAGATCCCGCATACGATCCCAATTCTATTTACTATACTTCAGCATATTCAAATCAGGGATCTGATAAAAAGAATATAGAAAAAAGAATAGAAAAAGGTGAGGCAGTAGACGGTAAGGAAATAGTAGACATGGCACAAAAAGCAGCCTATAATAAGGTTGAAAATGCCAAGGTATTAAAAACTGGTACTGTAACAAAAATAGTAGAGAATATAGGAGCACGCCAAATAAAAGATATGGAAGCTTTCGAAGACGTAAAAAGCGAATTCGACTCTAAAATAAAATCTGAAAAATATAATTTTGATAAGCTATTTAGTTCACTATATAGTATTCTGAATGAAATAAATAATCCTGGCCCAACTGGTGTTCCGTCTGGTGTTTTTACACCAGAGAATAATGCGATTATATCTGCCCTAGCTAAAATACTAGAGAAAGAAGGTTTTGACAGCGAGAGTGTTAAGGCTATGTCTGCTAAGTATGATGAAAACACCACTAAATTAACAGAGAAAGTAGGGGGATCTATAGAAAAAGCTGGGGAGGAGAAAAAGACAGAGGAGAAAAAATCTGAAGCAGGCGTTACCGGTGCAGAACAAAAATTAGAATCTAAAAATGAAAATGCTGCTAGTGCAACAGGAGCAACAGGAGCAGCTATAGAATCGGCACCAAAAACCACTGCAGAATCTCCAGTAGAAGGTGCAAAAACTGAGGTGGGTGAAACTAAAGTAGGTGAAAATGCGACCGGTGCATCTGCAACTGGTGCACAATCTCAATTACTTAATAAAGAAGGGGGTACAGGGGATAAATCTGGAGCTACCGGCATAGAGGGAAGCAAAAACGAATCAGAGATGATAAGAGGTTCTCAAGCAGGTGCGGATTTCCTAAAAGAAATGTTCGGGGGTATTCTTGGTCTATCTGAAGCAGGCGGAACTGGAGAAGCACAAAAGCTGGAAAGTAGAGGGGTAGAGCTAGCAAAAGGTATAGTAGGTGATAAAAGTGAAACGGGATCAACTGGGGGATCAACTGGGGGAGGTCCAGAGAAATTAGAATCAAAGACTGAGATAAAAACTGAAACAAAGGCTGGTGAAAATAAAGAGGGTCCAAAATCCATAGAATCTAACAATACATCGATTACCTCTGATAAAACAGGTTCAAATAATCCAACTAACCCAGAGAATGTTTCAACTGTAGAAAAAATTCAAGAAAAAGTTGGGGCTTCCCCTGAAACTTTTGCAAAATCGGAAGGTATAAAAGAAACCGTTACCCAAAAGCTGAGTAGTTCAATTTCTCCGGAGAAGGTATCTAACGAGAAACCAAACCAACCAACTACAAGTACGGTAGGAGAAGATAATTCTTCCCAAGCAAAAACTGAAAATTCTACTACACAGGAAGGTGGAGCAGGAACAGAAAAAAAAGAGGAGCCTAGTAAATCAGGTGAATCTGAGGGAAGCAATTCGATGGAGGAACTATCAAAGAAAATGGAAGCAATGGTAGGTCTTCTTTCACAGCTAAATGACACCCTTTCGGGTCCATTGTTAGTAACTCCGACAACAAAAAAGTTTGACTGATGTTTACTTTTTAAAAAACATCTCTTATATTTGTAACTAACTAAATAAAATAAATTAAAATGACGAAAAATTACGAGATCACTAAGGAGCTCAGAAAGGCATCGGTTGATTTTTTAACAACCTACGCTAACTATGGCAAATGTTTGGAAAATTTAAGTAACGAGGAAAAATCAGAATTTACAGAAGAGGAAGTCAATGAAATCCTAAATCTGCTTGGCAGCTTCCGTCTTCGCGATGTATTCCATGTAGTAGAAAGATTTAAAGTAGAGGTTACACAACTCAAATCAGAACAAAGTGAACCCACAACTACTACAGAGCAAGCAGGATAAAATAGATAGGTTATATTTAAGGATGGCTTCTGTATGGGCCGAAAATTCTCACTGTAAGAGAAGTAAGGTCGGTTGCTTAATAGTCAACAATAGAAGAATAATATCTGACGGATATAACGGTACACCCTCAGGCTTTCCTAATGAATGCGAGGATTGCGATAATAAAACATACCCCATAGTTCTACACGCCGAGGCTAACGCTATAACTAAAATAGCAACCAGTACCAACACTTCAGAAGGTGCTACCTTATATGTAACTCTCTCTCCGTGTTTTGATTGCGCTAAGTTGATAATTCAGGCAGGAATAAAAAGAATTGTCTTCTCAGAGCTATACAGAAACACGGATTCATTCGAACTCTTTAAACACGCAGGAATTGAAATAAAACAACTAGAAATTTAAAAAAATCAGGAAAATGGCAGCAAAAAACATTCAGGAATTGGCAGAAAGCTTTATGCGGACTTCGTCAGAGAAGGATTTCGTAGAGCTTTACAAAAGAATTAAACCAGGACTTTTAAACCACTGTAAATCCATTTTGGTGGAGCAAGAAGCAGCAGAAGATGCTGTCTCAAATACAATGGCTAAGATCTGGACAAAAATAGCCCAGTACGATCCTCTTAGAGGAAATTTCTCAACTTGGGTTTATAATATAGCTAGGAACGAATCACTAGTTATAAAAAAATGTGAGGATAGGTATATGCCTATCATACAAGAGATCATAAAAAATTCAGATGATAGTTCAGATGATCCGCAAATCTCTATAAATAAATTCGAAGAGGATAATTCGTTCGAGGTCACTTTCAGTAACGAGGATCAGAATGAGATGGAGGGATTATACGAGAACGTCATAGAAAAAATGAAAGGTCTTCCTGCTATTTATAAAGATATTCTTTTCGATAGAGAAATACTAAGAATGAAATATCAGGACATAGCAGACAAGCACGGAATGAAGAAAAGAGCGATAGCAACAAGAATAAGAAGAGCAAGATTAAAGGTGAGAGAAATGTTCCCTGGAATAAATCTTACTTTTAACGATTGATATCTTTACAATCCATTTTTGTAGATCAGCTGTAACTTTTCCTTCCATATAATCTAAGAATAGAAAAGAGTCATGAATTACCCTTTCAAAAGAGTTATCACAGATATAAAGAATTACAGGTTCCTTAAAAAAACCATTAATCAAAATTTGGGAACTGTAGAATGGGAAAAATTTAAACTAAGAACTGATTGGATCGGAAGAATTTACACAGTTGTAAATCTTCCACCTGAAGTTATCTATTCTCCTGATGCACCAGAGCAAATTAGACCTGCTTACGTTTTAGAGGAGACAAGACAGCTAAACGAATACCTTACTAGGCTAAATCTCCAAGAGATTATTATGCCCGAGTTAACACCAATACCAAATTCAATTTCGTATCTGGTTGTTTATAAGCCATATTTTCAGAGATTATCGACTCGATGGTTTTTATATAGAATCGCAGGTATAACTATAGCTATCTGGACACAGCATAAATTTGGTTTATTTGATTGGTGTTGGTCTCTACTGAAACAATTATATGGATTTATCCTCTAATCTCTCGATAAACAGAAAGCAGTATCCTTGGGGTAGGGCTTATATAGTAGAGCAACCTGGCAAAGAAACATTAATACTTCCTTCAGTAACAACAATTCTGAAGCTCGTAAAAATAGAAAAATACGAGAAGATGAGAGAAGAGCTTGGGGAAGAAAAAATGACTGTGATAATGAATAATGCCTCAGAGAGAGGAAATATTCTACACAGAATGCTTGAGTTATTTCTTTTAGAATGGGCAAGAGAAAGAAATGTTGAAAGATCTCTTAAGAAAGCTCAAATCTATGCTATAGAGGAGGCAAGAAAAGACGGGGGTATTAACGCCAAATTAGTCGAAAGAGGGAGAAACCTTTTCTGGAATTTCTACCATGACAGATTTTGGGAGAACATTTCAGAAATAGTCGAAAATGAAATATTTCTGTACACTATTTTCAAAGGAGGTTGGGCAGGAGCTTCGGATTTTGTTTATAGAGATCTAAATCAGTATTTGATAGTGGAAGATTTTAAATCTGCTACATTTGCTAAAGACGAAGACGAAATACTTGCTTATAAGCTACAAATATCAGCATATATGTTTATGTGTGCAGAAAAATATAAGGAAGTTCCTAAAATGGGTAGAATAAGGATATCTAATGAGAATTCAGCTGATCTTCAAACTTTTACCGTCCATGACTATGAGATGAAAGGTTACCTAAAAACGTTCTTAGATCTCTTAGAAGAATTTAAAAAAATCAATAACATCTAGAAACTTATCCACATTATTAACTATAAAAATAAAAATCAATAAAATGAATAACGAAAGTAATCTAACGGTAGAGAATAACGAAGAGGTATTAGAAAAATTCATCAGCAATGTTGACCAGGAAAAAGTGTCAGCGCTAAAGAAAGAGATTGAAGAATATAAACAATCCCTTTCTGGTAAAGAGTATGCAGTTTCTCTTGATAAGAATATCTTAGCAAGATTCGAAAAGTTCATGAAGCAAGAAGTTCAATGGAGATCTAAAGAAGCTCTTGGAGTTCTAGAAATTCTTAAAAGAATCGAATCTATTAAAAAAGAAGGCATTAAAGATGGTGTTGGCTATTTCACTAATCTAGAGGTAGAAGCTTCACACTATTTCATTTTGAAATGGGAAGGAAAAGGTGAAAAAGAAATCGCAGACTTCGTTACTCTATGGAAAACTTTCGAAGAAACATTAATGCTTATCCACCAGGATAACGCTAAATTTGAAAATCTTAAAAAGCAATTACAGGCTGCTGAGCAAGGAATCGAATTAGAATAAATCTATTAACTATCGCACAATCAAAAGACTCGGTTTGTTCCGGGTCTTTTTTTTGCGATATATAATAATATGAAAAGGAAAATCTTACCTTGGATAATAGCACTTTCAGCTTTATCGGTATCTGCATCTGCTGCATTTTATTCTGTATCTGGTCTTGGAAAAATGTTTGCTGGTGCATCTTTACAAGTTATGATTCTAGCAGGTAGTCTAGAATTTGCTAAATTAGTTACTGCTTCATTACTTTATGAATATTGGAGCAAATTAAACAGAGCTTTAAAGTATTACCTTCTAATAGCGACATTTATTCTTATCGCTATCACATCTGCTGGTATTTATGGGTTCTTATCTTCAGCTTATCAAGAAACCGCTTTTAAAGTGGAAAACCAGGACAAAAATGTGGGTATGCTAGATAAGAGGATATTAATTATCCAGTCTGAGCTATCTAGCTACGAAAAACAGGTGGAACAAAAAAATAACAGATTAACTCAGATAACCAATATTAGGTCAAATCTACAAGGAACACAGGATCAATTAATAGCTCAATCTAAATCAACCTCCGCAGTAAGACAACAAATAAAAGAAATTGATTCGGAAATAAAAAGAATTGATTCGGAAGTATCAGTACTAAATGATTCTATTTCTTCTAAAAATGTACAGATAACAGATCTGGAGACGAAAAAGATAGATGCTTCATCTGATGAGGAACTTGCAAAAGAGGTTGGTCCTCTTAAATACATAGCAAGCTTAACCGGTAAGAGCTTAGCAGAAGTCGTAAACTGGTATATTATAGTCTTAATGCTCGTTTTTGATCCATTAGCAATAGCTTTGGTTCTAGCTGCTAACTTTGCTTTCAGTAAGAGTAAAGAGGAGGATAAGGATCAAGAAGAGACGAAAACAAAGGAAGAAGAGACACAAGAAGAATACACTGAATTAGAAATTGAAGAGACCAAAGAAGAAAATCCTATTGATATAAAGTTTAGAGATGATATATCAGATCCTTTATTAGATATTAAGGAGATAGCTAAAAAGGAGGAGGAAAATATACAAGAGGAGCCCCAGAATTTAGATCAGCCAAGTGATAAATACAGTAATGGAGAATTTGGTGGATATAAAGCGAAAGGAATGCCTCCTGTAGATTATATGCCTCCTCAAAATTCAACAAATCCTTTAAGTTTAAGATGATAAAACCAGTATATACAACCGATACTCAATACATAAAATACCTAGACTGTAATCCTGGTGTTTACAGAAGAGTTGTTTTTCAATCATGTAATCTTGATATCAAAGAGGGATCTAATATCCTATCAAGTACATCTCTTTGTAATTTTAAGTTAGAATCACTAGGAAATTCAGAACTTGGTGGATGCGGAGGAAATCTCAAGAAAAACATAACTCTTGCAGCTGGAGCAAATTATATACTAACTGCACCAGAAATAGGACAAGCGCAGGGAGAAGTACAGATGATTGTTGTTAAGGTTAAGTATAAAAAGGAACAGGCCGTAGAAGATAGGTATTTAACATGGGAATATAAAGGAAACGTATATCCTCTTTATTCTTTGATGTTTTTATCAGGAAGAACTGAACCTGATATTCCTTGGCAAGGATGGGATCTAAGTTATTATTCAAATAATCCCCCTTCACCCTCTTTTTCGCCAGCTTTATATCCTCCAGTAACATCACCAGACAATACTTTCGGAGGTATTATGTTTACTAATCCCGGAATTTATGAGGTAGATCTGGAAATATTAATTTTTAACTAATGGCAACAGCTCCACAAGTATGTAACACGATAGAATTTGAGGGTGTAATCTTTCAGAGATGTAACTTACAAGTAGTTCAAGGAACAACAGTTCTTAGAGAATTATCTCTTTGTGATACTGATATTATCATAAATAATTTTTCAACTTTCAGTGGTTGTGTTTATGGAAATTCGTCTCTACTACTTAATTCTGAAGGATTAGGAGAGCTTTCTTTTATAATGATAAAGGCCAGTTACCCGTCAACCTTACCGGTTGCTAGTAGATTTATAAACATAATCTATAACGGCGCATATCTGCCGATGAGTAATCTTACAATTTTAACAGGAAATCCTAGCGATACTTCACCATCTATTCCTAATAGAGGATGGGATTTAGATCCTAATGGAAGCGATATAGAATCACCATATTTCTCTAGCGGAGGAATGATATTATACAACCCACATTCAGTAAGAGTAAACGTGGAAGTTGTACTTGCAGGTGAATTTTTAACTTCTTAAACATCATGAGCTATTGTTCTCTAATTATATAGGCATTTTAATATCTATAAGAGGATATATAACTTTTAAATGAAACAAGAAAATCTCTAATAGAATAAGATATATACTAAAAAAGCGAATCAAAATGGAAAAAAATAATAGTCCGGAGATCAACAGATTAAACATGGAGACTTCCAAAAATCTTGCAGAATCTTTAAAAGAATGGGCAGGATTAGATTCTCCAAAATCACAAGTTGCTTCTTCTTTCCTTAATGGATCGACCGCTCAGATGATAAAAGAATCTAACAGTAATGAATTTTCACCTAAGCCTTTAAATAATACAATATTTAGCTTTGGTCTTATTAATACTGTTTCTGCACTAAAAAATTCAAGTCTTAATGAATTACCAGCAGGAAAGATTATGTTGGAAAGATACGAGGGTCTTCTTCTACAGAAAGGAATCTCAGAAGCTTTCCTTATTGAAGGATTTTTAAATGACCTTAAATCTTTCTCATGGGAATCATCAGTAACTTCTGTTCTGGAAAACGTAAATTCTATCTTCGAAAATAGAAGAAGAGAGGTAGAGGTAGTAAAAGCATATGAGACTATCAAAGTAGCACCAGGGAAAGAATTATTCTCTGATGCAACTGCACAAATGAAAGATTGGTTAGTTTCTGAGAAAAAATCCTCAGATTCACTTATCCATGGTTTAAAAAGATTTGGCTTTAATCCACTTGTTAGAAATCTAGTTAGTTTCCTCTCTATATACGAAAATAAAAATCCAAACAAATTTAATCTCGGTGTAGATAATAACGTTTGCGAAGTTTCTAATGTATATTCACCAATAATGGTTACAGAGAGCGGATCTATTTTCTTCGCTGGAGGTAAATTCCTAAAGATTAACGAGTCTGACAATTCTATATCTGAATGCTCTATGGATGAAGTACCAGTAGATTTTCAAAATAAAGCTGGTATAATTACTGACAGAGACGTTAAGATAGATGGAAATAGAATCTCATTAAATATCGGAAATAGTAAGGTAGAGATTGTATTCGAGAACGAAGAAAAGCAAATCTATTTCGACGGTAAAAGAATCAATGAATCTGATTTACCTGCTGCAGTTAGTGTTACTACTAATAGTCTTTTAGAAAATTCAAACTATAAAGCTTCTAAAGCAGCATTTATCGCTAAAAGTGCTGATGACATCGTAGATATAGATTTCGGTAAAAAGATAAAATCTAAACTGTACGAAGGAGTAGAAGCTAACATTTTCAAATTTGCAAATAAGATATACGTTCAAACTGTTAATCCTTCTATGAGATTAAACAAAATTTATGAGGCTAATGCTACTCAAGCTATTAGCATTATAAAGGACTTTATCAAATATGACATCTCTGAATCTTTAACTGAATTCTTACAGGGAGAGCAAGCTTTCCTAAGTGTAATGAAAAATGATAAAGCTGAGATTGTTAAGAATATCCAAATTTTAGAAAGCGAAATTGCTAAAATTGATAGAGTAAAAACAGAAAATCCTTTGATTGCAAAATCTAAAGAACTAATCAGCTTACAAGAATCATTAGAAGGAGAATTAGAAAATCTTAAGGATAAATGGAACCAAATAAATATCGAGATCGATAGATTTGAAAAATCAGCAAATCCAATTTCGGTTAATGAAGAAATGGGTTATCCTATAGATACTGACGTTAGAATAAAAAGAAACGGTGCTAAAGGTAAAATCGTAGGTGTTGATGGAAGTTCAAAAACATATACAATTTTATTTAAGGAAGGAAAAACTGGAGAATATTTTTTCTCTGATGTTGAAGATCTAGCAGACGAAGTTGATAATTACGACATACAAACTCCCGATTTAGATCTTGAGTTTAGTGACGATGCTAATGAATCATTAGATCAAAATTTTTCAACTGCACCTGGTCCAAAAGGAGCTACTCACTATAACAACGTTTTTATGAATATGGTGAAAAAGCACATGGCAGCTGCTCCTGATAAGGATGCTAAAGGAAGTGCTAAATTTATAGACGACCAGAAAAATTCTAATATGGCTAGTGTTAAAGGAGAAGGTAAAAAATCTCCAGCTACTAAAAACGCTAAAGTTAAAGGTCAAAATTTAGTTGAAGCTCCAGGAAAAAGTGCAGGAAAGGGTAAGAATTTTATAGAAGATCTAAAAGATTCTAATCTTTCAAAAGCACCATCATCTGTTATTAAAAGTGCTTCTAAATTCATCGAGGATCTTAAGGATCACAACTTAGCTCTAAAAGAAAACCAAAAGAATTCTCATATCGAAAAAGCTCCTAAAGCAAAAGTTGCTAAGCCTAAGAAATTCATTGAGAGAGAAGAACATGCTAACTTAGAGGAAGCTCCTGGAGATCACAAGAAAAACGGTAAAGAGTTTGTAGAAGATCAAAAGAGAGCAAATTTATCTTCTGCTCCGAAGACAAAAAAAAAGTAAAAACCAATAAATTAACTGAGTCTGAGACCTCTCCTGAAGAAGGAATAGGTAACAGACTCAGTTTTATTTTAGACGATTTAAAAGATTGTCTAGGAAAATTGAAAGAATTGGAAACTTCCAGTCTAGAAAACGGTAGAATTGGAATAGACGTAATTAAGGACTCTAAGGAAAATTTGGAAAAATTAAGGATTAATTTAGAAAATCAAATAAAAAAGTTCCAAAATAATTTCCCCGACCAGTCATGATCTACGTAAAAAATAAAGAGCTAAAAAGAGCTTTACTCGAAAGCAAAGAAAAAGGAGAGCTAACTAGCGAAACCGTAAAAATGTTTACTTTAATAGTAAACGGTATGTCCAAGACACATTCCTATAGAGATACAGAAGACAGAGAAGATTGCATATCTTCAGGATTAGAAGATCTAGTTAAATACTGGAACAGATACGATCCAGAAAAATCTGATAATCCCTTTGCATTTATATCCCAAATAGCACACAATGGAATGAAAAAAGGATGGAAGAAAATTCATCCACCAAAATCAATTAAAACAATCCCTTTTTCTAGAATAGTAAGAGAAGAGAATTCAAACTATAATGTTTAATCGTGGATATAAAAAAACTCAAGCCTTCTGATAGATTTAAGTCGGGAAAGTACTTCCCTACCAATCCAGAGAAGTATGTGGGTGATATACACAATATAATTTATAGGAGTTCATGGGAAAGAAAGTTTTGTCAATATTGTGACATTAATCCAAATATAACTAAATGGAGCTCTGAACCTTGTGCTATTCCCTATTGGAGTCCAATCGATAAAAAGGAGCACAAATATTACGTTGATTATTACATCCAGGTTAAAAAAGCAAACGACGTATTAGAAAATTGGTTTATTGAAATAAAACCTGAAAATCAATACGACCTTAAAAAAAGACCAAAAGAACCAACCGGTAATTTAACAGAAAAGAAGATAAGGTCTTACAACGAAAAATTAAAAACCTGGATAACAAATAGAGCTAAATTCGAAGCTGCAACAAGATTTGCAGAAGCTAGGGGATATAAATTTGGAGCTATAAACGAAAGCTTCATAATGAGATGAAACCCTTTAATCAATTATTCGAAGACTACAAACTACAAGTTTCTGGACTAACCTCTTTATCAGAGGAGTCATTTATGTTTTGGTTTAAAAATTACGTTAACCAAAAATCTGAATTTAACCCAAAAGACTTCTTAACTGGAAGAGTTTATTCTTTCGAGTATAATGACAAGATTGAAAAGAATAAAAAGTTCATAAATAAAAGACCAGTAGTATTTTTTACTGGCTTTCATAGTAAGGGAGATCAAAATTATTTTAACGGAGTAGATCTTATACTAATGCCTCCAATGATAAGAATACCTTTATTTACTAGAATACAGAGCGTTTATTCATCACAAATAGAAAATATCATAAAGATGGATAAGCAAGGAGAAAAAAGCCAAATACAATTAAAAACAGACTATGAGGTATTGAATACAATTTTCAAAGGTATTCCATTTAAAAATGCTTATAGGTTTTGGGATCTTAAAAAAATAAGGGATGTCAAAGAAATTCCTTATGAAGAATGGACTAGAATAGTATATCTACATACGAGGTCAATTGAAGGGACCCCGATAGAAGAGATATATAATAAAAATATGCAGGTTTAATGGCTGGATTTACAGATGGAAATAAAACTTTTTTTAGCTCGATAATAGACAGCGTTAGGAAAGTTGGTAGCTTCGGGATGGCCTATGGTGATCTAGTAGTAAAAAATTCACAAGCTGTCGGTGTAACAGAAGCACAATTCTTAAAGAAAGGAGGAATAAAAGATGAGGCTTTTCTTTTTGGATTAAAAAGGTCAGATACAACTACTAAGCAATACATAGCTTATTTTGATAAGGACTTCAAAAATAAAAGACACTATGTACAGGGATTTGCACAAAATCCAGAGATAGAGTTTATATTGGATACAGTATGTGATGAAGCAATAGTCTATGACGAGAAAAATTTCTGGGCATACTTCTCTTTCATGCAGCATGATGATGTGGATGATGACGTTGCAAAAAAAGTTCAAAAAAGATATAAAGAGATTTACAATCTCTTTGGATTTAACCAAGACATCTTAGCTTGGCACTTATTTAGAAAATTCTTAATCGAAGGTATAATATCATTCGAAATCATATTTGACAAGAAAGGGAAAAATATCATAGGATTTAAAGAAATAGATGCGGCTTCTTTAGTACCTACAGTTGAACAGCAGCCTGATGGATCATACGTAGATATCTGGATACAGTATCCCGATAATCCATCACTAACAAGAAAACTTTACGATTCACAATTAATCTATATAAGTTATGCTAAAGGTGGAGGAACTTCTGCAAGAATAAGCTATATTGAAAGATTGATAAGATCTTTTAACCTCTTGAGGATAATGGAGCACACTAGAATCATCTGGAACGTGATGAATTCTTCTTTCCGTATGGCAATGACAGTTCCAATCGGTACTAAATCCCCACAAAAAGCAAAGCAAACATTAGGCGAACTTATGTCTATTTATAAAGAGGACATAAGGTTAAATACAGACAGTGGAGAATTAACAGTTGATGGGAGACCAAAAATACAATTCTTTAAGAACTATTTAATGCCTTCATCACCAAACGGAACTCCAGATATACAGCCTTTAGCTGGCGGAGGTGATGCTAGTGCATTTTCAGATACAAAAGCTTTACAATATTTCGCTAATAAACTTAGAATAGATTCAAAAGTCCCTGCAACAAGATTTGGTAGAGACGACTCTGGATCTGAAGGTACCATTACATTCTCTGCAGATGGATTAGATCAGGAAGAAATAAGATTTGGTAAATTTATAAACAGACTTAGATCTATTTACCAGGAGATATTAATGAAACCACTATGGGTTCAATTCTGCTTAGATTTTCCACAGCTAAAAAATGATTATATAATTAAGTCAGAATTTGGACTAGATTATGTTAAAGAAAATATGTTCCTGGAAGCTAAGGAAATGGAGGTCATGACTGCAAGAAAGGATCAGGTTATAAAAATTCTAGGTCTTAAAGATTCAGAAGGTAAATCATACTTCAGTTTAAAATTTGCTCTCGATAGATGGTTAGGAATGACCCCTCAGGATATGTTGGATAACGAAAAAGCTAAGAAAGAAGCAGCAGAGAAAAAGAAGGAAGAGGGCAAAGAGGAAAAACCTGAAGGTGAAGGTTCTGGAGAAGAATTTAAAATATAAAAAATGGCAGGATTCGTAGACAATTTACAAAAATTAAATCCCAATTTATCAAGAATAATAAAGTCAATTAGCGGGCTTGGATCTTTTGGTATGGAGTACAAAGACATGGTCATTGAAGATTCCATGGCAATAGGTATTTCTGAAGCTAACCTAAGAGAAAGATTTGGCTACGGAGCAGACGACGAGGACTTTATTTACAGCATAGCTGCACAGGATTCTTCAAATAGAAAATATATTGCATATTTTGATAAGGATTATCCAGTAAGAAGGGATTTTTTAAGAACGTTTGCACTTAATGCAGAGATAGAATACGTTTTAGATACTTTATGTGACGAAGGAATAGTTTATGACGAGAAAAATTTCTTTTGTCATCCCGCAACTATGAACATGGATCTTAAAGACGATGTTATGAAATCTTTAAGAGGTAACTTTAGAAAGCTTTATGTCCTTCACAACTTCACAAACGGATTAACTGCTTGGCAATACTTTAGACAGCTTTTAGTTGATGGATTTTTAGCATTTGAAATAATTTATTCTAGTGACGGCAAAAATATAGTAGGATTCAAGGAATTAGATGCTACTAGTCTTACTCCTGCAGTAGAAAGAAAAGCTGACGGATCTAGAGAATCCCTTTGGTGGCAATATTACGGAGATACAACTAGACAAAGAAAACTTTTAGATGCTCAAGTAATCTATATCTCCTATGCTAAAGCTAATACTGCAGCTAGAACTTCTTATTGTGAAAGATTAGTTAGATCTTATAACCTTCTTAAAATAATGGAGCATTCCAGAATAATATGGAATGTAATGAATTCACAGTACAGAATAAAAATGACTGTACCAATTGGAAGTAAATCTCCGCAAAAGGCTAAAGAAACTTTAGGCGAACTTATGTCCGTATACAAAGAGGATATAAAACTTGATACTTCATCAGGAGAACTTGCAATTAACGGAAGACCAGATTTACAATTCTATAAAAACTATCTTTTCCCACAAAGCGGCGGTGAATCAACTAAAGTTGAGACTATAAACGCTCAAGGACCAAATCTGAATATTATGGATTCGGTAGTTTATTTCTATAATAAATTAAGACAGGATTCTAAAATACCATATAATAGATTTTCTGCAAGATGGGGTTCAGGTAGTGCTGCAGCTTATAAAATTCCAGCAGACGGATCAGAAAGAGACGAAGTTAGATTTGCAAAATTTATAACACGTCTAAGATCTATTTTCCAAGAAATAGTAGTAAAGCCTCTATGGATACAAATGTGTTTAGATTTTCCACATTTAAAAAATGATTCTGAATTTAGAAGCCAAATTGGGGTTAAATTTGAGAGCGATAATACTTTTGGAGAATCAAGAGAGATAGAGCAGCTTTTAAAACATATAGACTTCATAAATTCCTTAGGTGAAATAAAAGAAACAGTTAATGACGAAGAAGTTCAATTCTTCAATCAAGACTTCCTTATAGAAAGATGGTCAGGATTGCCATATGAAGATATAATGGCAAATAAAAAATATAAGGAAAAAGAAAAAGGTGAAGCTGCACCAGCAGAAGCTCCTGCTTCTGAAGAGACCCCAGCTGAAGAGACACCTGCTGAAACACCAGCAGAAGAAACACCAGCTGAGACCCCTGCTGAGACATCAGAGGAGGGAGGAGAAGAAACTACAACCTAAAGAAACTTAGATCAATTTAAAGTGTAAAAGAAATATACCGGTTTCATTTTTTTCTATCGGTATAAATTTCTACATTTGCTTTAAATTGAAATAAGATGAAAAAAGAATTAGAGGTACTCCTAAAAATAGAATCTTCCACTGGAGAGGGGTCACAGAAAACAAAACAAGATCTCATTAAGCAAAACAGCAACGAGATACTTAATTATCTTTTAAAAGTAGCACTTAACCCCTTTTTAACAACTAAACTTCATAAACTTGAGGTTATAGAGAATTCTCCATATCTCGTGGATTATGACGTATTTGAAAAATTTCAGGATCTTACTGCTAGATTATTTAGTGCACCTGCAGCAAATGATAAATTTAGAGAAGAAGCTTTTGAGATAGTAAATTGTATAGATCTCCCGTTTGAGCACCGAAAGATGTTAGGAAAGATCCTAACAAAAAGACTGAATATTGGTATAGGAGCCAAATTGATCAATAAAGCTTTTCCTGTTGAACTTATTCCAGATCCAAGCTTAATGCTAGCTCAAGATGATGAGGACGAAATAAAAAAATGGTCTAATATCATTTGTGAGGAAAAATATGACGGGGTAAGAATAGCTGCCTTCATATCTGGAAAGGAGGTTAAGTTCTTTACAAGGGCCTTTAATGAAATCCCTTCACATTATCTAGAAAAAATAGCTAATGAGTGTCTTCTATTAATAGAAGCATCTGGATTAAAAGGAGAATGGTTCTTCGACGGGGAACTAACGGATCTAAATAGAAAAACAGTATCAGGTAAGGTCACACAAATGCTAAAGGGAAAACCGATGGATTCTATCGGGGACGATTTCATATTTAATGTTTTCGATCTCGAAGATGCTGAAACACTTAAAACAGGAAAAGGTGTTATACCATTCGATATGAGAAGATCTTCGCTAGAGGCCGTTTTTAAGACAAATAAGACATCTTCTGTCACACTTGCAGATTCTTTCTTAACTAAAGAAAAAGAAGACGTATACGCTTACTATAAGAAAATAGTAGATGCTGGCGGAGAGGGAGTCATTTTAAAAAATCCTGACCATGTTTACGAGTGTAAAAGATCCAAAAATTGGATAAAACTAAAAGAGGTAAACGAATGCGATTTGGTTATCAAAGGGTGGTATCCAGGAGAAGGTAAAAGAGAAGGATTCATTGGGGGATTTATTTGTGAGGACCTTTCTGGAACTATCAAAGTAAATATAGGATCTGGTTTTACAGATGCAGATCTGAAAGAGCTAAGTCAAGATCCAGACTCGCACATCGGAAAGGTATGTGCAGTACAATACAATGTTATAATCAGCGACAAAAATGGGAATTGGTCTTTATTTCTTCCTAGGTTCGTAGATATAAGACACGATAAAACAAGTCCAGACAATTTAAAAGAAAAGTGTAAATGATACAAGAATTATTAACAGAGAAATTAAGGCCTAAAGAACTAAAACATATGATCCTTCCTTCAAGGATTAAAAGTTCTTTCGAAGGAGGGCTTCAACAAAATGTGTTATTGGCAGGATCCCCTGGTTCAGGCAAGACAAGTATGGCAAAGATTCTAATGAAGAATCATCCACACATTTTTATCAACGTTTCAGATGAAAGCTCAGTGGAAACAATTAGGACGAAGGTTCACGATTTTTGTTCTACTGTTTCTATTATGGATGGCGAGAATCAAACTAAGATAGTAATACTAGACGAGTTTGATGGTGCTTCAGATCAGTTCTATAAAGCCTTAAGGGGAACTATTGAAAAATACGCTAAAGGAACGAGATTTGTGGCTACCTGCAATTATCTAAATAAAATACCAGATGCTATTAGATCAAGGTTTGAGGTTTATGATTTTGATCCAATCAATAAGCAAGAAGAGCTAGAGATACAACAACAATGGAAGGACAGAATAAGTAAAATACTTTCCGCTCTTTCAATTAATCACGATGATAAAACCTTAGATCTTTTTACTAAAAGATATTTTCCAGATATGAGGTCCGCTCTTAATACTATACAGAGATGGAACATTGATGGCGTTACAGACCTAACAGAATCTAAAATAAATGAGGTATTATGGGATCACGAGGAAATATTTGAACTCATCTTCTCTAAACCAGACCCTGTAAAAAATTATCAATACGTAGTAGGTCAATATTCATCTAAAACTAATGAAGTTATGTCTTCATTAAGTTCAGATTTCATAAAGTGGATACAAGAGAAAAGACCACAGAATGCAAACCTAATACCTGGGATAATAATCACAGTAGCAAAATATCAAGCAGAAAGGAATCTAGTTATAGATCCAGTCGTTAGTTTGTTGGCTCTGATTTTTACAATACAACAGATGGCAAATAAAAGCTAAAAAAGCATAGTATACTACTCGTTAGGTATTGTTTTCTTGGCTAACGCATAGTATACTAGGCATTTTTATACAAATAAAAACACGAATGAATAGCAAAATTATTATAGTAGGATCTGGTGGATCAGGGAAGGATTTTCTAAGAAAAAAATTCACTTCTAAAGGATTCACGTATGGAATATCTTTCACATCTAGACCCCCAAGGGTAGATGAAAAGGAAGGTGTCGATTACTTTTTCAGAGATAAAGATTTCTTCGAATTGAATAAAGAAATATTTCTAGAGATCCAAGAATTTAATGGATGGTACTATGGAATATCTAAAGGGGAATTTGAAGAAAAGAACCTATTTATACTTAGCCCTGCAGGATTAAAATCCCTTCCTAAAGAATATAGGGATAGAAGTATGGTGATCTATTTAGATCCACCATTAAGCCTAAGAGCGGAAAGATTAATGGAGAGAAGCGATGCAGATTCCATGGAAAGAAGAATATTAGCAGATAAGGAGGACTTTTTTGAATTTTCCGACTATGATATGATAATAAAAAACATTTTTTAAATGATAACGGTTTGTATAGACGGTAACTACCTTTTCCATAAGACCTTCGGTATATTTTCGGGTTTCGGAAGCAAAAGTCCGGGTGATGTACTATCATCAGAAGCAGAGAGAAATATGTTTCTCAGAAAAGTAATAACAGATCTATGTTATTCATTAAATCAGATACCAGACATCAGCAGAGTAATTTTTTGTAAGGATTCTAAATCATGGAGAAAAGATTACAAGATAACAAGGAGCGTCTACAAGGAAAGCAGGATTAAGGGTGAAGGTGTTGATTGGGGTTCTTTCTTTAAGCTCATGGAAGAATTTGGAGAATTTCTAGAAGAAAATGGCTATATCTATAGTAGATACGGAGGAGCTGAAGGGGATGATCTTATTTGGGCTTGGTGTGATTATTTAAGAGACAAAGATGATTCAGTGATAGTTATAAGTGGCGATAAGGATATGCACCAATTAGTATCTTATTCAGATAAAAGTTGGATAGGAATTTGGAACAGCAATTCTAAAAATAACCGATTTATAGTATCTGATGATTGGGAGATGAAGAAAGAAGAAGAAATAAGCATATTTGATGTTAATCCCTCTTCAGGCTCTAATGATTCAAAAATTGATAAATTCATATCATCTTGTATTGTTGAAAAAATCCCAACTAAAGAATTCATCTTTAAGAAAATATTAATGGGGGATAAAAAAGATGATGTCCCAGGAGTATTCCCCCATTTAACAAAAACAGGAAAGACCTCAAATATTGCTGAAGGCAAAGCACAAAAAATATGGGATTTATACAAAGATTCTCCGTGGGAAAAATATGCTATGGAAGATTTATGGATGAATAACGAATTTTTAGGATGGTTAGCAGGACTTTCTTTAAGATTGATAGGACAAACAGACAATTCTGAAAATCGGGACAAATTTAAGCAGTTTTACGAAGAAAACGCAAGACTCGTATGGCTGAATGAAAAATCTATCCCTGAGGATATGTCAAGAGGTCTAAAAGAGCATGTACAATTTTTAGATTTAAAACCTAGATTGATCAGTCCTTTAATAGAGAAGAAAACAATGATTGAAAAATCCCCATGGGCTAAGGATACTACGCCTCCTAAGGGATATGACCCTTTTGATTTATTTAATTGATGAATAATCCTTTCGACATATTAAAAGCTTTCCACACTAAAGATTGGGAAAAAATTAATGATAGAGATAAATCTAGAAATCTTTTTATGATTAATAGAATTTGCTCTATAGCTTATCCCGTTCAAGCTAATTCGTTTAATCATATAAAGATACAGCCAGAAAAGGTTGTGGATTTCTGGAAAATATTTATTACTCACCACAATAAAAAAACCCCTCAATGGGTTTGGACAAAAACTATTAAGACTGAAAAGGAAAAGGAAGATAACAAATATAAAGAAGAGATATTAGATTTCATAAAAAATAAGTATGAAATATCAGATCGAGAAATAAAAGAAATGATGGATTTCTTTCCACAAAAATTTAAAATCTTCTATAAAGAAATAGAATCCCTATTGAGTTAAGATGATAGTTCATGTCCGGATATATAAAGCAAAATACCTCTGGAATGAAGGAATTGAATCAAATAACTATAAAGCAGCTTTTAGCCTCAAATACTATTGGGGCCAATAATTCTATAACCAATTCTAATTTTTCACAGTTGAATGAAGCTATTCAACTGATTAACAATGCTTTTGGTATTTCCATACAGGATAAATCAATGAATTTTCCTGCAGGGAAATTAAATGTAGGAAGCTTAAAATCAAATTTAATAAGACTGCCTATTCAAGGCAATACGTCTATCCAATTAAATGGAAGCAATGGTGAAGTTCTAGCTAACGGCATTAATACTACAAACGATGTTTATGTAGGTAGACATGCTATTGTAGGAAATGCAAATACTGGAGGTAGATTAAGACTCGTAGTAGATAGAACACACACAGATCCAAATCTACAGCCAGGAATACCTGGACAAGTTAGATACATCGGCGATGATTATCAAGGTTATTTAGAATATGGAGAAGTAAAAGCTACTTTTTCATTCACTATAGGATCCACAGGTACAACTGGACAAAGTGTATCTGTACTTTACAATGGGGCAACAGCAGGAAGCGCATCATGGACATACAACAATACAATTACTGCTCAGCAGTTAACTGATGCAATTTTAAGCAATACAACGGGTCCTTGCTTAGCTTCTTATAACTTAAACACTGTCACAATTATAGCACTTGATGGTGCAGGCTCTTCAGCAAATACAGACACTGTAACTATATCAGGATCTGTACCAGTAGGAGCAACTTCAGGTACAATGTCAGGTGGTGTTGATGGTGTAGGAACATGGGTTTCTTTCATCGGGGCAACAGGGGGAATAGGAGCAACAGGGCCTACTGGACCTTCAGGTGGACCACAGGGATCTACTGGATCAACAGGTGTAACCGGATCTCAAGGACCTACTGGACCTCAAGGACCTACTGGTGTCACAGGAGCAGGAGCTACTGGTCCTACTGGTAATACTGGAGAAACTGGAGCTACTGGAACTACTGGAACTACTGGAGCAACCGGTCCGCAAGGATCTAAAGGATCAGCAGGTAATAACGGAGTAACCGGACCTACTGGACCTACTGGAGCTAAAGGATCAACAGGAGCAGGTGTAACTGGAGCAACTGGACCTACTGGAACAGGAGCAACTGGACTTACTGGACCTACTGGACCAACAGGTACTAATTGGACAGAAGGATCAGGAGCACCATTTAATCCTGCAAACCAAGGAGATCTATATCTTGACGGAGATACTGGAAATGTTTATGTGTATTCATCTGGATTATGGAACCTTTCTTATAACTTAAAGGGTGTAACTGGAGCAACTGGATCAGGAACTACAGGAGCTACCGGGCCCACAGGTGCTACAGGCGTTGGAATTACAGGAGCTGCTGGAACTGCTGGAGCAACAGGAGCAACAGGAGCAACAGGAGCAACAGGGGCTGCAGGTTCACCAGGAACAATGCCGTATTTAGATCTTTCAAATTTTTCTAATTCGCAGTCATTGACTTCCGGTGGTAATATACCAATTAGATTCGATACAACAAATTTAATAGATGCTGCTTTCTATGCAACAGGGGATTACGTTCCTTCTGGTGTCACTGGTACTTATTTTGAAACACTAGTTGCTGGAAAATACTTTGTAAGCTATAAGGTTGGTATAGACAACACTACCGCATCAGCTTCGTCATTAATTGTCACAAAATTAATGAAAAGTACTACATCGCCAGTAGAAGTTACAAACTTTAAAGCATTCAAAACAATAGAGGATGTAGCTGGTAGTGAATCTCCATTTCAAACGATAGTTGTAACTGGAATAATAGATGCAGCTGCTAATGATCGTTATTGGGTTAAAACTGAATACGATTCAGGAGGAGTAGGAACAGTAAATATAACTCTAGGTGATACTGGAATATCAGTAATAGCTTTACAAGGGCAAATGGGACCAACCGGACCAACCGGAACAGCTGGTGTTACTGGTCCTTCTGGAGGTCCTGTAGGACCAACGGGACCAACGGGAGCTGGAGTTACAGGGCCAACGGGATCTGCAGGAGCAACTGGTACGGGTGTTACAGGTCCAACAGGAACTGCAGGAGCAACTGGAGCAACTGGATCCTCAACAGTATACAGCGTAACATATGCTCAGTTTTATTCTTATTTAACATCAAGCACATTAGTACCTGGTGCATTATATGAAATAAATGACTTTGCAACTGCACATTATATCTTAGAATGTACAACTCCTACAATAAATACAGGAACTCCTGAGCCTATAACAGTTCTTGCAACAGGAGTAGATAAATTTGACAAAAGAGTTATCTCAAGATATTACCCAGAGGATCTAATTTTCTGGGATCCAGATCCAAGTAATTTCTATGGTGATATGGCTTTTACAACACAAACTTCACCTAGCACTATAATTCCCGGATTTACCGGAGTGATAACATATAGAAAAGACACTGTAAGAAATATAGAGGCACATTTTGATTGGAGAGAGTTTGTTTTCAGAAGATGGAAGTTAAACACAGCTTCGTACACTGCTACATGGTCTTCCAGTACTAGCTATTCTAAAGGAGCTATTGTAAAATCAGGCACTGGACCAGATTATTATCTTTGTCTCATTGCAGATCCTTCCTCTACTACAAATCCAACTACAAATCCAAGATGGGCAAAAATATTTGAGGGGGGAACTGAATATGTATTTTCGATGCCGAATAATTATACTGTATCATATGGTCCTAACTCTGGAGCATATGTCGGTAATAATGTTTCAGTGACAATATCGGTTGACACATCATCGTACCAGGATTATAAAGCTGTAGATCTTTCACTATTCTCTGAGATTAATAATGTTTCTTTTAACCCAGTAAATTTAGATCAGATCACTGCGAAGTCGTTTGGAATTCTTGCCTCATTATACTCAACAAAAATACCAAACAACGTGATCGTTGGACAAGTAGGACAAAGCGTTTGGATATCAGATATACATTTTGATGGTACATCCTCACATAATACAATATTTGCTAATACCACATCCGATACGGGTTATATTTCAGGATTAAAATTTGAAGGATCGTATTTTAATATCATAACACATTCTATTTCAGGAGGTGCGACCATAAGTAACACACAATTAATTGGGGCAGAAGGTAATATAATGAATCATACAGGAATTGTCAATTGTTCTTTTACAGAAACTACAACTTCTTTATTTACCTCAGTATTATCGCTTAGCACAATTAAATTGGTTACGGCCTCTACTTTTTCAAAGTCTATTTATTACTGTACTTTTGAAGCATCAAATAATATCTTCTGCTATTCTGCACTTTTTAATAGCAGAATATCTGACGTACAGAACTGTTATTTAGGATCACAAACAGCATCAAAAACAATATATAATACTGATATGGACGAAGTAACAATCGAGGATTTTGCTGCATCAACCCACATTTATCTTAGCACATATTCTAAAAAAGTAATGGGAACCACAGGAGCTTCTAGGGTTCTTTATATAGATAGTTCTGGAACTGTTCAGACTGATCTGGCTACAAATTAATAAAGGAAAATGGTAATTTCAGAAAAAAATAAGGTTCTAATAAATAGGGTATTAGACACTATAGATTGGGACTTAATTTATAAGTTTTATAAATTGGTTGGAAGAAGCGTTGGTAACGAAACAACGCAAATCCCAGGCATTAAAAAATTAGCCAAGGGAATTAAATTAGACCAATCTCACATTAGGGAAGAAGTAAATTTTGTGGTTAACCATATTGTTGAAAATGATCTATCTCAATTTATGTACGGTCCTTGGAATGTAGTTTGGGTAAACGGTGAATGGGAGATGGAAATGCCTGAGATAGACGAAAACGGAAACGAGGTACAAGGAGGGGAATCTACTTTTATTCCTATTTTAGAATCAATACTAGAGGTTCATTTTTCTCCAATGGTTGTTATCTCTAAAGAGATGGTGATGGATCCAGATGAGGAAGAAATCATAGAAACGCAAGAAACCATAAGCCTTTCAAAGCAACTAGAAAAAGCATTAGAGGAAGAAAATTATGAACTAGCTTCAAAAATCAGAGATCTGATTGATATGTATAAGAAAAAGAAATGAAAAAACCTATAATAAAATCACTCGACGAGTTCTATTCACAAACACTAACAGGAGATAGCTTTAATAGCTCTAATGGAGTTTTTAAAGTGGATTACAAACCGTTTTCTGATCTTTCAATTAGTGTTGGTAGAGATCCTGATCCTAGTATTCTAATAAAAGATTCAAGGTTCCAGGTTGGTGATTTTGTTAAAGGAAACGTACAAGGAAAAAAGAAGAAAATTATAGGTGAGGTAATTGAAGTATCTAAATCAGAGGACGGAAAATTTTACATTATAAAGATACAAGCAGAGAGAGATAAAAAATCTTATACACTTATTCCAGGTTCGATCGAATTTGTAGAAGATAGAGGAAACTCTACTAACATTATGGGAATGAATGTTACTGCTAGAGAGAAAATGGCTCAAAATGCAAAGTATAGTGGAGGAAACGTAGTATGGGGTTCTCTAGAAAGTGAAAACCGAAACATTCTTCCTCTAAATCCTGAAAATGATAATCCTGTAGAAGGTCCCTTCGGTACTGGGTGGAAAATAAAATTTGTTGACGAACTACCAGAAGGAACTCCTGTATTTAATTCATTAATTCCAGATAACAAAGAAAAGATCATCTTTTCTTTAATGAATGATGATACAGACCACTTAAAGAACCTATTAAAGGCAGCTGAAGCTTATTTTTTTATTACTAATCATGACGAACTAAAAGAAGACCCAATTGACCTAAAAACATTGATGTCAATTATTTTTTTAGAAATAAAAAATGAATTAGAGCCTAAAAAGATTTTAATTAAACATTTTCCGGAATCAACTGGAAGATCGTATGGTGAATGTAGAGACCAACATCTCGAAAAGGCAAAATCTATGATTAACAGATTCCTATAATGTCAATAGAAAGAAAAAGAGATCTTCTAAGAATTAGTAGAGAAAAGTCAAGGAATCCTAATTTTAATGGTTATTTTCCTACCCCTAAACCTGCACAGCAGGAAACATTTTTTAATAACTTAGATAATAAAAGAGTGAACACAGAACCTTCTAGCACAAGGATTAAAACAAATCCAAAAAGTCAATATCTAGGAAAAAATCTATATCCTGATTACATAGGAAAATATAAAGACGAAACTTTCATAATAGCTGGGTGCGGATCATCGCTAAATGTGTATGCGGGAGAAGATTTCAGTAAATATTATATAATTGGTGTTAACGACATAGAAAGAATTTTAACACCTGATTTTTTAGTAGTGGTAAATGAGATTAGAACATTTATGAGAGGAAGATGGGAGTTTGTAAGGGATTCTCTCAGTCCTGTCATTTTTTCGCATCTAGATGATCCAGGACCAATTAACCGTAAAGCACATCTGGCTAAAATTAAAATCGGTCAAAGAAACCAAGCCAGACTGGATCAATTCCAAGAAGTTGATCACACAATGAATTCCCCCTATATGGCAGCCATAATAGCTTATCAATTAGGAGCTAAAAAAATAGGTATGCTTGGTGTGGATTTTACAAACAATCATTTCTTTTCTGAAACTGGCACTCATAAATTATCTAGGCACATAGTAAGCATAGATTCAGAGTATATGCTATTAAGAAATGAATTGGAGAGAAGAGGTGTAAAAGTTGCTAATTTATCCCCTATTAGTCAATTAGAAGCTTGGCCTAAAATGAGCTTAGCAGATTTCGACTCTTTATAAGAAACTTATCTGTTAAATCCAATAAAAATGATATGGATTTAACAAGAAACGGAATAGTGATCAGATTACCATTAGTCTCTAGAGAAACCCTATTGGCTAGAAAAATCTGCGATCAAATAAAAAATTATATTCCCCTCGGATATAAAATGTTCGTAGTAGAGATTTCTGAAAAAGACGTAGATCTTAATCTAGAAGTTTTTCCTTCAGAAAAAGAAAGATTTTTTTATTTTTTAGATGATCTTGGAATTAGAATAGCTTTCTATATAAAGAGCAAAAACCATGTGGTTTCTACAGATCTAGAGTCAAGAAAAAAAGCTAAAAGTGAGATTTCTAAAATTGGTAACCTAATAGATGAAATTGACGGTGGAAAATTTGATATCCCCTTAATATGTCACGTTGGTGGTGCTAAAGGAAACAGAAGAAAAAGCATGCTTGAATTCTGTAAATTTTTTGACAGCCTTCCATGGAAAGCACAAAAGAGAGTTTGCTTAATTAATGATGAAAAACCTAGCTTATTTTCGGTAAAAGATCTTTTGTCTGTTACCTACATAGAAAAGAAAATTCCGATTGTTTTTAGAACATCATCTCACAGAACTAACCAAGGTGGATTGACGTACAAAGAGAGTTTTTTCCTTGCTGCCTCAACTTGGGCAGAAAGAGATAATCCTATAATGTTTTATTGTCCTGCAACACAAGAAGAAACAGTAACTGTTAAGGATTTGAATCCTTATAATTTAGTTGTTGATGTTGCTTTTGATAATTATTTGCCAGAGCCAAAATAATGTTACCAACCAACATAGCCCTTAGGTTTTCTTTCCTTAGTTACGGCTTGACTTGTTTTTTCATTTGCTTTAACGAGAGAATCAAGATCTTTAACGAAGTATCTTGTTTGACCAGGCATTCCCCATTTCCCGTTGGAAGTAATATCAATAAAATCGTAATTGGTAAGATGCTTAGTCTCAACAGGATTATTTGGTATTTGAGTGTCGTTTCTAGAAGACTTTTCAAATTCGTTTCTAGAACTAATGTTTTTGTAACCGTATTTTTCCATAATTAAAATTATATATCATGATCCCAAAAAGTTTAATTGAAACCTACAACTTTATAGACATCGAAACAGTTGGCTTATATCCAACTTTAGCTGAGTGTAGAAATAATGATCCACATTTAGCAGATCTTTGGATAAAAAGATGTAAATGGCTCCAAAAAAATATCGAAGCAGGTGAATCTTCAGATCCTGAAGATCTATGGTTAAACCGATCATCCCTACACCCAGAATTTGGCAAGATAGTATGTGTATCATTTGGTGTATTTTCTAGCGATCTTTCACTCGAAAGAATGAATAGCTTTTACGGGGACGACGAAAAAGAAGTTCTAGAAAAAACAAACAAGATATTGGCTAATTCTAGAACTAAAGGATTTAAAATAGCGGGGCAAAACATCAAGAACTTTGATATCCCATACCTAGGAAAAAGAATGTTAATCAATGGAATTACACCAGATCCTATTATACAAACATGGAATAAAAAACCATGGGAGACTTCTTTTGTAGATCTAGCAGAGATATTTTCATTTGGAGCATGGGGACAAACATTTTCTTCTTTAGATCTGGTTTCTCACGTTTTAGGGGTTCCTACATCAAAAGATAATCTAGACGGATCAAAGGTCCATAACCATTTTTGGAATAAAGATGGAGGATTAGAGGAAATTAAAAATTACTGCGAACAAGACGTTTATTGTACAATGAATTGTTTTAAAAGAATATCTTCATAATCTTTAAAAAGAATCTGGATATATAATTGGCTTAATATCCAGATTTGAAAAATGTTTTAAAATTTACCGATTGGATCTTAGAAAACGAAGAAAGAAATGATTTCTATAAAAAGGAATTAAACCCATCTTTCTGGAAGGATTCTAACTTTGATCCACACATAAGAGAAAAGCTTTTAAAAATAGCTAAAGACTTTTATAGTGCTTTAAAATTAACAGCACCTATAAAAGATATCCAATTAACAGGTTCGTTGGCCAATTATAATTGGACAGATAAATCCGACCTAGATGTACACGTCCTTATAGATTTTGAGGACATAGATGATAATAAAGATCTAGTAAAAAAGGCTTTAGACGGACTAAGATTCATTTGGAATTTAAGACACAAGATAGTTTTAAGAGATCACGACGTAGAGCTTTATATACAAGATGTAAAGGAACCTCACGTTGCGTCGGGATTATTTTCATTGATGAATAATGAATGGATCAGAGTACCTAAGTACAATCCTCCCGAAATAGACTACAAAGACGTAGATAAAAAATTCCAAGGTTTAGTTTCTGAAATCCAAGAGATGGAGAATCTTATGGGTACAGCAGATTTTTCTTCTGTTTCTAAAGAAGAATTATACTCCTATGCAGAAAAACTCAAAAAGAAGATCCTTGAAATGAGAAGAGAAGGATTAGCAAGAGATGGTGAATTTTCCGTTGAGAATCTAGTCTTTAAAAAATTAAGGAATGAAGGATATATAGAAAAGATAATAGAGATAATCTCTAAAGCATATACAAATATCTACAATGAATAAGAACATGAACGACTTGTACAAAGGTATAAACCCAATTTACGAAAGTATGAAATCCTCAATCATGGAGGATAAAGAAAAAGGAACAGACAAGAAAGCAAAAGCCCTTGATACTGTTTCTCTTGTATCTACAGCCATGAATACTTTCTTTTCCATCCTTTTAAATTCAAAGATGGAAAATGCTAAAACGGTAAGAGGATTCCAAGAGATTAAAAACAAAATATTAGGAACTAACAATTTTGGTGCGTTCAGACAATATTTAATTTCTGTAGTAGATTCTTTAGCTGCTATGGATCCTTCACAAAAAGATGCTTACCAAAAAAATATTCAGTTCATTACTGGTTTATTAGCAAATGTAGAGCCTCTTTTATCTGATCCAAAAATATTTGATAGCTTAAAGAAAGATACAGTTTCTAAACTAGTAAGCAACTTCGAAAACGATCTAAAGGAAAGAGAATCTCAAATGAGAAAAACTAATCCAAAATTATTTGGTGAAGTTGTTAAGCAAGGTTTAGTTGTTAAGGAAGCTAAAAGAACAGGTGAAGAAGACAACGTAGAAGATGCAGAGTTTAGAGGTAAAGCTTTTAATAAATCCAAAGAATCATTAGATGCTTCTAGTGCTTTTGTAGGTATGATCGATAGAGATTCATACGTTGCAGTTCTTAAAGATAACGAGGACGTAAAAAGATATAAAGAAATTGCTCAGAATCTTTACAAAAGAGCTCAAGATCTACAAATGCTAGACAGAAAGGGATTACTAAATATAGTAACACCTTCAGGAGAATATAAAAGAAAAGATTACGTAAGACAGCAAGATTCATTATTAAATGACATCATAAGACAAAAGAAAGAATACGAAAGAATTAAGGAAGGTATTCTAAAACAAGGAGGATTAACACCTCCCCCACCAGTTATTCCAGTTTGTCCTCCTGGAAAAATATACGATCCATCTAAAGGAATTTGTGTAAGCTCAGGAGAAACACAAGCAACAGGAGGAACCTCCGGAGGCGAAGGAGACAACAAACCAAAACCAAAAACTTCAGATTGCACATTCCCTATTTCTCTAAATACTAAATGTGCACAAGTAGGAGATATACAAAATAAATTGATGGAAGTTATTCCTTCAGTTAAAGAGTATCTTCCAAAGAAAGGTGGAGCGGATAAGGTTTACGGAAAAGGAACTGCAACTGTATCTAATATAGTTTGGGGTTACCTTTCAGGAAATACTGGACAATCTATAACATCTCCTCTATCTAAGGAAATGTATGACGCTATCATGGCTTTAACGCCTAATGATATCGACACAACAACTGCAATGATGGCAGGAGCAGCTATTAAAGATAGCAAAAACTGGGAAATGTCAATCAGCGACAAAATACAGGAAAGAGAAGAGATTAAAGGATCTCCTATCTTATCTTTCGAAGACTTTTATTCAGTAATAGAAGAATCCTATAACTTCGCAAAAATTGACGAGGATTCAGTATTTGATAGATTAAAAAAAGTAGCAGAGCCAGTTACAGATGTTAACAAAAAAGTAGAACCTGCTACAACTCCATCAGGTAAGAAATTAATAGATTCTTGTATTAAAGATTCTATTGCACAAGGTAAGGTTCTTCCTTGCGTTGGTGCTACAGGAGGTACAGGAGGTACAGGTGGTACAGGTGGTACTGGAGGTACTGGAGGTACTGGAGGTACTGGAGGTACTGGAGGTACAGGTGGTACAGGTGACGTTAAATGGAAAGGTTTAAAGCCAGTTAAAGACGGAGCTTATACAGTATACTATGATGAAAGTTGGTCAGAATGGTGGAGTGATACAGGTAAAGGAGTTATAGTAGCTGGATTAATCGTAGGTGCTATAGTTGCTACCGCAGGAGCAGCAAGTATTGCAGTTCCAGTAGGAGGTACATTAATAGGAGCATCCTCATTAGGAGCATCTGGATTAGCAGGAGCTGGTGCAGCTGCAGCAGGATTAGTTACAACTGGAGCAGGTGGAATCGTATTAGCTACAGGAGCTATAGGAGGTTCTGCAATAGCAAAATGGGCAGGTGATGATAGAAAACCTGCTACAATCTTAGTATTTAACGGATATATTGAAAGCGTGGCTGTTAAAGCAATGGCTAGAGGATTATACAATAGCTTAACTGGTACAGTTTCATCACAAGATCTTTTAGCTATCTTCTCTACATTAATTCTTTGTAGAGGAACTTATACAGAAGGTCCAGATGGTAAAGCAATTTCAGTATGGGAAAAAGTTAAGAAGGATTACTCTGCATTCGGAGGTGAAGATCTATCTTATGATATCAAGGATATCACTAGTGGAGGTGTTGGTGGATTCTTTAAAGACGTAGTTACAGATATGGACGAAATTCCAGGATTCCCTACTAGCTTTAAAACTAAAGATCCAACAAACGGAGGTCCTACAACATTCGAATCAGCAAAAGATGCTTGCGACGAAGCAGTAGGTAAACTTAATGGCAACGTAACTAAAATGGCAGAAAATCTGCAAAATATTACAGAAGAAGATTTAGAGGTTCTTTCAGAAAGTATGGGTGAACTCACAGAAGGGGTAGCTAAAGAAGCAGGGGAATCTGAAGAGTAATAGATATATAAAAAAATAAAAAATGGAAAAAAACTTAGACTACGTACTTATACTAGAAAAATCATCTAATAATCTTTCGTCTGTAAAAAAAGACGGAGATTATTTCTTAGAAGGTGTAGCTGCTGTATTCGGGGTAGAAAATTCAAATCATAGAATATATGAGGAGAAGGAATATCTTCCACATTTAGACTATCTTAAGAAGAAGATCGATCAAAATAGATTAGTAGGTGAATTAGATCACCCTAAAGAATTTGATGTGTCTTTAAAAAATATTTCTCATATCATCACAGATTTAGATTACGATGATGATAAAAGAGTAGTAAGAATTAAAGTTAAGCTTCTAGATACTCCAGCAGGTAAAATCGCAAAGAGTTTAGTTGATGCTGGTATACCTATTTCAATTTCTTCTAGAGCAGCAGGTAATGTAAAAGACAATAAAAAAGTAGAGATCAAGAAGATTTTTACTTATGATCTTGTTGCAGATCCTGGATTCGAAAATGCTCAATTAGAAAGAGTTCAAGAGAGTCTATACGAGAGTTTAGGATACGGTTCTTTTAATGATACACAAAAAAGTTCAGTAATTTCCACACTTACCAATATAAATGAAAGTTTTGGTCTAAGAAAAAATTCCAACACGCAGATATATAGAATTAAAGATACGGAGAAAATCTCTAGACTCTTGAAAGAAAACACAACAAATAATTCAAAGAATATGGACAATAACTTTGTCACTGCAGAAGAACTAAACGAATATTCTCTCATTCTTAAAAAAGAGATGGATTCTTTAAAGAATGAAATTAAATCCGTTTCTAAAGGTTCTAGTAATACATCTACTTCTAATGGTGATCAATCTTTAGAAGAAAGAGTACAAAGACTTGAAAAATACTCTGAGTATCTTGCTGAGAATCTAGAATCTTCTATTAAGTATGGTGATTATTTAGCAGAAAATTTAGAAGGGTCTATATCTTACAATAAATATTTAGCTGAAAATCTTGACAAAGCTATTTCATATGCTAAATACTTAGCAGAGCACGTAGACGGAAATATTTCTTATTCTGAATACATCGCAGAGAATTTAGATAACAATATCGCTTATAGCAAATACATAGCTGAAAACTTAGACAAGAACATTTCTTACTCTGAGTACTTAGCAGAAAATTTAGATAAAAACATTTCGTATTCAGAATATCTTGCAGAGAACTTAGACAAGAACATTTCTTACTCTGAGTACCTAGCAGAAAATCTTGACAAAAACATTTCATATTCAGAATATCTTGCAGAGAACTTAGACAGAAACATTTCTTATTCTGACTATCTTGCAGAAAATTTAGATAAGAGCATTTCTTATTCAGATTACCTAGGAGAAAAATTAAACGGTAACATTAACTACTCTGACTATTTAGCAGAGAAAGTTAAATCTGGTATCGAATACACTCAATACGTTGCAGAGTCAATGAATAAGGGTGGATCTCCTAAAGCTGATTTAGGAAAACAAGTTAATGAATCAGTTAACACTGGCAAGAGAACTTCAGGTTTCTCAGGAGACTACACTTCTCTTTCAGGTAAGGTTGATCAATTAATAGAATCTCTTAATAAGAACAAGACTGAAGAAATTATTAGTGAAAATAAATATTCTTTCTTAAAGCTTGTCGATGACAATACCAAGAAAGGATTTCTTTCTTTGAACGAGGCCGAAAAACAAAAGGTCGCTAAAGCTCTTAACGAGCAGAACTATAATTCGGGTACGGATGTAGTTCAAATAATGGGATCTGCTTTAACTGAGCAGGTTAACTCAGGAGAAAAATTCTTAGACATGATGCCAGAAGATTTGGTACCGGTTTGGGAGTCTTTAAATGAATCACAAAGAGCATCAATTATTGCTCAGAGTAAATTCTACAAATTAGACACACCTTATCAGATCAATCACTTCTGGAGAACACGTCCTAATTTTTCAGCTCCAGCTGCTAACCTAGAACAATTAAGCGAATCTCAGCAAGTTCAAAACAACACTGCTAAAATGGGGATCAGCAATAGCTATCTCCAAAACATCGCAGCTGAATTGGACAAAAGATTTAAAAAATAAGATCTAAAAAAAATGCAACTCTTAAATCAAAACGAGATCTACGAAACATGGTCTCCTATCATTGAGAGCAAGACCGGCATGACTGATCGTTCAAAAGTAGAATGGCTTTCTAAATATTGCCACTTCCACTCACTTAACGAATCTGCTGGAGCTTATAACTCTCTTTCAGTAATCCCAGGTATGGGTAACATCTTACCTCCAGGTAACTACTCAGGTGGTGCTGCTGGTGCTGGTAACGCAGGTTTTTACTACAACAACACTTACAACGCTGGTACTCCATATGTTGGTTCTGGTGATAAGTTCCCTTCATTACTTCCATTGGCTATTCAGGTAGCTGCTAAAACCGTTGGTTTTGACATCGTTCCTGTTATTCCTATGGCTGGTCCTACAGGGGTACTTTCTTACCTTGACTATGTATATGCAGGTGGTACTTTAACTGGTACTTCAACAGATTCAGGTACAGGTTACATCGCTAATACACCTGATATGATCAAGGTTCCTATTGCGACTGCATCTCCAGTATACGGTACTTTAACTGTAGGTTCTAACTACGCTATTTACGTAACTGGTGCAGCTCCTACTTCAGGTCTTGCTTCTGGTAACGCTGGTGCTATTGGTACTTACGTTGGTAACTCACGTATTGACGGTTTCCCAATCTTCAGAATTATCGGTATCACTACTGGTTCTTCAGTTGCTGCTGCAATCACTGCTAACTCTGAGATTAAAGCTGTTACTTTAACTTCTGCAGCTGGTGCAATCCCTACATGGGCATCACTTGGTTCTTTAGTTGCTTACTCTGGTGGTGCTGCTGTATTAGTTAAAACGTTAGAAGATCACATCCAAGGTTTCTCTGGTGCTGGTCCAACTAACAACAACAACTGGCAAGGTCCTTACGTAGACGGTACTCAAAACTACGATCCAATGTTAAGAGGTACAGCCGAGTCAACTTACTTCAAGTCTCTTGGTTTATCTACTTTCACTAAGTTCGTAGAAGCTGGTACTTTCCAAGTTGCTGCTTCTGTTACTACTGAGCAAATCCAAGACCTTAACAAGCAATTCGGTATCGACGTAGTTTCTATGATCGAGAACGCTCTTGTTAACGAGGTTTCTCAAGCTATTAACAAGCACATCTTATCAAGAGGTTTTGCTCTTGGTTGGTCAAACCACTCACAATTCTTCGTAACTGAAAGTACAAACCTTAACCTTAACTTAGTAATTGGCGGTCTTGCTGCAAGTTATGCAGTTCCTTCTTACGTAGGTAAGACTGGTTCTCCTGTAACTGGAGCACCAGGTTCAGTTGCTGGTCCTGCTTCAGGTACTTTCGAGAACTTATCAACAGTTCAAAGAAGACTTTACAGCCGTATCTTAGCTGCTGCTAACGTAGTTGCTAACAGAGGTCGTAGAGGTCCTGCTAACTTCATCGTTACTAACTCACAAATTGCTTCTGCTCTACAAGACATTAGCCAATTTACATTCGCTCCATTTACTAACACTCTTACTCAAAACAACGGTACTTTATACCCAGTAGGTTCACTTGCAGGTATGACAGTATATGTTGACCAAAACATGTCATTCGGTGACACTAGAGTATTAGTTGGTAGAAAAGGTGCTGATGATGAGCCAGGTATGAAGTTCATGCCTTACATGATGGCTGAATCAATTCAGACTATCTCTGAAGGTACTATGTCTCCTAAGATCGCGGTTAAGTCTCGTTACTCTTTAGTTGAGGCTGGTCACTTACCAGAGACTATGTATTTCACGTTCCACGTTAATACTGGTTCTGCTACTTCTATCATCTAATTGATATAAGTTATAATAAAAAAAAGGGTCTCTTCGGAGACCCTTTTTTATTTGTTTTGGTTCCTAGGAAGGATATATAGACTAAAAGAAAGCTGTATGTTATTCGAAAACATAAAACAATACGACAAAGCTAAAAAAGCTCTTATAGAGAACGAAGGGAATATTAATCTAGTATTTAATATCCTAAAAAACGATCAGGATTTTAAAACACTTTCAGAAGGTGAATTAAGATCCTCTTTAAGTGAGCTTAACGAAGGATTAGGAGAAAGAATAGTTAATTTTATAGGTGGAGCTTTTGGTGGAGATATAAGCAAAATAAAAACAGTTCTTACTCAAATGAAAGAGCAGGAATTAAAATTTAATAGAGAGGAGAACGAGATATACAATGAATTCTATAGCTTATTACAAGACAAAAAACAACTAGAAAAGGCTAAAGATAATCCCAATCGCGAATCCCTTAGTAAGGATATTACCACAGGTATGAATGCTCTTAATACTAGAATGAGAGAGCTAACTAAGACACATGACGAAATATTTAATGCTCTAGAAGAGAAAGTAAAAAGTCTTGTAGGTGATAATAGTAGAAAGAAAAGATATTTTAATGCACAGAGAGCAACTGATGTATTAGAAACTAAAAACGACAGATATGAGAAGATAAAAGCTATAACTGCTAAGAGCGCAAAAAGATCACAGGAACTAGAAAGTTTCTTTGGCGTTGATGTAGAAGGAACAAAAAAAGAGGCAGAAAAAGCTGCAGCAGAGGCAGAAAAAAAGGTTGACACTTTAACAAATTCACAGACTGCACCAACAGCAAGTACTACATCTTCTACTAGTAAAAATGTAAAGATATCTTTTGACGAAAGTCCAGAAAAAGAACTATTTCAGAAACTAGAAAAAATTAAAAATGATCCAGGAGGATTCTATGCAAAAAGAAAAAACCTGGAGGATCTAGAAGAGGAAATCTTGATTGCTACCAATGATGATGCTTTTAAAAACTATTCAGAGGAAAAAAAGAAATCGATCAATAATTTATATCTTTTAACTAAACAACTCTACAAAGAGCTGGAGAGAGAAGCAACTAAAATCAAATAAAATGGAGATTAAAAGATTAAAGGATTTTGAATTAAACGAGGGAATTATTTCTTCAATATTTGGCGGGATTGGTGATTTTTTTAAAAGTAAAAAATCAAAAATTGAATCAATTCTAAAAAGTATTAAGAAAGCAAAAGAAGAGGACGTTAGCCATATAATTAATGTGGAAAAGGAAATCTGGAACATGCCTAAGGATAATTCTCCTGAATACAGATTTCAAATTACTAATCTGAATAGACAGGTTAGAACATACAGCTCCTTAAAAAGACAAGAGATGGATTCCTTAATAAAGGAAGCAAATAAGATAATTGATAACGACCCAAAATTACAGGCTTTTTTCAGTGCAGGTCTTGCTAAAATAGAAGCAGATGTAACTGAGAAAATGATCAAAGGATTAAAGCCTTATAAGGAGAAAACTTATCTAGATCAATTAAATGCAGAGTTTGATTCATTAGTTAGAGATGCTACAAAAAAATCTGAATTTTATAGTGAATACTCAGAAAGACCTTCATATGCTGGAGATTTTGAATCAATCCGTGAAAATACACCTCCAGAGGTATTCGCCTTTATAGATTCAACTAATGGAAAAAATATTGAATACATGGAAGGACTAGGTAACGAAGATCTTTACAAACTATACAATAAAATTAAAGACTTCTCTTTTGACCTAGACGTTAGATACAAAAAAACAATAGATTCATTAAGAAAGGATCGAAAAAGATTTGCTAAGGAAGATCAGGATTACTTAACTCCTCCTATAGAAAAAGAGGAGATAAGAATTAAAAACGAAGCATTTTTTATTATGGAAAGGCTAAAAACTAAAATTTCCCTAATAGAAAAAGAAATTAAATCTAGAAAATATGGGAATAGTTAAACTAAAGGATTTTCTATCTGAACAATCCACACAGGAAAAGGTAAAGGATCTACAGGCTAAAACCAATATAGAGAAAGAAATAATGGAGATTGATAAAAGAATCTCCGACATAGATCTTGCTCTGGCTAACTTAGCTAAAAGAGAGAAAGACGGGAGTCTTAAAAAAAGTGAATCCCTGTCTCAGCAAGCCATAGAGCTACAAAAAAAAGTAGCAGAATTCCAGAAGAAATCACAGGCTGTTAAAAAGATGGAAAGCCTAGAAAAATAAGATATATAATAAAAAAAGACAAAAAATGAGAAATTCGTATTTACCATACAATCCAGTTTTTGAATCTCTCTCCTTACAGGCAAGCAAATACACATCTTCACCAAGATTTAGTATTTATGAGAGGACTGATGATAAACTTAATGCAGAGGAAACACAGAAATATGCGATAACAATTATTAGTGATACTCTTTACCCTAATGTAACAGAATTTGCGTTAGCTGCTCCTATTGGTGATATGTATGATGTGATTTTACCACTATTATCAGAAAAATCCGACACATTATCTAAAAATGCTAAATTAGAAGATTTAGTTACTTCTATGTACGAAATATGGGAAAAATGCTACAAATTGGCTTCTTCTCATAAAAGAAAAGACATTATTATGCCTTATTACGATAAGGTAAATGAGGGGATTAATCATGTAATGAAAGCATGGGCAGTTCTAAAAGATTCAGCCCAGGAATTAGAAAGACCAGAGCTTATAAATCTCGTTAACTCTAAAATGGAGGAAAATACTAAAGTCCTAAAAAAGAGTATAGCAGATGTTAAAGCTAGACTGGGAAAAAAATAAAAAATAATATAAATCCAAATGGCAATCAGTAATAATTTTAGAATGTTAATGGAGGACATGAAAAGAATCCCCATTGTAACAGAAGATAAGAGTGAAAGAAGAGAGAGAAGAGAAAAAAGAAGGGAAGAAAGAAAATCTGGAAGATTCGAGGATACAACCAAAGATTTTAATCTTAACTCTTTTATGTCTGCTCTTAACTCTTTAAAAAATTCTATTGTATCTCAAATAGTATCTTGCGATAATTCTATTGCTAACCCTGATTTAGGAAATAAACAAAATGCAGAGAAATACAAGGGTATATTTAATAAACAGTTAGATAAAGTTGCGTTATTATTAGCGAAAGCTCAAAATAAAAAAGATACTGGAGAGGGTAGAAAATTAGAGTCTGGTAGTAAAGATCAAAGTATTATAGATTCTTTCAGAAAACAATATCAGCAAGTACTAGACGATTTTACAAAGAGCTCAGAAGAATATGAAGTCAATTCTGGTAAAGAATATGACGAGTATGTATCTAAAATTGATTTCTCTGAATTAGAAAAACCATTATCAGCAGCAAATAAAGCATTTGTAGAAGCAAAACTGCTATCTTCAGATGTATTAAAAGAGATTAAGGATGTTTTAGCAATAGAAGGTGCGGGAAGTACAGGTTCAGGAGGTTCTACTGGAGGAACTAATAGTGGCTCAACAAATACATCAAGTATTAAAGTTGCTAAAACAATTAAAAGTGGTACAACTCCAACAGGTGAAGATGCTGAGATAACTAAAAAGATTTTTGCATTAATCTGTGAAAAATGGAAAGAATCGAAAACATTAACTGCTACTACAGCATGGAAAAAATCAGCATTCTGTTCACCTGGTTCATTAATCTTAGGACCTAACAGAAAAAAATGTGTAGCTGCAATTAAAGCTGCATATGGTATTTCCGATAGCAGTGGAGATTTAACACAAGAGTTAGTGGATAAATTATCTGCATCTGAAGCAGTTAAAGAATCATTCGAAGTTAAATCAATTCCTACATCTTCGAGACTTCTTTCTTTCAATGATTTTTTATCCGCGAAATCAACATTCAATGAAGAGGTTAATATGGATGCTCTTAAAAAAGCATTAGGCGGTGGATCATCAGATGGTAAAAGTAAATCTGGATCTTCTGATAAAAAAAGTAGCTGGGAATCTCCATTCAAAAATAAGGAAGAAGGAGACGCTTTTAGAAAATGGGTTAATGATAATCATTCAGACTGGGCTAAAGAAAATAAACTTGACGTAAGTGGAAGCCACACTAACTCTTTCGTTAAAAAAGCTTGGGAAAAATTCAAGAATGACTATAAGCCAGGTGAAAATAAATCAGACAGTAAAGTAGATTCTGGAAACGCAAGTGAAAATGCTGCTGAGATAGAAAAACTAATGTTATCAGCTTCTGATTCAATCGTTGAGCTTTTCAATAACGCAGAATTTTGGAGAGATTATAAAGGTAAATTTGATGACAACGAAGAAAAAGCTAAAGTTGGATTCAATGATTGGTGGGATAATAATATCTTAAGAAAAAAACTTAAGCCCGCTAAGCAAAAATTAGAGACTTTACCAGAAGATTCAGACGAAAAGAGTACTTGCAAGAAAATGTACGACACTATCGTAGGTCTAAAAAGCACTATAGATAATAAAATCATAGGCGAAACAGAGAACGATACTGCCACTTGGAAAATGTATTTGTTAAACGGAGAAGCTAAAAGCTACAAAGTAGATACAGATTTCTAAAAGCAAGAAATTTTTAATAAATTAGGGGTATAATGAATAAACATTATGCCCCTTTTAATTGTAGAAGGTCCTAGAAAATCCGGTAAAAGTTACCTAATATCCCAGCAGGATTCTCTTCCAGTTTTTAAGTTTAACTTCAATGAGAATTTTGCATACTGGAACTTTGACAAAAATGGTAAAGATGTTCATTGGTTTGGACTGGGAAAAGAAGTTATGCTTCACGAATTGAACAATGCTGGATTTATTCCAAAGATGATTGTTGACAGGGGTATACTTACAAATTCAGTATGGGGAGTTTTCCAAAAGAGAATAACAGAGGAACAGGCAAAAAAAGATCTTGTTAATTTCTATAAAAGAGGACTTTTTAACGATGTAAGTATCTTGCTAATCGAAGGTAATTACAAGAAGGATAGAGTAAAAGATATATGGGATCAAGACGATGCTAGACAGGATGAAGAAAGACGTCTTTTTTCATCGTTTTCTTTGCTTTTACGAGACTTAGGAGTAGAGGTCAATGTTTTCCATAATAATATGGATTTGGACTCCGTAATAAGATTTAAAACAAAAATATCAGAATTATAAAAACATGTGTGGAATTTTAGTAGCTATTAACCCGACAAAGGAAAGGATAGAATCTATATCTCATAGAGGAATAGAACATTCTATTGTAAACGATCAAAATCTATATCTAGTTCATCACAGGCTTCCAATACAAACAGTGGATGGTGATAGCTGGTCACAGCCTATACAAATTGGCGAAAATAGGTGGCTGTTATTTAATGGCGAGATTTTCAATTATAGTGGCGGATTCGATTCGGATACAGCATACCTTCAAAATCTATTTAGTAGTTTTAATTTTAGTGGTATTGACATGCTACAAGCTATATACGAACCCCATATAGTTTCATGGGATGGGTTTTGGGCAATAGTTATGGTAGACACCAAAGAGAAAGAAATATATGCTTTTACTGATCCTTTGGGCAAAAAGGTTTTATACAAGAACGATCTTGGCGAAATCTGCTCAGAAATAAAAGGATTATTTGAAAAGGACAATGAACCCGCACCAGATCCATCATTCTTCAGTGGTGTTATAAAGTGGGGATATTTAACCACCGATCAGACACCTTATGAAGGCATAAAAAAACTACAACCTAATAGATTTTATAAATGGAATCTCTATAACCCATCAAAAATGGAAGTATCTGATCCATATTATAATTTTTACTCTTTTGAGGCAGGATTAGAAACATATGAAGATAGAATGGATTGGTTATGGAATAAACTTGAAAATTCAGTAGAATCAAGATTGATCTCTAAAAACTACCCGACATCTCTTCTGTTATCAGGGGGTTTAGATTCTGCCATTATTGCAGGTCTTCTTCTTAAACTCGGAGCAGATGTTCAGTTTTATTCTATATCCAACGGTGAAGATGAGCAATACGTAAAAGCATGTGAGGAATATTGGGGTGTTAAATCTATAAGATTAGATTACGATGTTGACATAGAAAGCGAAGAGGGTAAGAATAAAACACTAGAAATATATCAGAAATGGAATGAATCACCCATAGATATGGGAAGTGTTCTACCTCAATATCATTTATTTGATGCAATAAAAAAAGGATCTAAAACCAGGATAGTTATTTCAGGAGATGGAGCTGATGAATTATTTGGAGGATATAGGAGAATTAATGAATACGATTCACAAGATTCAGACATCTTTCACGAATTAACTTCATACCATCTACCAAGATTGGACAAGTTATCAATGGCACACACCTTGGAGCTTAGAAGTCCTTTTTTAAATCACGACATAGTAAGATTTGCTTTAACACTTCCTTTTGAAGAGAGAAAGAATAAAAAAATATTGAAGGATACTTTTAAAGGATTAGTTCCAGATTCAGTAATTGAAAGAAAAAAATTGCCTCTTAAAAATCAGATGATTGTAGAGGATCAAATTTCTTACAGAAAAAAGATAAAGGATTTATATCTTAAATCCATTTGATAAAACTACCTCCACACCCGCAACAGGATCCCCTTTTGCGTCTTTTGGAGAATATCCGTCTGGTCTATCTGTTAATACGAAATCCTCTGAAGGATCTACTATTAAACCTGCGGAGCTTAGAAAATCTCTATTTAATAAAAGAGGTGTGCTTTTTTCAGTTCTATCTACTAGTGAAAACTTTACTTTCTTGTAAAGAATACCATTGAATTCAACATCAAGATTAACAACCGCTCTGTGGTGGATTTTTTCACCAACCTCAGCTTTAGATTGTCCTACGATTTTATTTACAAATTGCTGATTACCTAAAGTCCATACCACTTCTCCGTCTTTTTCTTCGATAGTATCTGCGTGTAACGAACAAGACGTAGCACCATTACCAGTATCTAATTTTCCTACAAACGTACCAACTCCAGAGATAGATATCAATTCTCTAAATCCTGTTACTTTCTTAGGCTTAACCCAGTTTTTTCTATCAATTAAGAAATCTACTACAATATCTGTTACTGGTATACCGGTTGTTTTTTCTATCCCCGTAGTTCCAGGAGATGCGTTAACTTCTAATACGTATGGGTTTTCTGTTCCTTTATCAACAATTATATCAACTCCACACCATAGACAACCTGTAGCTTTAGCAGATTCAATAGCTATTTTTTCTATCGATTCTGGTAGCTCTACTGTTTCAGTGTCACCACCGAGTGAGAAGTTAGTTCTAAAATCGCCTTTAATCTTAATTCTTTTCATCGCTGCGATGACTTTGTACTCTCTTCCAGACATACCATCAGATTCAGCAATTACGTGAATTCTTAAGTCATATTCAGCTTCGATTTTTTCTTGTAAAACTATCTCAGTTCCTGGTGCTAAATGCCATAAAGCTTGAAGAGTAGAAACTAATGATGGTCTCGAATCAATCATGAATACTCCTATACCTTTAGTTCCTGAAAGAAACTTACATACTACAGGGTATTTTCCACCAACATCTTCAACAGCCTTATCTATATCTGCCTCAGAAGATATTAAAGATGTTTTAGGTACGGGGATATTATTTAATTGAAGCTTTCTTGTTGTTTGTAATTTATCCTCACATATGATAACAGAATCATAAGAGTTAACACAAGGAAAACCTAAATCTTCCATTTTCTTAAAGAATCCCTTAGCAGCATTATTTTTTATGGAAGATCTTCTAGTTAGAACTATTGTACGATCAAGATAAATTTCTTGCTGTTTATCTCCTCTACTAGATATAAGATATGTTCCTTTTGGTGTTTTTTGAATAGATCCTTTTTCTGTATCTACTATAATACATTTTAAACCTTTCTCCTCACATATCTTCATTATTTTGTCAGTGGTTGGAGCATTCTTTAGGGTCTTACCTAATTTAGTGGTTAGCACAACTACTGTTAAGGGTCTTTCTTTTCCTTTTACCCCTTTGAATATAAATTTTTCTAGCAATGGATTATCCATGTTGTATATATCGATATAACACTAAAAAGCCTAGAATAGTCTAGGCTTTATAAATTGTATATTTAAGTTTTAATTGAAGAACTTATCAAATCTTATAACTCTTTGAGATTCCTCCTCTTTATCTTCCAGATCTGATTCATCCTCTTCCTCAGTATCTTCAGTATCATCTTCTATCTCAGTAGTTTGCATAGGGGCTTCATCTGAAATAACCTCGTTATCATCTTCTTCCTCGGTTTCTTCATCTTCATCTTCTTCGTCTTCTTCTTCGTCTTCTTCATCTTCTTCAGATTCCTCGTCTTCATCTTCATCTTCAGATTCATCGTTCTCTTCCTCGTCTTCAGATTCTGCATCTTCTTCAGATTCCTCGTCCTCGTCTTCCTCTTCAGGCTCTTCTTCGGTTTCCTCTTCTGATTCTTCTTCAGATTCCTCGTCTTCCTCTTCAGACTCTTCCTCAGTCTCTTCTTCAGATTCCTCGTCTTCCTCTTCGGACTCTTCCTCAGTTTCTTCGTCTTCCTCTTCGGACTCTTCTTCTGATTCTTCGTCTTCCTCTTCGGACTCTTCTTCTGATTCTTCCTCAGTCTCTTCTTCAGATTCCTCGTCTTCTTCTTCAGTTTCCTCTTCAGATTCTTCCTCAGTTTCCTCAGTGTTGTCAGATTCTTCTTCAGAACCTTCCTCCTCTGATTCTTCTTCAGTTTCCTCCTCGTCCTCAGTTTCCTCCTCTTCCTCTATTTCTAGATCTTTCCAGATTTCATTTTCTTCTGGTAATTGGTTGCTTCTATTAGAGGCAAACTCTTCGAATGATAATATTTTTTTCTCCATTTTGTTTTATTCTGTTATTCCTATAGCATGAGCACTTCCAGATTCGGTAGCGCCATATCCAGGATAGTCTATTTTAGATACGCCTTTAAAAACGGAATCTTGGAATCCAACATAAGCATAAGCCTCTTCAGGTGTTATTTTATGTAGTCCAGTTCTGTCTTCTTTGCTAAGATTTTCAGGATTCCATGGGTCTTGTGCGACTTTCATAAAATCCTTATAGCTAAGAATTTCTCTCTTTTTTATGTTCTTTTGGTTCATTTTAATTACTTCTTTTAGAATTGTAGGATATTAGATAATCCGGTTTTCATGGCCTTAGCAAAAATGTTAGGGTCATTAGTTTCCGCTTTTTCTATTTCTGATGATAATTTTTGTTTGTCTCCTTGAGTAATGTTACCAGATAAAACGTCACCTAGACTAAATCCACATATTTTATCTCCTATCATTTTCTCTACGTTATTCATGAAGTTAGTATTGTTTATAGCATTAGTTAAAGCTTCTCTTAATCCTGCTGATATAGTACCACCCATACCTGTATTCATGTCAATTTTTAATCCTAGTTTAGGTAATAAATATTCTACTCCTCTCTCTTGCAATGTTTCAGATAATCCCTCTACTATTGCTCTTGCCCAATTTTTACAAGATCCTTTACCAAAATAACTTCCCAACTCGGTTATACTTACTCCTTCTATTACGTTTCTTATAAGTTGGTAAAAGAATGTTGGCTGGTTTTGTTCATCGTAAGGTTCTATACCTAATTTTTGTGCTGCCCAGTCGATAACATAATCTTTAAAGGTATCAGTAAAACCTCCACCTAAAGATCCAAGTAAAGATGAAAAAATGTTTTCGTTTATTTCTTGCTCTGATAGACCCTCTCCCTTCATTCTCAAATACTCATTCTCGAGTATAGCTATTTGATCTTTTGAACCATTATTTCTAGGTGTTGCCGACTCAGAAACAAACTGTGAATATCTGTATATCATTCCCGTTTACTTTTCTTATATATATCATTTTACTATCTAAATTCTGATATATAAGGAGAAATGTCTAGAATACTAAAAATTGACGATTTTGAAAAATCATTCCCTACCAAATATGGTTTGGATGCTGATGGATCTTGTTACGAGATAGAATCTCCATTTGATATAATGATAATTGTAGATTATGAAGATTTAGACGGGCAGATTGATACTAAATACAAATCACCAAAATGGGAAAAGTTTAAAACTAGCAAGGGTGATGTTATACTGTGTAGTAAAAACGGATCTTTTATATTTCCAAAAGACAAAGAAGGATTCGTAGAATGCACACCAGTAAAAGATTCAAATCAACAAGATATTAGTTTTGATACATTTCCAAAAAATTCTTTAAAGAAAATAGGAAAGGATCTTTTTAGAATGCACTCTATGCCTTTCGAGGAAAGAAAAAAAATGACCATCTTTAACGGGCTATGAAAAATTTAAAGAATTTCAAAAATTTTATTATCAATGAGAGTTCTGCTGCAGGAAACAGAGAACATACTTACGATACTCCATTCTCTTACACCTCAAACGATCCAAAATTTGGATACAACAGTAAAAGCTTTGTAGACGACCTTAAAGCTCTTTTTGTAGAGAAACCTTCTCTGAAAGGAGAAATTACTGAATTTCTTGTTCAAAATACAGGGATATCAAGAGTTGAGGATTTAGCTTTAAAGCCTTTTGCATTAATAAAAGAGATAATTCCTGAAATAGAAAGAATAATAGCTGCTGGAGAATATGAGCCAGAACTTATTATGCCTGGTGGTGCTTTACTGTTTATAAGAAATAAAATACTAGACAACGGAAAAGGAGCTGATTTCTATATAAACAGGAAAGGAACTAAAATAGAAGTTGTTACTGACGATTTTAACGGGGAAGAAAAAGTATTATTCTACAATTCTAAAAATTTCCCGTACGATAGGTATGATTTCACACAAGAGGAAAAAGAAGAACTTCAATCAATTATAAAAGCAAAGGGAGCTTAATTATTATTAAAATTTTTAAGTATAAGCTCTATAGATTTTTCTTTTCCTATTTCGGTTCCTGTTTCTAGATCGACACCTTTAGCAACATCCGCAATAATAACACAATCAAATTTATCTGAGAAATCTTTTATATTGGTCTTCAAAAATCTTCTTATTTTAATAATCTCAGTGGTTGTTTCGCATTTAGGATCTAACATTTCTGTCATAAGAAGTGCTACTTTTTCATCATCCCCTATCTTAACAACAGAAAAGAACCAGCTAAATACTTTCATATATTCCTCTTCGGTTTTTCTTACTACCAAAAATCCCTGATCCCAAAGATTGTATCTGGTACAATAGCTTTCAACATCAACTAGTGAATTATATTTAAAAGACACCTCTTTATTCTCCTCCATAAATTTATCTATGGTTTCTATGGAGTTTTTAACTATCGTCTCTATTTCGCCGATCAGATCTAAGTTTTTATCTAGTAAGTTGTAGAAAATATTTTTATCTACGTCGGTCATATTTGCAAGGGTCCTTTGACTAAACTCTGTTTTTTTATCAAAACTCTCAAGATCTCTCTTAAGTATTAATACCTCTTTAAAGTGTTTCTCAAATCCCTTTTTATTAAAATTATTTTTTGCCTTCGTTAGTAAATCCATCAAAACATAATATTTATGCTCTACATCTATAGGGGATTCGAGAAACCAATATGGCTTTATCATTATCTTGTATTATTCTGTATCTATAACTTATATATAGAACAAAATGTTTTATTCCGGTTGTAGAAAAAAATTTTTCTATATGTGAAACTTATCTCCGAACAGGGACTAAAATTTTTACGTAGTAAATCCCGGACTATGAATCATATAATATAGTATTACTTATGTGCCCCCAATTCTTAGTTATCGCTTACTATACTGAAAACACTTCCTACCAAGACTTAGCTGAAAAATTAAAAAATTCGCTTCAAAGGTTTGGTTTACCCCATTACATAGAACCTATCAAAGATCAAGGCTCATGGGAAAAGAATACACACTACAAAGCTTATTTTATTAAGAAATGTCTAAATGACAGAAATCTAGATCTTCTCTACGTAGATGTAGATGCAGTGTTTAAAGCGTATCCTAGCTTAATCGATGGCTTAGATTGTGACATTGCATACAGAACCCAAGATTTTAGATGGAGAAAAGATGAGGCCTTATCTGGTACTATCTTTCTAAAGAACAATGACAAGGTAAAGAGGTTAGTTGATAGGTGGATAGAGATTAACGAAAAGACTCCTGCTGAAAGAATGAAACCTGAGACCTGGGAGCAAAAAAATATGCAAACCGCACATAGAGAATTCTCCGATGTGGTTTATTATAATCTACCACCAGAATATACTTTTATATTTGATCACTCAAGAACAATGTATCCTAAGGCTTCTCCTGTAATAGAGCATTACCAAGAATCTAGAAATGTACATCGAAATAATTTACAATCTCGAGGTATAATTAGAAAAAGATAGAATGCAATTAACCTATGCAGTAGTCAGCTCTAATTCCAACCCTGAGTACTTGGATTTTTGGCCATATGTGGCAAAAATGTGGCAGAGGATAGGATTAGAGCCTGTCCTTTTTTATATAGATAAAGAAGCTCCTAAGGAAAATGCGGCAGAATATGGTAGAGTTATCTTTCTAGAATCTATACCCGAATGGGACATAGCCCAACAGGCACAGTGTATTAGATTTTGGGCTGCAAAGGTTTTAGACAATCCTTTTATTATCTCAGATATTGATATGCTTCCTATTTCAAAGGATTATTACATAAATGAAGCATTGAAAATAGGACACAGAGGTATAATATCCTATAGTTCTGATATTATCAAATATAGATGGTATAGGACTAATCCTCAGTATCCTATGTGTTATCTTGCCGGAGATCCCTTATCATTCACACAGCTTCTGGATATGAATGATACTGATCATAAAAGTTTTCTCAGAAGATTAATGAGAATGAATATCAGATTTGGTACTGATCAAAAATTCTTCTATAACCAATCCCTTCGAAAGCCTGATATTAAAATTAAGCATTTGGAGAGAGGATGGATAGAAGAAAAATATGCGGTTAAAAGACTTGATAAAGCTATCTGGCCAAAATCTGATTATAATCCAGAGGAATATATAGACTGTCATTTACCTAGACCCTTATCATCAAATGCAGTCCTTTGTAAAAAATTATTTAGTAAGCTAGATTTATGACAAATCTCCCTATATTTATATCCTATCATACTGGGGATTCTTATTATTCCTCCTGTGCAGAAAATCTTGTATCTAATATAAGATCTTTAGGCGGTGAGATAATAATGGAGAAAGTTACAGATACTGGATATTACTGGAAGAATACTTTAAAAAAGCCTGGGTTCATACTTTCTAAAATGGATGAACTAAAAAGAGATCTAATTTGGATAGATGCAGATACCAATATTTTTGGATATACAGATTGTATGAAAAAATGGGAATCCGATATACTATTTGCATCCCATACCGGAGACATCCATGGTATAAAGGCATCTCCTATGGGTATAAAGTACAGTGAAAAAACACTGGGATTCTTTAAAAAATTTTCAGATTTGTGTAATCATAAAATAGAATCCAATGAATTGGATTTAGATCACGACGTTTTAAAGTATGAATTACTTCCTGATTACAAGGAGAAGATCAGTTTAGAAATTTTAGGTTGTGAAGGAGTACCATCGGATTACACAGACGGGAAATATATAAGAAATGGAATTTCCAGAGGAATTAATAAAGGAAGAGAGGTTCATTCTGTCACTTTAAAAAATTCTACTAGAGATCTAAAATTTAGAATGCTATCTTTAAATGACTTCACAATATGAGCACATACAGAGTAACTAAAAGAGGTGACCTTAGAAGAAGAGTAATTAATAATTCACCACCTTTACAAAATTCAAACAAAAACGAAATAGGAAAAGAAGAAAAAATGAACGAAGATTTATTTTATCCGATTAAAAATTCTAGGGAAAGAAAAATAATAGAAAGAAAGGAGAGATTGACAGGTAAAGATGATATTGTAATATCTTTTATATCTGATCCCGTAGGATCAAATTTTTACAGCGAAAAATTTAGAACCTTATTAGATAAGGTGGATCAATTAGGACTTGATTATATTTTCTGTAAATACGAAAGTGATAGGAATTATTACCAGAACTGCTGTTACAAGCCATATTTTATAAAGACACTTATCAAAGAAACTGGAAAAAACGTTATATGGGTCGATGGAGATACAATATTAAAGAATGGGTTTTCTTCATTAAACAGAAAGGATAAGGAATTTGATATGGGATTAGTATCATATACAGGATCGATGGATTCTTTTGTAGCATCCCCTGTTTATTTCAAAAACACAGAGGTAAGCAATACTATTATAGATCATTGGGAAAACCATTGTACTTCTAGAATAGAAAATGGAGAATGTGAGTTAGATCATGATGCTTTAAAGCATTCTATACTTCCACATTATAGAGATAGAGTTAGAATCAATCTCTGTGGGATCGAGCTCCATAAGGGAGAAAACGTAGAAAATGTAAATTCAGATGTTCCGTATAAAAGAGATATACTTATAAAAATGAGAAGCGTAAATATGAATAGAACATTTCCAGGAAATATAACAAACTATAATATAGTATGAATAAATTAAAAACTAACTGGGCGCCTTTTCCTCACGAGTATTCGTCTTGTTCAAATTTTAAACCTGAGGACTTCGAATGGTCAAGAACTGAGGGAATAGCTAATATAGTTATCGATAATCAGATAATGACTTACAATCCTCCTTTAAACGAGAAAAATTTTGGATGGTTCTGTGAGTCCAGTGAAATACTTCCATCTTTAAAATCCTATATTAGAAGTAATATGCCGGCTCTAAAGAGGAAGTTTAGAAATATATTTACCTCTGATCGTGAAATAATCTCTTGGGATCCAAGCTTTTTTATATTTAACCCTCCAGGATCTAATTTACCATGGACACCTAAGAATAATTATAGGATTCCTGAAAAAACTAAAAAATGCTCAATGATCTGCAGTCCAAAAAGTATGACATCCGGACATAAATTGAGATTAGAAGTAGCAGAAAAATATAGTGCAAATTTTGATCTGTTTGGCGGAGCATCAGGAAGCTCTCGAATAGGATCCGGATCTGGTCCTAATGGAGATTGGTGGAGATCTAAAGAAGAAGCATTAGCTCCATATATGTTTTCTTTAGTTTTTGAGAATGCTAAAATAGATAAGTATTATACTGAAAAAATAACAGATTGCTTTGCATTGGGGGTAATTCCTATATACTGGGGAACCGATAAGATCTCTGAAGATTTCAATATGGGAGGTATTATTAAATGGGAAGATAATTTTGATTTTTCTATGCTTACGTTGGATCTTTACAACTCTAAAATGGAATATGTAAAAGATAACATGGAAAGAGTCAGAAATATGTTATCCGCAGATTCATTAATTTTCAATAAGATAAAAACTTTATGAGTAAAATAAACCTCGTAGCTGCATCCAGACAAAGACCAGTAAGGATGTTCAATGTATTAAAAAAATGGCTGAGTAATTCTGCATCACCTTCTGATATAAAGGTAATTATATCTATAGACTCTAGCGATCCTACAATTGATAAATATTTTGAATTAATAAATCCATTATCGCTGGAATACAATACAAATATATTGATAATTGTTAACCACAATACATGTACAGTTGAAGCAATAAATTCTGTTAAGCCATATTTGGATGGGGATTTAGTTATAGTATTTTCTGATGACACAGATTGCTTTAAAAATTGGGATAAGGAATTGATAGATTTCTCGACTAATCTTTCAGGTAAATATGTGATAAAGACCTCTGATGGAATAGGCAAAGACCTTATTACAATGCCAGTATTTTCTAAAGAATATTTAGATGGATTCACTTACATATACCATCCATCTTACAAGCATATGTTTTGTGATACAGAACTTACGTGTGTAGCTACCGTATTAGGGTGTGTGATTAATGGCGATCAATTTGAATTTAAGCATTTACACTACTCCCAATTACATCATGATAAGGATTCTGTTGATGATAAAAATCAATCTACTTTTTATGACGGAATGGACATTTTTAAAGAAAGACTTTCTAATAATTTCGATCTAGAACCTTCTGATTTTAAATGTGAAATGCCAAAAGAAATAATAGAATGGATATCTCAAAAATAAATCTTGATAGAGTAACATTGGTGTGTATCGATGGGAGGGAAGAGGATTCTGAAAGAACCTCTAGATATAGAGATATATTTAGATACTCTATGAATCATATTGATTTTAAAAGAGTAATTTTTTTCAGCCACATAGATTACAAATTCGATGGGGTAGAAACTATTAATATATGGAAACTAGGAAGTACTGGTGAATATTCTAATTTTTGTATGAGATTGCTAAATCCTTATATCAATACAGATTACTGTATGATTATGCAGGATGATGGATTTATATTAAATCCTGATCTATGGGATGATGAATTTTTATCTTATGATTATATAGGAGCTCCCTGGCCTATAGGATTAGGATCTACTACAGAGGAAACACAGGTAGGAAATGGAGGATTTTGTATAAGAAGTAAAAAATTTCTAGAGTTTAGTTCTAAGCTTTTCCCTACAATGCAAAACGAGGATAAGTACATATTAGAAACTAACAGAAAAGCAGTTAATCAAGCGAATTTAAAAATAGCACCAGTCGAGTTAGCTAAAAGATTTTCTGTAGAAATTCCAATAGATGATCAGCATAGTATAAAGAATTGTTTTGGTTTTCATGCAAAACATCTATTGGAAGAATCAATTGAATACATAAAAAATAAAAATAAATGACTAAACAAATCAAAGCCTTTAACACGGATTACAAACTAGCAGAAAGATTTATTGCTTTTAAGAAAAAGTACAAAATAAAAACTGCAATAGAAACCGGAACATACCATGGAGACACCACATCCTGGCTAGCAGAAAATTTCGATACTGTATATACTGTCGAATACGATAAAAGATATCTAGACGTGGCTCAGGATCAAATATCCAAGTATACCAATATAAGAAGTTATTTAGGTAGCAGCACGGATTATCTTGGAAAATTCCTTGATGAATCAAAGGATAATAATGTTATAGTTTTCCTAGATGCACATTGGTATGCTAATCCAGTATTACAAGAACTGGACAGGATTAGAGAGTCTGGAACAAAACCTGTTCTTGCTATACACGATTTCAAAGTTCCAGAAAGACCAGATCTTGGTTATGATGAATATCCTAATCAGGGTATAGTCTATGAATGGAATTGGATAAAGGAAAAAATAGATGCCATTTATGGAATCGATCAGTATGACATAGAATACAATACATACTCTGAACAAAATATGAGAGGCTGTATATTCATATTACCAAAAAATAAATTATGATAAAATTAAACGACTATAGAAAGAGTGTCTACTCTCAAACAGGTGAAGACGGAATACTAGAAAAACTTTTCCAAACTCTAGATATAAAACAAGGCCAATTTTGTGAATTTGGTGCATCTGATGGTATGTCATATTGTAATACCCGAAAATTGAGAGAGGAAGGATGGGGAGGAGTTTTAATCGAAGGTGATCCATTATATGCAGAGGGAATAAAAGAAAACCTTAAGGACTATAAAAATATTGAGATCCTAGATAGCTTTATTAGCTGTGAACCAGGAAGTACATTGGATGAGATTCTAAAACCTACGAAATTAAAAAAAGACTTTGATTTTATTTCAATAGATATAGACGGGAACGATCTTTGGGTCTGGGAATCTTTAAAAAATTATTCTCCTAAGGTAATAATGGTAGAATATAATTCTAATTATCCTTCTACTGATAGCTTGTCTATAAAATATGATAAGGATCATAGACATCAGTTAGATGCTTATTATAGCGCCACAGCTGGTGCATATAAGAAATTAGCTGATAAGAAGGGATATAAATTAGTAGGATTTACTGAGGGATTAAACCTAGTATTTTGTAAGAATGAATTAGCTTCCAATTTTTACGAATATAAACTAGAGGAAATACCAGTAATGAGAGTGTGGCCTATAAAAGAAGGGAGAGAGCTTTTAATATATTAAAATGAAAATAATATCTTTCTCACTTTGGGGAGAACACGAGAGATACTTTATAGGTGCTTTTAGAAATTGCGAGTTAGCTTTACAGTGGTATCCGGATTGGACATGCTTTTTTTATGTAAGATCTGATTCTAGTATAAAGCATATGGATAAATTGAGAGCTTATCCGAATGCTAGAGTTATTGAAATAGAATCACCCGATGAAAAAAGAGGACTTTTCTGGAGGTTTATTCCTGCTTTTGATAAATCGATAGATGTTACAATTGTAAGAGATTGCGATTCACGTCTCTCTGAGAGAGAATTATTAGCGGTTAATCAATGGCTCGAAAGTGACAAGGCATTTCACATAATGAGAGATCATCCTTATCATAGTACCGAAATACTTGGCGGTATGTGGGGAGTTAAGAATAAAATGATAGATCTAGGAGATCCTCTTAATCTTGAAATCATTAGTTCTTACAAAGATGAATACCAAGAGGACCAAAGATATCTTAGAGAAAAGATATGGCCAAGAGTCAAGGATAATTGCATGATACATGACGAATTTTTCGGTGGATTAAAATTTCCTAAGGAAAGGTATGATTTTGACGATTTTGTTGGTCAGCAATATAACGATAATGATCAGCCGGTAAAGGAAAATTCAGATATTCTTAAAAAATACTTGCAAGGATCATGAGGATTATTATTATACAAGAAGCAGGAAGGCATGACGAGAATAGAAATTTTAGAGAGTGCTTAAGCTTACAGAGAGCATTTCTATATAACGGTCATCAGTGCGACGTTTGGGGATTGGGTCATTCCAATTATAGTCAAATCCCAGATTGGGATTCCTATGATCTTATAATGAATATAGAAAATTACGATTCTGTCGGATGGGTTCCTAATCTATCTTCATTTAATAAACCCATAAAATTACTTTGGAGTATAGATGCTCACTGTAGGGGAGAAGAGATATACGAAAATACCTTTTCTTCTGGAAGATATAATTTCTTGCTTCACTCCACTAAAGATTTTGTCAAAAATAATTATCATATATGGTTTCCTAATTGTTTTGATGACGACCTAGTTAAAAATATGCAGGTTGATAAAAAACATTTCATAGGGTTTTGTGGTAATTATGTTAACAGAAAAGATCTTATAGATACAATTACTTCCGAATTCGGTATGAAGCAGGACATATTTGTAATAGGAGAATCTATGGTTAAATCTATCAATGAATATAGAATACACTTTAACAAGAACATGTTAAACGATATAAACTATAGAAACTTCGAAACAATAGGTACAGGTACAGTTCTACTCACGAGCAATAATCCAAATTATGAAAGTCTTGGGTTTATCGATGGTGAAAATTGTTTAATATATAATGATATTGGGGACATTAGAAGAATATTGATGGAGGTAAAACAAAATCCTGATATTTTGGAAAAAATAGGGGATTCCGGATATGGACTTTCTAAAAATCATACCTATAAAGTAAGGGTTAATGATTTATTGAAAAAAATTTAGCATGAGAGTTTTAATTACAGGCGGAGCAGGATTTATCGGATCTAATATAGCTAATCAACTTGCTAAAGATGATATTATTAAAGATGTGATTGTTCTTGATAATTTATCTAATGGAAGTGTTTCCAATTTAATAGATTCTCCAAAGATAAATTTTATAGAAGGAGATATCTGCGATTACAAATTAGTTTCCGATATATGTAAAAATGTTGATATTATATCGCACCAAGCTGCATGGGGATCTGTCCCTAAGTCTATAATAGATCCTATAAATTTTATTTATAACAATGTTTATGGATTTACCTGTATATTACAAGCTGCAAGGGATAATCAGGTAAAAAAAATTATTTATGCTACTTCTTCTTCTGTATATGGAGATAATGAACTTTATAAGAAGAATGAAAAAATTATAGGAAATCCTCTTTCCCCTTATGCTTTGAGCAAAAGGTTCGATGAGATGCTAGCTGATAATTTTAACCGTTTGTATGGTATTAATTTTTATGGACTAAGATATTTCAATGTCTTTGGAGAAAATCAAAGGTTTGATTCGGAATATTCTGCGGTTATCCCTAAATTTATAGATGCTATCATAAAAAAAGAACAGCCCGTAATATATGGTGACGGGGAGCAAAGAAGAGATTTTACATATATTAAAAATGTCGTAGATTTTAATGTAGACCTAATAAAAAAGGAGGTCGCTAAAGGATCACATATTTATAATGTTGGGGCGGGAAAAAGTACATCTGTTAATGAGATATTTAGCATGATAAGAAATAAATTGAAATCCGATATAAATCCTAGATATACTGATAGGAGAAATGGCGATATATTGAATTCTTTAGCTGATATAGATGCTTCTGTTAATATAGGATATATCCCTAAGATTGATGTTGAAGAAGGTATAGAGAAGACCATAGAATGGTTTAAAAATAAAAATAAAAATGCAGGATATTAAAAAAAGAATATTAGTTATATCCCCACATACTGATGATGAACTATTTGGTGTGGGTGGAACTTTGATAAAGAGAAAAAAAGAAGGATCTCACATAAAAGTTGTTGTTATGTCTTGCTCTAGTAGGTATCTTCACCATTTAGGAAGGGAGATAACAGAGGAAGAGCAATGGTCTGAGTTTAATAATGTTTCAAAGTTTATATCAACAGAAGAACCTGAAAAATTCGATACTGGCGGTATAAGACTGGAAGAAGTTCCGCAATATAAGATTGTTAGGTGGTTAGACGAATTGATAAGATCCTATAGGCCTACTGTTATTTATATTCCAGAGCCTTCTTACCACCAAGAACATAAAGATGTTTATAATGCTTGTATATCAGCGGTTAGACCTACCGGGGTGGGATTAATCCCTGAAATCATATCCTATGAAATACCAACATCAACGTGGTCTGATCCATCCAATAGATTTCAGCCTAATTTATTTGAGAACATCGAGGATACCATAGAAGATAAAATAAACATTTTTAAAGAAAATTATGTTTTACAGTATACTAAAACAAAGAGGGATAAATTGGGTGAAGAAGGAATAAAAGCACATGCTCATTATAGGGGATTTGAGTGCGGGATAAAGTATGCAGAAGCTTTCAACATAATAAGAAAAATAAAATAAAATATTTTGAGAATTAATTTTTTCGATTTAGGAGCTTTCGATGGGATAGAATCCAAAATAGCTTCGGATATCTTTAGATCATTAGGTATTGAAGATTTTAAAATATACACTTTTGAACCGTGTCAAAAATCTTTTGACCAAATATCTTCCCTGTTAAAGGATGATCCTAATGTTAAACTTGTAAAATCTGCTATTTCTAATAGTAACGGAATGAGCAAATTATATCACTCATTTGAAGGAAATGAAGTGGGGCACTCTATTTTCTCCTCGAAAAATAACGTATACGAAAGTGATTATGAAGAAATAGAAACTATAAAATTTTCTTCATTTTGTACTAATGAAAATATTGACCTAGAAAATGGGTTTAATATCATTAAAATTAATATCGAAGGCGCTGAATGGCATCTATTTAATGATTTGATAGATTCAAAAATGATTCAAAATATACATATTTTTTGCGGGGAAGCAATAGACATGCCTAAAGTTAAAGAGCTACATCCTTACATACCCGAGTATGAGTCGATGCTAAAAAAATACAAAATAGAATTCGTACCATTTTCAGCACAGGGTATACAAAACGAATCTGATAGGGTACTTAGTGAAACCCGAGATTTTAAAAATAAAATAAAAATGGAATATGAAAAAATGCAGGGATTTGACCCAGGATCTACAAAGTAATCCAATTAAAAGGGAATCTAATAAATTCATCGATGTAAACACAAAAGTTTTCACTATAGGTAGCTGTTTTGCACTTGAGATAAAGGATTTTCTCATGAGAAATTCGTATAATGTATTGGTTCCAGAGGAGACAAGCTCAACACCAGAGCCAAGATTGATATGGTATAACACATATACTATATTATATGAATTTCAAAGAATAACCGGTGAATTTGTACAGAAAGAGGATGATGTTTGGGATCTGGGTAATAGGTGGCAAGACCCTTACAGAAGGTGTGTATTTGGTGATACGAAAGAGGATCTTTGGAAAAAAATAAATAAATTAAACGAGGATATAAAATTTGGAATTTTAAACTCTGAATGTTTAGTAATAACTTTAGGACTTACAGAAGTTTTCTTTAATGGAAACTCCGCAATATGTTCCACACCGGGTTATGCTGGAGGAGGTGGACATGAGTGCGTATTTCGACCTACTAAATTCAATGAAAATTACGATAATGTGAAAAAGATTGTTGAAATACTAAAAAATATAAATCCTAATTGTAGTATAATTTTAACTGTTTCTCCTGTTCCCCTAGGAATGACCTTCAGAGATTTAGACCATTTAATTGCAAATACTGAAAGTAAATCTATATTAAGAACCGTAGCTGGACAAATACAGGAAGAATATCCAGATATAGTCAATTATTTCCATAGCTTTGAGATTTCATCAAATAGTAATAGAGAAGCTGTTTATATGGAAGATGCGAGACATGTTCGTAGAGATTTTGTTGAGGGAATTATGAGTGAATTTAAAAAATATTTCATAAAGTAATGACTATTTCTATACACCAGCCTAATTTTTTCCCCTGGTATCCTTTTTTTCAGAAAGTCGAAAAATCCCAAAAATTTATTCTTTTGAATCAGTCACAATTTCAGAAGAACAATCTGCAGAATAGATTTAGTATGGACGATAAATGGTATACTATTTCTGTTAATAGAGGACTAGATCCAATATTTACAAAAAAATATTTATCCCCAACCGATGATTGGGAAAGAATAAAAAAATCACTTCCCGAATACAAAAAGATTTTAGAAAAATTTGATCCTTTCATAGGTCATGATTTAAAAGACACCAATACTAATATAATCAAAAAAATATGTGATATTATTGAAGTCGATACCGAAATATTATCCGATTACCCTACTGAATTAAAAGCAAGCGAAAGAATTTTGGACATATGCTTAAAATTCGAAGCTTCTACTTATATTTCTGGCATTTCTGGAAAAAAATACTTAGACCTAGAGATTTTCAAAAAAAATGGTATAGAGGTATTTTTTCAAAAAGAGGAAGAAATGATCAAGGAACCTATTTTAAAAATACTAAAAAAATATGTTTAATAGAGTTATTGTTAGCTCAGACGATTCTGATTTTAAAAATTTCTGGCCTATAGTGGTTAAGTCTTGGAATAAATATTTTCCGGAAGTAAAGGTGTGTTTAGCATTTGTAACGGACAGAAAAGAAAATGATGAGATCGTAAAAAGGCTTAAAAAATATGGTGAGGTTTATTTATTCCCCGTTCAACCTAATATACCTACTCCCAACCAAGCAAAAATGTACAGACATATATTAGCTGGACAATTTGGTGATGATGTGTGTATGATAGAGGATATAGATACTATTCCACTACAATCTGAATTTGTACACAGAATCCTATCTCAGAGGGATTTTGGAAAAATGCTCAGGGTTGGCTCTGAGATCTACAACGGGACACTTGACGAGGGTAAATTTCCTACGAGTAACCTTACAGGGGAATCATATCTCTTCAAGGAATTAATAAATCCAGATAATCTAAACTACAAATCTCTATTTGATACGTGGTGTAATATTAGATATTATGACCACAAAGAATCTGTTAATAACCATCCGGATTTATCTGGATTAGATGGATTCTCTGATGAATCTTTGATGAGAGTACTAATGAATAGATTTTCCCCAACAAAAGATAGAATTAATGAAATAAAAAGGGATGTTGATATACGGGACAATTGGATAGACAGATCTTGGTGGAATATAGATAAAAATAAATTAATTAATAACGAATATGTGATCTGTAACTTTTTAAGACCTTTTGCTGAAAATATTCATCTATGCAAACCGATAATTGAATATATATTCGACACTCAAAATATCCGGTTAGACGAAATATTAATAGATTAAAAATGATTACAACCATTTATGAGCATTCTGTTGATTTAGAAATTCTAGAAAAAGGTGGGTGGGTTTTAGATCTGGGATGTGGTGTAGACTTCCTATTTTCAAAAGCCATGCTAGAAAAAGGAATGAAAGTTTTAGCAGTAGATCCAAATCCTAAAATTTCACAAATTCCAGATCATCCTAATTTCTATTTTGTAAACAAGGCAATAACCACAGAAGAATCTAAAGAGCCTTTGGAATTCACCATATATAATGACTCTGACGCATTTAGTTCAGTTAATACAATGCATGATGTTTCCTTCGTTGAAAAACAGGGGAATATCATGATTGAAACTGTGACCCTCAATGATCTTAAAAACGAATTTTCAATTAATTCTATAGAGCTGATTAAAATTGACATCGAAGGGGCAGAATACGGTCTATTAGAATCTTTACATTATCCAATTTCTAGACAAATAAGTATCGAGTATCACGATTTTAGAGGAATGAATCCATATTTTCCAAATAATCAATTATACCATGATAAATTGAAAATAAAACTTGGCTTTTACAACTTTGTTAAGTACAGCATAGAACAACACAAGGGAATTTCAGGAGAACAGGGACTTAATTATTGGGATTGTCTTTTAGTTCAAAAAAATTAGATCTATGGTTATAGGAAATGGCCTACTGGCAAGAAAGTTCCAAGGAATTGACAATGTTATTGTTTTTGCTTCCGGAGTTTCAGACTCTTCAGAAACCGACCAGAAAGAATTTGAAAGAGAAAAAAAACTCCTTTTAAAGGTAATAGAATCGAACTCTTGTGTTCCTCTTGTTTATTTCAGTTCTGTTTCAATATTAACCCAATCTTCACCATATATCTTACACAAGAAAGAAATGGAACAAATCATACAAGGATTAGGGATTAATTATTGGATATTTAGACTTCCCCAAATTGTTGGCTTTGGCGGATGCAAAAGAAATCTTATAAATTTTATTCTTGGTAAGATAATGTCAGGAGATGAAATACAAATTTATGACACAAAAAGAAGTATATTGGACGTTGATGACGCTAGGAGTATTGTTGAGTATATCATACAAAACTTTGAACCTAATAAAATTTTAAATGTTGGCGGGGTGCAAGCTTTGAAGGTTCATGATATTGTTGACATTTTAGAATCTTTAACTGGAAATAAACCCATAGTAAACAAAATCAAGAAAGAATGTTTAGATCAATCTACTGTTAATTCGGAAGAAGTTGAACAAGCAATCAGCTTTCTGGGAATAAAAACTGAATTTTACATTAAAAAAACTTTAGCTAAATATGTTGCACATTACTGAAGAAACACACCACGACCTATATTATAATGTAGAAAAATGTGTGGAGTATTGTAGACAAATTAAGACATCTGTTCGCAAGGAAATAACTGAATATCACATGTTTTGGAATGTCGGTTTACCATTCGAGAGAAAACAAATTTTATCTATAAAATCATATCTTTGTACTCAAGATCTTAAGAATACACGATTAAACATATGGTCAAATGTAGACCTAAGGTCGAATCATTTTTTGTTGCCTTTTCTCCCTTATATAAATTTTAAAATATGGGATCCTATCAAAGAAGCACGAGGAACTGAATTGGAAGGGAGGTTAGATGTTCTTCTAGTAAAAGACGACTTAAACTATTCTGCGGGGGATCTTTTCAGAATTTTGGTTTTGCATAATTATGGAGGATTATACGTAGATTTTGATGTCGTTTTTTTAAGGGATTTCTCCCCTATTCTTGATCAAGAATTTATGTATAAATGGTCCTTCCAAGAAGAAATGATAAATGGTGCTGTGATGAGGATGTTTAAAGGTAGTAAACTTTCTAAGGATCTTTTAAAAGAAATAGCAAAAGGTGAAGTTTATTCTGGAACTGTTAATTGGTCAACAGTTTTATATCAAAAAGTTAGATCTTATAATAAGGATTGGACAGTTTTCCCTTGTGCGTTCTTTAATACTGAGTGGCAAATTAAATTAACAGAGGAACAAAAAAACAACGACCCCGAATATAGGGAATTAGTTAATTTTATTCTTTATCCTTTCAAAAAAACAGAATGGAGTTCAAAATTGATGTATGAGGGGGTATTCAGTTGGCATTGGCATAACAACTGGAATGCAGAAATTGAAATAGGAAGTAAGTGGCAAATTTTAGAAGATAAATTTAACAATGAAATCAAAACAAAATTTAAAATTTGATATCGATAAAAAGTATTTAACAATGTTTACGTCAGATAAAGAGGTAAACCAGCTTGGATGGGGATCGATACATTCTCAAAATAGTAGATTTGAAATACTCCTACAGATTAGAGGATACAACCAAAACGATACGGTATTAGATGTTGGGTGTGGATACGGGGATCTTTGTAAATATATTCAAAATTATACTGGTATAGATCTGAGAGCATCTGCAATAGACAAGGCTAAAAATAAATACCCAGGGAGGGATTTTAAAAATTGTGAAATATATTCAATCGACGAGAAATATGACTGGGTTTTTGCATCGGGAATATTTTGTTTTGATTATGAATGGGAAAAAAATACTAATGATTGCATAAAAAAAATGTATGAAATTTCCAAAAAAGGATTAGCCTTTAATTTCCTTTCTGACCTAAGCGAGGGCAATAGAGAAATCGGAATGAAATATACCAAAATAGAAGAGGCTTTACCTATTGTTTCATCATTATGTAAGAATTTTACATTTAGACACGACTATCTAAAAAACGATTTTACTGTCTATATGTACAAATAATTCACGTTATAGGAGGAACTATCTTTAATACATTTTATATAATTTATAAATATCGTTATGATTCTTTGTATTTTTGGATCCTCTGGATTAGTAGGAAGCAATCTTTATAATAAATGTTTAGAAAAATATTCGAATTACAGAATACTTGCTCCTAAAAGATCTGATGTGGATCTTTCTAATAGGGAAGAAACCTTATCGTATCTCCATTTTAATAAGCCCGACATAGTTTTTCTATGTGCTGCTAAAGTTGGAGGAATAAAGGCTAATAGCGATTTTAAAGCTGATTTTATAACAGAGAATATAAAAATACAATCCAATGTTATAGAGGGATGTTTTCTAGCTGGTATAAAGAAGCTAGTATTTTTAGGATCTTCTTGCATATATCCTAAGAATTGTCCTCAACCCATCAAGGAAGAATACCTCATGACTGGACCATTAGAACCTACTAACGATGCTTATGCTATTGCAAAGATATCTGGGATTAAGATGTGTCAATCCTACAGAAGTCAATATGGATGTGATTTTATATCCGTAATGCCGTCAAATCTTTATGGTCCTGGTGATAATTTCGATCTTAATTCGAGTCATGTATTGCCTGCTCTAATTAGAAAATTCCACGAGGCTAAAATAAAAAATAAGCCATACGTTGAGGTGTGGGGATCTGGTACACCCATGAGAGAATTTTTATATGTTGAGGATCTTGCGGATGCTTTAATTTTTCTGTCCGAAAATTATTCAGACGAGAAAATAATAAATGTTGGATCTGGAATGGACCTATCAATTAAACTTTTGTCCCATTATATACAAAAAGAAGTCGGTTATGAGGGTGATGTAGTTTTTAATAATTCTTATCCTGACGGAACAATGAGAAAGGTTATGGACTCATCCAGAATATTCGAAATGGGATGGAGTCCTAAAATTTCATTGGAGGATGGGATTAAAAAGACATATTCCTACTATAAAGAAACATATGAACAACAATAAGAAAGCTATTATAACCGGGGTTAATGGGCAGGACGGAAGCTACCTTGCTGAACTTCTTCTGAATAAAGGATATGAGGTTCATGGTACAATAAGAAGATCCTCGTCTTTTAATACCTGGAGAATAGATCATTTAAGAAAAGATAGTAATTTTCACTGGCATTATGCTGATATAACAGACCCAGTAAGTATATCTAACCTAGTATCTTCTCTAAAACCTGACGAATTCTATAACCTTGCAGCGCAAAGCCATGTAAAGATTTCTTTTGAAATCCCATACTATACCGGACAAGTTGATGCTATAGGGACTTTAAATGTATTAGAGGCTATCAGATCACACTCGCCTAATACTAAATTGTATCAGGCATCAACCTCTGAATTGTACGGTATGGTTCAAGAGATACCGCAAAATGAAAAAACACCTTTCTATCCAAGATCCCCCTATGGAGTTGCAAAGCTCTATGGGTTTTGGATAATTAAAAACTACAGAGAAGCCTACAATTTATTTGCATGTAACGGTATACTATTTAATCACACTTCTCCAAGAAGGGGTGAAAATTTCGTCGAGAAAAAAATAGTTGATGCTCTTGCTGATATTATACACAATCAAAAGATCACATCTTTTTCATTAGGTAACTTGAACTCACAAAGGGATATAGGTCATGCTAGGGAATATGTTGAAGGTATGTGGAGAATGCTCCAACAGAAAACTCCTGATGATTTTGTTCTTGCAACAGGAACAACGTATACTATTAGATCAATTGTTGAGATGACAGCTTCTATTTTAGGAGTTCATTTAATATGGGAGGGTGAAGGAATAAATGAAGTTGGTAAAAACAAAGAAACAGGAGAAATACTGGTAACTATTGATTCTAAATATTTTAGACCTTCTGAGGTTGATCTTTTAATAGGAAATCCTGAGAAGGCTGAATCTGTATTAGGATGGAAAGCTAAAATGGATCTTACTGAAATATTAAAGGAAATGGTTGAATCTAAAATTAATGGAAATGTACGCTGATTTATTATTCAGGGAGATAGAATATCTTAGTAGGATACCTGTTCATAAAATATCTTTTCTTGTAGATCTTGTACATGGGGGAATAGATGAAGACAGTAGGATAATCTGTTCAGGTATGGGAAAGGCAGGACAGATTGCACATACCTTTTCTACAACTTTAAGCTCTACTGGAGTCCCCTCATATTTCCTTCATCCTTCTGAAGCACAACACGGGGATCTTGGTATTTTAGGTAAGAATGATATTCTTATGCTATTTTCAAATTCTGGAAAAACTAGGGAGGTTTTAGAATTGATTGATCTATCTAAGAGATTGCATCCTGATTTAAGAATACTTTGTATAGTTGGAGAATCTAATAAGGAGCTGGAAGAAAAAACCTCTCTTGTTTTAGATTTTGGTCCTGTCAAAGAAATATGTCCATTAGGATTAACACCTACTACATCAACAACCTGTATGTCCGTTATATGCGACCTTATAGTTGTTGGATTAATGAAGAAGAATAATTTTACTAAAGAAGAATACGCAAAAAGACATCATGGAGGATATCTTGGAGAAAAGTCAAAATCCTAAATTTTTAATATCTGGACCTTGTGTAATAGAGAATCTAGATCTCTGTGTACATATAGCTAAGGAGGTAAAAAGGGTTGGTGAATTATACGGCTTTAAACCGATCTTTAAAGCTAGTTACGATAAGGCTAATAGGACATCAGGTGATTCGTTTAGAGGAGTTGGAATTAAAGAAGGATTATACATATTGGATAAGGTAAGGTTTATTGTAGATATTCCTTTTATAACTGACGTTCATGATGTTGAACAAGTTAAGATTGTTGCTCCTTTTGCAGACTATTTACAGATCCCTGCTTTTTTATCTAGACAGACAGATCTCGTTGAAGCTTGTGCAAAAACAGGATTGCCAACCTTAGTGAAAAAAGGACAGTTTCTTTCACCTGAAGCATGCTCTTATATAGAAAGAAAATTCTATAAAGCTGGCGGATCACAGATGATGATATGTGAGAGAGGAAATTCTTTTGGTTATAATGATCTAATAGTAGATGTTACATCTCTTTCTAGATTAAAAAAATCGTGTGAAAATTCTTCCGTTATTATGGACTGTACACACAGTTTACAAAAGCCTAATGGAATTTACGGTAAAACAGAAGGGAGAGGGGACATGGTAGAAGAGATGGTTAGATTTGCATCTGTAATGGGTGCTGATGGCTTATTCATAGAAACACATCCAGATCCTAGTAAATCACCTTCTGACTCCGAAAATATATTGGAACTTTCAATGCTAGACAAGGTATTAAATATATCAAGAAAAATATACGATTGTGAGTAAAGTGGATATTGTAATAGTCAGTTATGCTAAAGACGATTACTGTAAGAATTTAACAGAAAATTGTATAAACAGTCTTTTTCATTCAGAAGAGGACAAAGATCTATTTAATGTTATTGTAGTAGAATCAGAGCCCGGAGTTAAATGGGAAGAAAAATTTACACAAAATGTAACTACATATGAAGCACCACTTCCTTACGGATACCATAAATTTTTAAACTTCGGTAGAAAAAAAGGAAATTCTGAATGGGTAGCATTATGTAATAATGATTTACAGTTTACAGTAAATTGGTTTTCTAAAATACTTAAGTCAAATAAAGAGAATCCTGATGTGATTTCATTTTCTCCGATTTGTCCAATGACCCAAACCCTGTATGGTATTAATCCACATACGGGTATTCATCTGGGTTACGAAATTAGAAAACAAATTTCAGGGTGGTGCATAGTACACAAGAGAGAGATCTACGAAAAAATCGGGGATTTAGACGAGAATTTTTATCATTGGTTTTGTGACAATGATTATGCTATGACTCTGCAAGAAGAAGGTTTAAAGCATGCTCTTGTTACAGACTCTATAGTTATACATCACGAAAAGACCATAGGGAAAACTACCGAAAGGGTAGTTGAAACTAATGATGAGATGTATAGGTTAACCATGGGATCTCAATCGATATTTCAAAAAAAATGGGAAAAAATTAGAATATGAAAAGATACGAGATCATAAACATTAGATAGGTTTATTGCTAATTCATTGAATTGGGATTTTTAATAAAATCAGAAATGATATATTAAACCTAATGGACGATGAAAATTTTAAATCCAATTATTCAATTGGATTTTATTGATAACAATGAAATTATTATCTTCTATTTGCTATAACTTATAACGGGGTAAAATGGAAATTCCTATAGGATTTAAAATGATTCTTTCGAGAGCCAAAGGCAAGACACAGATTGAAATAACTAGACACAAAGATCCTATAATGGATAATATGCTTATAGTTAATAGCATAGGAAGTAAAGCATATAAAGATTCATGGATAATAGAAAAAGATCTTCCTACATGGTTAAGCTATTTACAAAAAGAAGGATACACCGAAATAAAAACAATCGAGGATGTGGGATCTTCTAAAAAAAATAATACGAAAAAAATCTAAGATGGAAAATATCGAGGAATTAGATATAGAGGTTCTTGACCAAGAACTAAAACCTTTTGCCTATCAATGGACAAAAGGAGACAATAACGGAAACGTATGCGAGTACGCGGATGTTTTTAAAGACGGCACTACTGGTGTTATCTGGGTTAATTTTAAGGATGGAACCAGAATTAATTATTCATTACTGAATGAATACATGATTCAAATAGATCCTAGTAATAGAAGAGCATTAGCAGCTCCTTTGGTTGAAGCTACCAGCACTCCTGTTGAAAGAGCTTCACCAGTTAGGAATGTTATGCTTGCTGATAATTCCTCAATCAGTGCCAAGTCTTCTAACCCTATAACATCGCTTCTTGAAAAACAAAAACCAAATTGGGTGGAAGTAGGAATTACTCTTAAACTAAATCTTCCAACAAAAAGCCTTTATAATGTTTTAACCTCCTCTTTTGAAGAAGCTGACAAAGAAATTATAGAATTCGTTGTTAGCGATCTTGATTTAGAAATAATAAAAGAAAGCTTAAGGATAAATATAAAGGAGATATATAAAGGTACTAATGGAAATATTCGAAAAGGCGGAAATAACATCTCTACAGAAGAGTAAAAATACCGAATCTGTAGAAATAGACGGGAAACTTTTTATAAGACAAATTAACCCTGGGGTTATAATAATGCCTTATACTTTGGATTCTGATAAAAACCCAAATGAAATTGGGATAATTAGTGAGATTCTAGGACAAAGACCTGGTGGTATTTCTATGACATTAATCACAGGTACCCCAGAAGATAGTGATGCAAATATTTTTCAGACCGCTATAAGAGAACTTAAAGAGGAGTCTGGATTTTTTGTTGATGATATCAAGAGATGGAATTTTTTAGGAACTTTGTATACATCAAAAATGGTTCTTAATGCTAACCCTTGTTTTAGTGTTGATATAACAGGATTGGTTGCAGAGCAAAAAACAACCGACGGATCTCAATCAGAAGCAGATAGTAAATTCGAATTAATTAGTATAGAAGAAGCTTTAGACCTTGAGGATTCTTTAGTTAGTACTCTTTTCATCAAAACTTTTAAAAACGTTTTCATTAAAAAAATAAAAGAGGATGATATTACCTAATAGAAAAGAAAGAAGAAAATTGGCCAAAGAGATGGGTCTTTTTGGTAAGAATAAAAATACTAATAGTAGCGAGACATCCGAAAGATCTAGATCTATGGGAAAATTGATACACCTCAGAAATTTAACTGAGCAGAGAAATTCCAAAAAAAAATCTTAAATCTAATTAGTGTATTTTAAATCCTTCATCGTCACCAAAATTGACAAGATTAAAAATGCAGATTTAGAAAACTGCGAGATATGTTCCATTGATGTGAACTCCTGGTTCAAATCTAATAGTCTCACACCTTCAAGTATGAATGAAATAAGACAATACATATTTGAAGAGTGGTTACATAAAAAAATATCTGGATCTAAGAATAAGATATCTACAGGATCCAATCTAGTAATAGTTTACGATAGCCCTACTGATCCTTTTATCGCTTTGTTGAAGGAAAAAATATCTGACGTTTTTGAGTGTGAATTTTGCGAAGTTGTTTTAATCGCAGAATAAATAGTCAGGTATATAGTATATGAATCCTCCTGAACAAATTACTTCTCAAGGGATAACTCCACCTTCGAATCTTTCTAGCGGAGGAAGTACGGTATCTGATATCCAAACATTTGCCAAAGGAATATATTCTTTTGATAGTGATAAGACGTTTTATACTTACGAGTTAAGCGAATTAAAATCACTTCCTAAGAGTTTATTTTACGATGCAGCAACCTCTGACGGTGTATATAGAGGTTTATTTTCTTATTATGTATTAGGAACAAATAGAGGAAATAAAGTACCCTATCACAGGTCAGAAAGTACCCAATATCTACAGGATATAACTCCTATAGAATCTAGGAATCCCACTGCAAAAATGATCATTGATACAGTTAGCAAAAAAACTGGAACTACCCCTGCATATCTTAATCCCTCTAGTCCTTACAGAGGACAAGTTTATAACGTTAAGGATTTTATATTTTGTAAGCATTACGGGATCATTCCTAACAACAGGATGATAACTCTTAGAAGATTTCCTTATCCAACTTTAGATTCTTTAAGAATTCTTCCAGATAAACCTGCGGAGTTCACAAAAGAAGGAAATAAGGTAAAATACGAAGCTGTATCTATTCCTGAATTAGGGAGAGTTAAAGATTTAAAAGGTATAGAAAACTCATCTTTACCGGTAGCTCAAGCAGTAACTTATTTTGGTGGGGATACGGGTAATAATTTGTCTACTATATTAGGTATATCTACAGGATTAAATTTTGCGTCACAGACGCAAGAACCCATGAAAAATGAACAAACTGGGGACCCTGGATTATTAAATTCACCCTTTGGGGATCTTATAAAATCCTTTGTTTCTAGCGGACAAAGTAATATAAATGTTGAAGATGTTGATAATTTACTCGGGACATTTGTTGCACCGGAAAGAAATATTAACAGACTAAAGAGGAAGCTTTTAGATAACGCTTTACAAGCAGACGGACCTTTATCTAAGAAGATTTTCGTAAATGTTAACACTGTTAACCAGATGATGGTAAGAACCCAGGGTTTCAGTGGAGGTATGAATCAGTTTACTATAAATTTTGAATATAATTTAACTTCTGTTGGAACTGTAAATACAAAGCTTTTATTCTTGGATTTAATGACTAATCTTTTATCTATAGGTACGGATTATGGTCAATTTCTCTCTCCTGAACTAAGACTTGAACAAACTAGCGTGGGTTTAGGATTTCCTGGAGGAGCAAAAGGTTATGCTAAATCTATAGTGGATCCAATTGGATACATTAAAGATCAAGTTAGCGGGATATTATCAGAGCAAAGCGTAAACAATCAATTAACTGCAGAGGGATCAGTAAAAAAGGATATAGAAGAAGCAACAAATGAATTGAAGAATTTCATTGCAGATCCTAAAAACGGAATACCTAAAAATGGTAAATTCTATAACTCGATTGCTGTTTTACTGAGTGATATGTTTCTCAAGAAGGTTTATTATCAACCGATAATGTTAAGTGGATATCCAGTAGGAGAATGGCATTTAGTAGTGGGTAATCCTTTAAATCCTATAGCTATGATTGGTAATTTAGTTTGTACTAACGTGACTATAAACTTTAATGATGATTTAGGTCCAGACGATTTTCCAACTGAAATAAAAGCAAGCTTTACTCTATCTCCTGGTAGACAAAGACATAGAGGAGATTGGGAATCAATGTTTAATAGAGGTAACGGAAGATTATATCTTGGTCAATTGGTTTCTTCTGGAGAAAGTACTAATGCTTATATTACTACAGGTGGTGTAAAAGTTAATCAACCAGGACTTAGTATAGAACAGATAACAGAAGCAACAGCTCCTGCAAATAACACAGGAAATACATCAAATCAATAAGATATGTTAGCAATTGACATTATAGAATCTAAGTCACTCAGAACTAATCCAAATACTAAAATTCAATATTTGGATCTTGTTACTTCTTCGTGGGACACTAGAAGGATAAATTACAGTTTAAGAAGTATAGCGATTGTCACAGACGAGACCCAAATGAGACCTGATTTGGTTGCTTTATCCTATATGGGGGATCAGTCAGAACTAGGAACACTTTTAAAACTTAATAACATTTCAAATCCTCTTTCTGTAGCAACTGGAGAAGTTTTAGCAGTCCCTGGACAAACGATGACTAAAGACCTTTTTAATAGTGGACAATCGATAACAAACCAAAAGCAAAAGGCAAAATCGTTCAGAAAAGAATTACAAGAAAAGATCTCTCAGGTTAGTAAAGAAAGATTAGAATATCTAAATTCTAAAAATATTTCTAATCTAGCAGACACGCCTTTGCCACCTAATCTTTTACAAGATGGACAACAGCAGATATTGGTAGAGGGCGGAAAACTTTTATTCGGTCCTGACATAGGTCAATGTAGAACGAAGGTAAAGAAAAATGTATCTGTAACAGATATTAAAACAAAGCTAGCACAGAAGAATATTTTTAGAAGATAATGGCAGAATTTAATTTAAGAAAAGCTATACTGCAATATAGAAATCCTGATATATTTCTGGATGAGTTATCAGTGGTTGATACTTCGGTACAAGAAGGTGACCCACAAGTAAATGATGCTAAAACTGGAAATATACAGAAGAAGTATTTTGGTATGGCTGAACCTCTAATAAGGATAAACAGCGTCATAGTAAAGGGTCTTAGCTATTTTAATTTAGATCTTACTGGATTTAAACCTGTTGCTATGTTTAGGTTCCAAACTATAGATGAAAGATTTATGTTCACGTCTTTTCCTAAAGATGGTGACATCTTTTCAGTTTATATAAGAGCATTTGGGGAAATGTTTAAACCTATCAGAATGGATTTTATAATAACTGAGGTTATATCTCCATTTTCTAGATCTTCTTCTTCATTAAATGAAGAGAATAATATTGAGCCCTCTACTGGGAAATTTCAAACTTATACAATTACTGGGGAGGTTAGAATACCCAAGTTATATAAAAATGTATCCAAAGTTTTTAAAGGAAACAGTTCCGATGCTTTAATAAAAATATCTGAAGATCTTGGATTAGGATACGCATCTAATGAACCAAAGACTAATGATTCGATGAATTGGGTATGTCCTAATCTAGATTATGAGACACTTATAAAAAACATAGTTGGTAGTTCGTGGCTAGGTGAGGAAGATTATTTTGATTGCTGGATTGATCAATATTATAATATTAATTTAGTAAATCTTAAAAAGCAATTTGATGAACAAAATTCACAAATAGAAACCATTAGAATGGCTTATGGAGCTGATTATAATACAGACTTAGCACCTGGTGCAGATACCAAAGAGATTGAATTTCCTATATTATTAACCAACGCAACAAACTATAGTAAGTCTCCTCTTTTTGTTACAGCGCTATCTTTAGAGCAACACGCAGGACAGATTAATAACGATCTTGGATATTTTCAAAGATTGCAGTTTTATGATGACAAACTAAAATCAGATAAACCTAAGAATAAATTTGTTTCATATAACATAGAGGCTGTTACTAATAAGGATCTAGGAGCTAGAGATGCAATTAATAAGGGAAGATTAGGTGAATCCCTATATAAGGACGAGATAAAAAGTACCTATATAGGAACTATGTATTTTGAAAATGTCCACGAAAATTATCACCAGGCACAGGTGCAAAATATAGTTAATAAAAACGATAGCTATAAGATATTATTGAAAGTAAAAAATAGAGCATGGACTCCTTTTCTTTATAGAGGACAAACATTCCCTGTTAATATAATGACCGAGGGAAGTTCTACTGTTTCTGGTGATTCTAAGTATACTGCAGCTAGAGGTGATGGAACATCTCTTGCACCTCCGCCTGATAAAAGAACACCTAATGCTTTCCTTTCAGGAAACTATGTTGTTCTTGGATTTTCTATCGAATACAACAAAAAAGACGGAATGCACCAAACTATGGTATTAGGAAAGAAACAATGGACTCTTAATCCAGGACTTTCTTCTGATCCATCCACTCTTGATCCTAAAAATGACCCAGCAGATTTTAACGATCTTGTTGAGAACGCTTCTAGCCAACTACAAAATGATATTGGTAATATAAAGAGCGATATATTCGGAAAATAAAACATAAACAATGGCAGATTTTATATCAGATTTTGGATCTAGTTTGGGAGATAAGGTATTACCTAACGGTGATGCGCTTAATAGAAAAATAGATTTTCAGAGAGATAAGTTTTTAAAAGGTATCTCTAGTACCAAGCATGGTAAGAAAGAGGACCCAACGTATCTGCATTTTAAATTTATTTTTGATTTTGGCGATACCTCTTTAATAGACCCTGAAACATTCCTTGCACCGTCTCCTTTATTCAGACCTTATAATCCTGATGCTTATGAAATTGAGAGGGATGCACAAGGTACTGCTAATTTTAAACTACAGAGTGAAAATAGTATAAACCTCGACAAATCTCTTTCTGATACTCAGAGACAAGATGAACTTAATAAAATCAATAAACTATCAAGTGGAGAGGAGGGGTTTAAAACAGACATGGATTTTTTCTATGGTTCTAAGTCTAAAATCGATGATAGAATAGGAGTTGGATTTTATCCTACCGGAGATATAGCTTATATGGGAGCTCAACAGTTCTTATTCCAAAGATCTGTTAAGAGGCAACAAATGCTAAAATCCTTCAAGAATGGAATATCATTCATAAACAAGGAATGTCCTTATTATTTTCAAACATTAAGTGGATTAGACCAAATTCTGAAAAATGATATAGGGAATTATCACAAAAAAATGGGAGCTCCAAAAAGAGCAGGAACCCTGACAATAGATTGTATGGAATCTATTGATATGAGAATTTTTGGTCTTAGCGAGCTTTACAGAAAAGCAATATATGATTATACTTATCATCGTGCAATGCTTCCTGAAAATCTAAGAAAGTTTAGAATGTGGGTAGTTGTAACAGAGCTAAGAAATATACAATTAACTTACGGAATAAATGATATATTAAATCCATTCTCTATTCCTTCTGTAGCTCAGGCAGCAAACTTTGCAGATAGTTTTAATAGTCAAACTGGTCTATTAAACAATAGCCAGGGCTTATTACAGAAATCTACTAACACTGAGCAACCAGGTAGCGATAAATTTGGAACTTATGAAATGGGTCCTTATGCTTTCGTGTATCAATTAGAACAATGTGAATTTGATTTTGATGAGACGTATCCTTCTTATAATAGTATAGATAACAAAGGTGGACAAGCTGTTAGCACTAAATTTAAAATACATGTTGGACGAGCTAAAGACTATAAAATTCAGTTTAATCAATTGGCAGACGTCCTTAAAAAAGATGATAACATACAGCAGATGGTTTTATCTGATGTGTGGGGAAATAAATCTAGCGCTTATAATGACTATGATTATGTAGGTACAGAAGGACTTGCTCCGATAGATCTTACAAATACCCCCAATCCTGCTCAATTCTTTGCGCAGATGGCTTCCAATTTTATAAATAACACTGTAGCAGATCTTAAGAATCAAGGAGTTTCTATTTTACAGGGCGCTTTATTAGGAAATATTTATGGATTTGGAGGAGTAAATCTAGGGCAAGCAGCATCTAGTGTACAATCGCTAGTTAATACGGTAAAAGGAGGAATTCCGAATCCGTTCGCTGATAATACCCCACAAGCTAATGGATTTGGAGGTCCTACGGAAAGACAATATCCTACGGTAAATTATGATGTTTATCCTGATGTTCCTTCTCAGCCGGGGCAGAATTTAGGAAATGTTATTTCTAACACTCCTGGTAATAATTCTCTTTCCTCTGATGTATATGCTAATACACCTGGAACAGATTTAGGATTACCTGATAGACAATATCCAGCTCCTGGTGGTGATGAATATGCAAATGTACCTGGATCTGATTTAGGTATACCAGGAAGAGTTTATCCTATCCCTACTGGTGATCAATATACGGATGTCCCTGGTGTAGATTTAGGATTACCTGATAGACAATACCCTTCTCTGAGTGGAGACGAATATGCAAATGTCCCTGGAGCTGATTTAGGAGCACCTGGAAGGGTTTATCCAGTTCCTTCTGGCGATCAATATGCAAATGTCCCTGGATCTGATTTAGGATTGCCTGATAGACAATATCCTCCTTCATCGGGAGACGAATATGCAAATGTGCCTGGGTCTGATCTAGGAGCACCTAATAGAGTTTATCCAGTTCCTACCGGAGACCAATATTCAGATGTACCTGGAGCGGATTTAGGATTACCTGATAGACAATATCCCCCTTCAGCGGGAGACGAATATGCAAATGTGCCTGGAAAAGATCTTGGAGTACCCGATAGGGTTTATCCAGTTCCTTCTGGTGACCAATATGCAAATGTACCAGGATCTGATTTAGGATTACCTGATAGACAATATAATGTGCCACCTACAAAGGACGAATATCCAAATGTTCCAGGATCAGATCTTGGAGTATTAGGAAGAGTTTATGATGAACCCACTGGAGACCAATATAAAAATGTACCAGGCTTGGATTTAGGACTTCCGTCTAGAGAATATAAAACTCCCCCTCCTAAAGATGAATATAGTGACGTACCAGGAAAAGATCTTGGTGTAGTTGGAAGAGTTTATCCAGTTCCGAATGAAGATGTCTATAATAAAACTCCAGGTACTGATCTTGGATTGCCTGGTAGAACATATCCGGGAGTAGTTGGGGATGAATACACAAACAATCCTCAAATTGATTCAATAAATCTGGGCAGGATATATCCTACAGAGTAAAAAGAAACTCATAAATCTTAATCAGGTATAATTAAATATGTTAATCACAAGAGATAAATTAGTTAGCAAGGATTTAGATGCAGGCCATTATCTGGGTGTTGTCGTTGACAATAAAGACCCGGAATTTAGAGGAAGAGCTAAAATAAGAGTTTTTGGTACTTTCGATGATATAGAGGATGCAGATCTTCCTTGGTCTCACCAATCATTTGAAATGAGCTACGGGCTTGGTGGTGGAAGTGGGAGAATGTCAGTTCCTAAATTGGGTTCAGTTGTTCATGTTGAATTCAATAATGGAAATATGTATAGCCCTGAATATAAAGCAGTTCAGGAACTTTCCCCAGATTTAATAGAAGAGATAAGAGCAAGTTACGACGGAGCTCATTCTGTGATCTATGACGGCATAGAAAGACTTAAAATGTACTATACTGTTCAGAAAGGGCTTGTAATCGATTTAAAGGAGTCTAAAATAATAATTAGGAATGATAATTCTATTCTTATAACTCACGCGGATGATTCTTCGTCTATAGAGTTAAAAGGAGGGAAGATAACTAAGTATGCAGACCAGGAGATAGAAAATACAGCAGTGACAAGAATAAAGCACTCATCTGAAGAAGTTTGGATGGACGGAAAAACAACTAACCTAGGTCACTCTCCAGTATTTTCTGCTGTTTGTGCAGAACCCTTATGGGATTTCTTAAAAAAGTTGGCAACCGCAGTAGATGCTAAAATGCCAGCTACTCCAAGTGTAAATTCTACACTTGCCTCTAGTTTTGAGCAATTAGCAACTAGTCAAACAGTAAGGGTCACAAGGGAAAATTCTCCTGAGGTTCCAACTGTTCCTGCTCAAAATAATTTCCCGGTTTCTTTACCTGCTACTGGTGCAGCTACCGGAACAACTGGAGGATAATATGGCAACAGAAGATAGCATAGGAAGTAAGATAGATCAACTATTAGGTAAAGATTTTGAAAAATTAACTACCGATGAAATAGTTCAGACTATAATGGGGGAAAAAATAGATATCCCCTATGAGGATTTACAGTCTGAAGATGGATTCAATAAACAACTTGAAATTGCAGACAAAGAGGTTGAAGCATTAGTTAAAGGCTTAGAACCAAAAAGTCCACCTATTCCTATGTCCAAAATAGAGGATCTCTCGTGTAAATTTGAGGGCGATTCTCTTTATGCACAGATATTAATAGAGAGCATTAAGAAGGATAAATCTGATTTATATTTAGAACTAAAGAAATCTGGTGCCCTTGATGAAAAAACAATAACACCGGATGATCTTGGTATAAAAAGTTCTATTCCTTCATTAAAGAACGACAGAGAAATAACATCTTCTGGTATAATCAAATTTCTAGAGAATAATGATCCTTCATTTCTGGACGAAACAAACGAAAGAATTTTTGATAATTTAGACCCACTTTTGGTTGGGAAACCTTCAAACTCTGGATCTAGAAAGAAAAGAGAATTAAATATACTAGGATTTAAAATTCCTTTGGAATTTATAATGTCTGGTAAAAAAATAGTGCATGTTAAAATATCTGGACCTAAACTCAGCAATAAGGAAGCTATAGATAAAATAAATCAAACATTAAGCGAGCAATACAAAAATAGCAAGCCGTGTGATTTTGATGGACTTGACGAAGCATCACAGGATACAGATAATGGAAATCAAGGGATCCCAGAAACTACAAGGATAGACGACTATGATTCCAATTTTTATCCTGAGGGAGATGATCCGATATTAGACCAAGATTGTGCACCAGGACTTCCCGAAGATCCTATAACAGGGGATGTCATATTAACAAAAGATGCTTTTGATGATTCTAAAGATGATTTTTGTGATCCTCCAGCTTATGATTTTTCAGGATTAAATCCTGACGAACCTGATCCTGAAGCACCTCCAGTGGACGTGGATGCTATCCAAGCTTGTATAGATTCAGCTCTAGAAAAAGCTGATAAGATAGACAACAATAGCAAGCTTTTAGGTAGATGGTCAATGATAGAAAAAAATCTCGAGGAGATATTGTATCACTATGAGATAATATGGGAATATCAAAGAAATTTTACTGAAAAATTTAGGAGTAGAGTTTCATTTAATGATTCAGGTAATCCAACTTCTCCTCAGGCAATAATACAGGCACTAACCTATGATGATCAATCTAAGGAGCTAAATCTTCAAATAACAAAATCCCAAACTCTTCTCGATAACGATAAAAATATTTTTCTTCAAAACAATCCTATTTTTACTAGCTCCCTGTTCAATCTCACAGTTTTAGATTTAGAAGATATAAGTAATTACACACAACAGGAGGGATATAGTTTTATTCAAGATTATATTGATTCTGGGAATTCGATAATACAATATGATGATGCGAAAAAGGATTGGCCAATTTCGGATGGTTATACTGAACTTGTCAATAATATACCAGACATAAGAGAGATTATAATTAAGGGAAATTTTTTAGATGCTCTAAAAGAACAAAGACAAGAGGTTATTAATCAGAGAAAAACCAATCTAGATTTCTTATCCGATCAAAAAGGTCAAATTGTTACAATAGATAATATAGATCAGGTTATATCCTCTGCCGTTTACGGACAGGAAATAACCAATGATTCATTTAGAAGAGTATTTGAAAACATATATTCGCCTGGTGGATATGATTCTTATGGATACGATTTTATAAATTCATTAAAGAAATTCTCTGTTAGATTTAAAAATACTTCAGTTGATTCTTCAGATAGCGAATTAAAATTTGAGGTTTCTTTTATGGATAATTTTGGCCTTCCACTTCCATATAAGAGCACTAAGAAGCCAGGAAAAATATCAATGAAGGGATCTTCTTCAGAGCCTTTAAAAGAAGTTTCTGAACCTGATACTGAAAAGATAAAGATAGGTAACGAATTTGCAAACAATGGCGGATTGCTATCCAGTTATCCCAAGGACATTTTTAAAAGTTCTAGCTTTCTAAAGGTGAACAATCTAAAAGATGGACAGACTGATGTCGGAAAATTTTATGATTTCATAGAGAAGATAATTAAAACAAATGATAGTAAAACATCTATCATAAATTATATAAAAACAGAAAGAGGAATTTTATATGGTGAGTTAATTGAAAAATCTGGATCTAACTGGCTATTTTTTAATCCTGAAGAAAGAGGTGATAATGATGCTAGAGATCCTTCTAAATTAAGGCCATCTAGTTTTACTACCGACGGAGAGCCAAATGAAATCTTCTCAGATTTTTACGGTAACTTCAAACCTAAATGGGATACCAAATATCAGCAGAATAAATCTTCTTATATAGAACCAGAGATAGCATCTTTAAAAGCTAAAGCATTAAAAGCTGCAGAAGGAGCTGCAGCCACCGCGAATATTTCAGATTTTATTGCCCTTAGAATTTATAGAAACTATTTTGATATAAAATCGAAGATGGATCAAATAGAAGAAATTCTTCTATTTGCTGCACAGAAAAGACAGGAGATACAAGATGGGCTTAGTCCTGAAGCTTTAGAAAAAGAATTCTCTGATATTAAATGTGCTGGAGCTTCCAACGGAGCAGCTGAACCAGGAGGTAATGACCCAGAAAATTGTCCACCTCCTTGCTGTGGTCCTGCAGGATCAGATTTTAAATCTGGTGGAAATTATTTATTATCTTCCCCACCAAGTTCAGATTGTCCTACTATATTTCAAAGATGTTGGTGGAAACAATTTTGTAAAGATGTTACTAAGGTTGGACTTCTTCCCTACCCTAACGGATTACCCCCGATAGAAAATACTTCCTATTTTTTATCTGCTGGTCCATCAGTTAGACTTGGATTAAAATACTGGCCAGTTGGCTACCTTCCTCCTGCTTTTATACCTATCCCTATACCTAATCCGGTAGACGGTCTTCCTTATATAAGAATACCTCTCCCTATGATATGGACAATTATACCACCTATAGTTATTCCTTTACCTTTTAATCTAGGAATATTGGTAATCTTTATACCCTTGATAGGTGGATTTATGCCTACACCTCTTGTTTATTTAAAAGAGTTTATCACTGGTAGTTCTTTATTTTTAACAGGAATAAGAGGTCCAAGATTTATTCCGAGAAAATCTGATCCGACTTTAAAAGATCCTCTTGAGAAAATTAAACAAGCACTATCTTTTGGAATTCCTGATAAGCTTATACCTCTTCCAGGATTTGGTAATGATAATCTAGATTCTCCTATGAGAATCATAACTGATATTCAAAGTAACTTTACTAAGATACTGGATAGCATACCCCCTCCTGGTGATATAGAGGAATTAAGAGATGTGCAACAAAAAGAGCTGGAAGTAAAAAATAGAATACTTTCGAAAAAGAAAGAATATGAAAAAAAGGCTGCATTATTAGATGATCCTGCTCCTAATTTTGATCAAGATAAAGTTGAATTAGATCTTTTACTAAACGAAAGAAAAAACGCTTTAAAACAAGTTATAAAGGACTATTTAGATAAAGGTATACCTAATCCTAAGTCTATCTATTTTCCGAAGGATAAGGACAAATTAAAGATCGATATACCGGGTATAGTAAAGTCATTGAGAATACTAAAAGAGCTTAAAGCTAGTTTTGTTCCAATAACATGTGGCTCTGATATTAATTTTAAGGATGAGATAAGAGAAGTTTTAAAGCTTGTAAAAATACCAACTCCCCCTAAATACATTTTAGAAAATTTAGATGTTTCTAATCCTAATAAGATATTTTTAAGAATTGATAAAGATCCTAGAACTATGAGTGAGGATGAGTTCGAGGACCTTGTTAAGGGGATAAAAGCAACATCCTTAATTATAACACATATCTTACTGAGAGGTAATAAATTTTCTGTTGTTAAGAAGATTAGAAAAGGTGCATTTTCCATTATTGATGGATGCGATTACCAAGGACAGTTTGCATTTCCTCCAGTAAAGATAACTAATGCAGCTCCTACACCTCTTAAATTCTTGAAGATTCCTAATCCGATTCTTACTGCTATGTACTTAAGAATAATGGAGGGAATGGCTAAAGCTGATTATACGACAGAAGATTTTTCTAGATATGTTAGATATGATGGTGAAAATCCATTACTTGTTATAAGGGTTAAGGATCTTAAAAAATTAATATCTAAGAAATTGGGATTAAGTAGAAGAGGCCCTTTTGATCCAGAAAGACCTTTAGACAGAGAAGAACCTTTAATATCTAAGTTTCCACATCCTGAAGGTCCTTTATGTTGTCTTGAATCACTAAATGGTAGTTTTGGTAATGCTATTTCTGCTTTTGAAATGCCAACAGTTTTTCCACCAAAATCAGATCAGATAACTCAGACACAAGGTGTTGGTGGTATTATACAAATTACTATCCCTGGAGCAGTAATAAAATCTTTTGCTGTAAATGTTATAACCAAATCTCTGGACGCTTTAATTGATCAGCTTTTTCCTGAGATCAACGATATAAATTCTCCGAAATTTACAAATCTTCAGCCTCAGGATATACAGAAGATGGTAAGGAATATGATAAGAGAGAATTTCAATCCAGATTCTCCAAACATACCTGAATTTTTAAATATTGCAAAAATCCCAATTATTCCTCCCGCAAGACCTACTGACATCATCGAGCAAGCCATAATTGGTATGGGTGCACCACCGCCTGCTAGAATAGTCTATTCACTATTCTGGAAATATTTTAAAGGAGTTCCAAAAACTCCTTTATTGGAAAGTATAGTTAGACCTGCTATAGATCTATCTGGAAAGATATTGCCTAAAATTCCTTGGCCTTTGACAGTTCTTCTAGGAAGAAACGTTGTTAACCTTATTAACCCAATAATTATGTCTGATGACCATCCTTCTTGGAGAAGAATGAGTTTGAAAAACACGTATTATGTAATCTATATAGATGAATTTTTAAGGAGTGCAGCAGATGTTTCTGGTCTTTTTAAATTCTTTCTAGGATCTGCAGATCCTGTGTATCCTATACCAGAACTCCCATCTGAATTACAAAAAGCGTTTAATGTAAAAAAATATTAAAAAAATGGAAATCTTTTTATCCTTCCACACTAAAAACAATAATACAAACTAAAGAAGTAAATGAAAAGAAAAAATTATACTTGCTTCGAATATGAGGCGGGAGAAAGGGAAATACTAGAAAAGAAATATTCTCAGTATTTTCCTGCGGATCTTCCAAATGATTTTAGTGGAAAAGACTTGACACAGAATTCTTCAGCTAGAGTTATAATTACTCAATTTGATAGCAACTCAGGAGTTGCAGTAGGAGAAACAATGTTTGGTCAATCTGTCATAATAGATACAAACAAAGAAGAGAAGAGCTTAAGAAAACTTGGATACCCTTCAATCGGTATGGAAGCAGGCCAAGTATTAGATGTCGTAATTTATAAAGATCCCTCAGGGACTTTTAACGGATCAGTATCTGCAGGATACGAAAAAGCTCTAAAACAAGAATTACATAAATCTATCGTAAAAGAAGATTGCGCATATAGAATAAAAGTTAAATCTGTATGTAATGGAGGTTTCATGGTGGATCTTTCAGGAATAGAATGTTTTCTTCCTGGTAGTTTAGCAGCTGCTAACAGAATCATGAATTTTGCAGACTATGTAGGGAAAGAACTACACGTAATGATTGAGGTATACGACCAAAGAAGGGATATATTTGTCGTATCTTTCAAAAAATATCTAAAGAAGATCATAGACTCTGAAGTACAGAATCTTTCTTTCTCTAATAAATATGAGGGAATAGTTACTGGGTCTTCAAGTACTGGTGTTTTTGTTGAATGGGATGAAATCTTTACTGGTATCGTTCCTTTTGAAGATTCAACAAAAGAATCATTGGATAAATTAAAACCAGGAGATTCTTTAAGTTTCTATGTTGTAGATATTAAGAATCCACAAAGAGTAGTTCTTTCTATCACAGAACCAAATGGAAAACTTAAGAATATCCAGGAATTGAAAGATTCATCTGAGGATGTTTTAGGAGAAAATTCTGATCTCAAAGTTTATAAAGCAGAAATCTCTAAAGTGAAAACTTTTGGTGTATTTGTTAAATTAGAGAACGGACTAACAGGTCTAATAGAAAAAGAAAGATTAGCAAATTCGATTAAAGAATATGAAATCGGACAATTAATAGATTGCTCGGTTTTAAGCGTTGATCTATCAAATCTTAAGGTTCAGTTAGTAGAAGTAGAATAAACCCTGTTTTTATATTTGAGAAAGAGCTTTACCTTACGTAAAGCTCTTTTTTTGTAAGTCTCCTTATAAATTTTATATTTCTTCTCGTGAATATATAGTGTATGAATTTAAGTAGTATAGATTTTTTTTATTCTGCCAAAATAGGTTTCGAGTTTGAGTTCTATAGCAACTTGAATAGGAACGAGATAGTTGAAAATTTAAGAAAGTCCATAGGTAAAAAAATCCTACTTTTTAATAAGTACCATTCTAATTTTAAACCAACCAAGGATATTTTTAAGTTGGAGCCGGATTATTCTGGCGGATCTAAAATGGTAGAGTTAATTACGGGACCACTCCCTTATTTTGAAGCCATTCCTTTATTGATAAGAATACTCAAATGGATAGACGTAAATGGGTACACTGATAAAAGATGTGCTTTCCAATTTGGGATTAGTATAGACACTTCGATATTTCCGGAGGTTCCTCCTGTTAGCAAGCTTAACATGCTGAAATTTATTCTTGGATTCGATGAGAATGTCATTTATAAAAGATTTCCAGAGAGAGCAAATTCCCTTTATGCTAAGTCAATAAAAAGAGTTACTCCTACTAATAAATTTGTAGATCCCTCTAATATTTCTTTCATAGACAAGAATCTGTTCAATGTACCGGTTGAAAAAAATATGGGGATAAACTTCCTTAAACTTCCCGAGGGATATTTTGAAGTTAGATATTTAGGAGGAAACGATTATCAGAAAAAATACACTTCTATAAAAGAGGTGATAGATTACATTATTACCTATACCTTCCAGGTATTACAGACCAATGATCTTTTTACAGATAACGATCTTAAGATCCTTAAGATGTTTCTTTCAGAGATTTATAAGAACGCATCAACTTTCATAGATCCTGAATCATTCCAAAAAAATTATCCTCATATGAATATTATGGTGGATTTAAGATCTGACCCACAGATTTTAAGAACTTTCTTCCTTAGTATAAGAGAAGTTCTTTATGATCTAATAGTTGAGAATAACATAAAGGAAGGATTGGTTAATTACGACAGCAACTTAGGAAAATACCAACTTAAGGAAATAAAAACTTCTAAAGCTTACCTATTAAAAGACTATGATATTCTCGAAAGTGAAGTATCTGGTAACCTTTTGAATTGTAGAATTTTTTCCACTAAGATATCTGATAGTACGCTAGAAGACTGTGATTTAATTAACAGTAACGAAGTTTATAGGTCTAAGCTAATGTATAGTGATATAATGTTCAGTAACGTTATACACGACAGCTATATTGACAATAAGACGAAGGAAATAAACTGTGAGGTTTTTGGAGGAATAATAAGATCTGGATTTATTGGGCAGCTTGCTACAATATCTCCAGAAACTGAAATAGTTAATGATGCAGAGGACGATAAGAAAATGAAGGGGTCTTCTAAGAAAAGATTATTCCCGAATAGAAATGATTCTCAGGATTCTCCACTTCAAACTATTTTTAAAGACAACAATACTAAGCCATCTGGGATACCAGGGGTAAGATTCAATCAAAGCAACTAATATGACCGAAGCAGATTTAATCCAAGAAATAAAAGACGAGATTTCACACTCTTGTGCTTTACCTTACAATCTTAACGATCAAGAGATTAAAAGGATCATAAAAAGAGCTAGAGCTTATTTTTATGATAACTATCAGTACGCTGTAGAGGATAGAATATTTGTTTTAGGAAAAGACCTATTTTCTGCTGCTGCATTTAGAGCAACTAGACAGATACAACTTCCATCTTGTGTAGTTTCTGTGTATGACGTTAGAGAGGTTAACGGTTCTGGTCTTACAGGAACACCAGATAAAGATTTTGGGGATTCTAAACTTCTTGGTTCTGAACTTATGCTTTCACCCTTTGTTGGGGATAACTTAGTTTACAGAACAGTCTTATATTCTTTTTTCGATCTTGCTAAGGCATACCTTTTAGAAAGCTACGCTTTTAATTTTAATAAAAATACTAAAAAACTTACCATCAACGGTAGAGATCCTGCAAGAACAAATACGACTATGGGTGGAGCTGATACAACTTTGTATTCTGGCGTTGATGTAGGGGTTAGAGCTTATATAGCAATCCCTGATGAAAGCCTATATGATGATGAACTATTTGTGAGATATTGTCTTGCAGAGGCAAAGATCAATATAGGTAGGCTGTTAGGAACATTCGAGTATAATCTACCTGGAGGAGTGAGAGTTAACTACAATAACATCCAATCTTTAGGAACGTCTGAGAAGACAGAAATACTACAGATGATCAAAGACGAGAACACTCCAAGTTATTTTTTGCAGTGGAATTGAAATAAACACAGGTTTTGGATATTTAATACTAAAAATATCCAATGTGTATATTACAAAAAATTGAAGAGTGGAGATCTAAGACAGGACAGCAAAGGAGAAAGAATCACAAAATAACAGGCCGTTCTTTTTTCTTTGAATATATAATAAATGAGTAATTTTGTAAATTTAGGAGTCTTCAAAATATTTCCTTTGTATTTTGTTTTAAATATGGAAGAAGCAGAGGAAAAAATTAAAGAATTTGGAAATAATGCAAGATTTTTAACCTTTCCAGAGATGCTTTATTTGAATAATGAAATTAGAAATCTTTCAGTCCTTAACCTATCCGAGGGGGATTATTGGATGAAAAACGATAAAAAAATACCGAATGTTTATTGGAATAAAGCCACAATTTTTAAGATGAAGAATAAACTTCCAGGCTGGGAAAATTATAATTATGATTTCTGGAGTGCGACAAAGAAAGATAAATTAATAAAAAGAATTCTTATAGTTGGTAAAGATGTCAATTAATTCTGGTTTAATTAGTTCTGATATATAGAGCAAAAAATATACCAATGAATAATATAAAATTAGAAGAGGAAGTTAGATCTTCCTTTGTATTAAAAACGTATAATTCCATTTATAAACTTGTAAAATTTATCCCTTACTTTAAATGGACTGCTGGTATATTGTTCGTAATAGGATTTTTAGAAACAGTTTTTTTAGGGGAACCTGATAAATTTATCACTTGGGGAAATGTTATTGTTTGGATTCCGGGATTATTATTTGTTTTAGCTGGTGGTTTTTTTCACTTTTTCACTGGAATAAAACTTAGAAATATGTCTAATAGATATAGAATGGATCAATCTGAATTACAAAAAAAAGCGGATGCGATCTTAAACAATAAATAAACCTAATCATGCTAGATTTCATTAAAAAATTTATAGGGAAAGGAAAATTTGAGGTTTCTTTAAACAGAAGCGATGAATATTTTTTTAAACTGAAAGCATCAAATGGAGAAACTATATTGGTCTCAGAATTCTATAAAAATAGACAAGGGTGCGATAACGGTATTCAGGCAGTTAGAGAAAATTCGTCTTTGGAGGAAAATTTTGATATAAGAATTTCTAAAGACAAAAAAAGATACTTTGTTCTTAAAGCAAAAAATGGAGAGATTATAGGTAAAAGCGAGAATTACAATTCTTTAGCTAATACCTTAAATGGAATAGAATCTGTTAAAAGATTCGGTCAAACTGACGACGTGAAATTTGTCTAATCTATTATTTCGCTAATTTTTTCTCTTTTGACCTTAGTACTGATAAACAACTCAGAAATAACATCAGATTAATTTGCTGAATATATAGAGCAAGATGGCAAGATATTCAGAAATTTACCCTAGAAGTCCTGATGATCCTAATTATAAAGTTGGGCTTTTGCATACCGATGATGAGGTTGAAATCCTAATCGGAATGATAAAGCAGTGCATGATGACTGCTCCAGGAGAGGTCCTAGGAGATCCTTATTTTGGAATAGATCTGGAGTCTCTTCTTTTCGATTTTGAGATTGATCAAAAAACCCTAGAAAGAGCTATAAGACTGCACCTTTTAACTTATGTTCCTTTAGCAGGGACTAAATATGATGTGGATTTTACTGTTGGATTTTTTAAAGGTGAAACGAGAGATACTTGTGTCATTGATTTTGCTATAAGAGGAAACCCTATACTGGGGATTAAAATAATATAAGATGGATTTACTACAAAAAAATAAAGCGAAAATATCAGATCTGATAAGTCAAACATTTGATCTTATACAGGCTAGATATTCGATGTCAAACCAGCTATTCACGGTAGCTTCTGTTTGGGGACAGATCATATTTGTTCTAGACAACCTTTCTCAGTTTATCCTTTTCTTTATAGAGGATTCAATCACTGAGTTAAATATCAACCAGGCAACCAGAGAATCTTCCATTTATGGTCTTGCTACTCTTGCAGGACACAACCCTACTCGAGCAATTTCTGCTAAAGGTGAGGTTGTTGTAACATGGAACGGAAAAGGATTTGAAGATATAGGTGGTGGAGCAATATTAATCCCTAATAACAGCGAGATTAAGTGTGTGAATAATGGAAAGATCTATCTTCTAAAATTACCTCAAGAGTATTTAAGAATAAATTTAGATCCTTCATCTAAAATAATAGCTTCGATAGTGGAAGGAACTATAAAAGTTAACCAGTACACTAGCGACGGTACAAAACTACAGAGCTTTAATATATCTGCAAGAGGAACTTCAAGTATAGAAAATTTTGAGGTTAGTGTTAAGGTCAATGGAGAGGAATGGAAAAAATACGATTCACTTTATGATATACCAAGAAATGCAAAGGGCTACATAGTAAAAAGCTCATTAATTTCGGGTATAGATATTTTCTTCGGAACTAATGACTTTGGATTTCCTCCTAATGCTGGAGCTATTATAGAAGTTACATATTTAGAGTCTACCGGGGCATTCGGTAATCTTTTAGTAGAAGACGCATATCAGGCATTAATGAATTTTGATTCTGATGGAACAGATCTTTTTGGAAGACAAATAACATTAAAAGATTATCTTCAAGTTTCTTGTAGCATTGCTCCTCAATTAGGTGCAAACCAAGAACCTGTTGACCTAACAAGATTAATAGCTCCTAAAACTTCTAGAAGTTTTGTTTTAGCAAATCCAACTAACTATATTACTTTCTTTGAAAAGTTTGGACAATTTTCTATAATAGAAGCTTTTACAACATTTGATGACCAGTATATAGACGATGATAATATCATTTACTTAATCCTAGTCCCAGATATTTCATTAACTCTTAAGAGCAACGAAACATACTTTGACGTTCCTCTTTCTAGATTCAAATTAACTAAAACACAGACCGATAGAATTTATCAATTATTAGATGAGAGCGGTCAGAAAATAGTTACAACAGTAGTTAAAGTGCTAGATCCTTTATTGGTAAGATTCGTTGTTAACATAGCTATTACTATTTTCGAAGGAAATGATCCAGATACAATAAAATCACAGATTGTCAACATCTTAAGTGATTACTTCTTAAATATCAGAAGAAGAGATAAAATACCAAGATCTGATTTAATTGCTGCAATAGAAGGCATAGAAGGTATAGACTCTGTTTCCTTATATTTTGTTGGCGAGGAAAACGAAGCTGCAAAAACACAGAGTGCTAATTCACCAGAAATAGGATTTGATGAATTTGGAGATATAGTCATAGGTAAAGATCAAGTAGTAGTTATCTCTGGAGGATGGGAAGACAGAAATGGAATTTATTACGATTATGGAGCTAGTATGCAAACACTATCTTCTGTAAATATAGATGTTAGATCTATAGTTCCAGTTACTTATAACACAAGGGTAAACAATATCCTTAAAAATTCACTAAAAACAGGTAATTAAAATGGCAGATAAAAAAAGTTGGTACGATTTCATAAGAACACAAAACGAGATTAGATCTAATGTCGGATTTGATTATGAAGGTAAGATATTTGAAAAAACATTATCTAACCAATTATTGAACGGGGATGAGAATAGGGTTTTAATACTTGCTAGTATTGAGAAGGTTGTTAATCAATTATTTGAAACCACTAAGTATATAAAGAACTATATTAATTACACTGTTCCTAAAAATAATAAGTACGTAAGATAAAATGACAACTCAGAATCTTTTATTCTTTGATAAAAAAGGAGAACAATATAACTTTGAATGGAATGGAAATTTCTGGGAGGGATCTGTTTTATTTCCTATAGTTTCAGAAAAGCTTTTCGAAATAGAGCATATTTTCATCATTGAAAAATTCCTAGATAATGTTGGTGATACTAAATATGGATTTCCACATAGCTATGGAATAAGTCCAGGAAATCCAATCTGGAGAACAAAATGGGAATCTGCTTACGATGGAAAAGTAGATGTATCCTCTATCTTATTTACCTACGAGCTTGGTATAGATCCAGTTTTAGATGCACCATATCTCGTAAAAACACAGAACGTAGAATTCTACCCTGAGGTTGTTGCGGGAGATACTATAAGTTCACCTAGTGGGATAGTTGTTACCTCTGATATCACTTCATCTTCGATGCAGATTAATATTGCACTTAATTCTGACGCTGAAGGTGTATACGATAGAACATTAATACTAGAGGATTATACGGATCCGAACAATCCTGTTACTATATTAAAGGTAAATTTTCATGGTGAGGTAGAAGGGGAAGATTCCAGACTATCTGTTCTTCTGGATAACTTCGGAAGATCTTTTGTTGAATCTGATTCTTTTATAGTAAGAGATACTGACATAAAAGAGCCTCTTCCTAATTTTGAGATAATAAACAAAAAAAGAAAGGAATTACTTCTAACTGGCGAAAGTATATTTCCTTATTTGGGATCTTATAAATCTCTTTTTAATGCTATAAAATTCTTTGGTTATTATGACTTAAGAATAAAAGAGTATTGGTTAAATGTCAAAGTTGACTCAGCTGATGTGTTGACACCTTTACAGCAAAATTCTAAAATTTTAACCCAGTTAGCAAAACCTAATTTAGAGGGACAAAATTCACTAGAGCTGATAAGTAGTTTATTAAAAGACGAAAATGAGGGAAAATTTAAGCATGTAGAAATTTACGGGAAAAGAAAGGATGGTTCATTTGGATTAAAAAAGCAGTTCGAAGAAATATTTCCTTCTAAATCATATAAGAAAACTTCTCTTTTTGGTTTATTCTATGATATTAATAGAGTAGTAGAAGATCAAGACGAAGATCAATACGGATATCCTATAGTTGAAGATGCTTTCATGTTCAGTCCAGAGGAGGTTTTATTAAAGCTTTTCGGGTTAAAAGAAAGATTAAAAAGAGATTACCTTCCTTTAAATGCTAGAATAGTAGATATAACAGGAGAAGGTGTATACTTTAATATTTATAAAACAAGAGGATGGGTAGATCAGTTAGGGATAGATGAAGTAAAAACTGGTATAAAAGTAGACTTTACTGTTTTTCCTAATGATGGATACGTCGAGGATCTAAGAGTTTTCTACACTAAGCCTAATCAAAATGGTCTTCTTTATCCAGCCATTAATGGTCCAGAAGAAGGAATTAGCTACTACGGAAATACGATAGAACCTTATTCATATTTTCAAAAATATCCAGTTTCTAATATACCACTTCTAACTGATGCTATACAAAAATTCTATACTGACGTTGAAAGTGGTGCGATGCCTAAATTCTTAGGTGACGGTGATTATGATCCACCTGGGTATAAATTATACGAAACAGGCGAGGAATATGTTTTCCCTGCAGGCTGTCCTGTTATAATCAAGGATAACACATTCGATTTAACTTGGGATGAACTTAGCGTAATTTGGCAGGGATTAGATCCTACTATAACTACTGATACCTTCGATGTAGCTAGTTACACTAGTACCACGTCAAGTAATCCTGGTACACCTTTACAATCTGTAAATAGCTCTACTAATTTTACAATAAACAGTACTTTACCACAAACTGCTAATTTTAATATAGGATTGGGTAATACTTGGTTTAGTCCAGTAGGAACGGAAATCGTTTTTGTAAGAATAGAATCTGTTACTTCTCCTGGAAATTTAATTCTAGGCTATTGCACATCTGCTGATTATAATCCAGCTACTGGTAGCTTAACAGTTCAGATTATATCTAAGAGAGGTAGTGGAACATATTCAAATTGGAAAGTATCTCCAACTAATATTTCTACCTCTACTTATGAGTTTACATATTTTATGAATTATGTACACTCAGGAGGATTTTATTCATGGAGTAGATTGCCATTCTTAGATTTCTATGAAATAGAATGGACTATTTATAAAAATGATGATAGACCTTATTATTTCCAAATAAGAGGTGGACTTCCTGATTTAGAAACTTTACCTCACTTTTTACCATATACTGGTGAATACAATGTTCAGTGCAGAGTATGGGACACATTAAATTCTATTTCACTTGGAATTAAAAGAAGTGTAATAAAGGTAGGAAAGAGAGAAATTGAGTTAAACACTATAACAAGATATAGAGAGTCTGAAAAATACGATTGGGAAAATATGCCATTGAAATGGGATAGCTATCCTTCTCAATGGATATGGCCAGTTGAAAACACTGACAAAACCGATAATATATCTGACTTTATTCAAAATTTCCCAGAATATTCTAATAACTATAATGAAGGGCAAACATGCGAGGTTTTAAGTAAAGTTGCTGAGATTAAAGCTACTTCTACCTTTGATTTATCTGCTTCATCAATTGCTATAAGTACTATACAGAGTAATCCAGTAGGTGGTGGATATTCTTTTGCTGTAGTAACAACATCAGCACCTCATGGATATTCTTCAGGGGATACTGTTTGGATAAAAGATATTCCTTCGACAGGGGATTCTTATGGGCAATTTCCTATAACTGTATTATCTAGTACTACTTTTGAGATCCCGCAAATAATTATAACTGCTATATCTGGTGGAAATGTTTATGGACCAGGTAATGTAAAAATTATAGCAGATGGAACAGAAATAGCAAACACTAATTTTCAGGGAGACTTAAATTCAACTGTTGGGTTAGTATACAACTCTATAAACACTTCTTTAGTTCTTCCTAAGTGTAAGATTATAAGCTTAACTGATTCTGTTACTCCTGGAAGTAAAACTTTTGTTATACAAGCTCCTAATAATAGCGGATCTTTATGGAACGGAAAAACATTAGTTATACAAACTACTGGATGTTTATCTGCTACACCTACTAATACTACTTTTAGTGGTGGAGTAAACGAAAAAGAAGAATATTTACCATATGATTTTAATAGTCCTCCTAATCCAGTAATGAAATATTGGGGAACTAAAAAATTATGTTGGGACACTTTTGAAGATTTCGAATTCGCTAAAGCATATGCCCATACTTGGGACATGTATGATTACCATAACGATTGGTTGGGTGGATTTGATTTATATGCTCTTCAATATGGAGATAGAGTAAGAGTATCTTCAGAGACTAATGGAATTGTTTTCGGAGAAACATCATCCCCTGGAAATAGTTACTTAGGATTATGGGAAGCAGCAGAGCAATTAAATAATTCAACAGATGAGAACATAAAGAGATTTAATTATGAGGTTAGAGGGTTTTCAGAACTTCCTAATGCTTTCTATCCTAATTCTAATTACATTTCTCCTGAGATTGAATCTGATGCAGGTCCTCAGAATTTCAGATCATCTATATTCCAAAGTCCTAAAAGCACTCCGTTTACTGGGACTGCTTTTGATGGTAATGGTGATATATGGATAACTGGAGAGGATCTAATGAAGTTCGACGGAGCTAACTTTACCGTTTATGATTCATCTAATAGCGTAATGCCTGCTCCTGGTACGTTCACAAATTGTATTAAAATAGACAGAGATGATAATATATGGGTAGGGTGTGAATTAGTAAATACCCCACTTATAAAAATAAATCAAAAATACCCTAATGAGAGTATTGCTTTTGATGTTACGGATTTTATTGATAATTCAGGAAATCCCGTTATTGGCAATTCACCTTCAACTATTTTTGATCTAGAAATAAATCCTAATAATGGGGATATTTTCTGTGCAATTACGGTAGGGGCAACTCCAGGGGAAGAAGGACTATTATACTATGATGGATCTGCTAAATCTTGGAAATTTTTTGATCCCGCTAATTCAAATTTAGTTTCAGGAACAATATATGATCTTAAGATTGAATACGTTTCTATTAATAAGTGGTATTTATGGATTGCAACTTTAAATGGATTATCTAGATTTGATGGAGTAGATTTTAAAAACTATACGGTTTTAAATTCAGGATTACCTGATAACGCGGTACACTCTATATCTATAGATAAATTAGGACATAAGTGGCTTGGTTGTAAGGATAATTTAGTTTATTGGGATAATATCAGATGGAAAGTTTGGAATTCGACAACTAATCCTGAGCTATCCGCGATAAGTTTTTTTCTTGAAGTTGTTGATTCTGGTAATTCAAATATATGGTTTATTGGTAAGGATAGTAATAGCCTCTGGAGTTTTGATGGATATAATTTCAGAGAATTCCTATACAGAAATGATGGAACTACTTTAATTGAACCAAACTTTAATCCGTTTGGTGAATTGATAACTATAGCTCCATGGAAAACAATAAAAGAAGGGTTTACTGTTTATCCTAAAAATCTAATCTATGGAACTATTTATGGGGAATTAATAATTAGTGATTATGTGATTCCTCATATACATGCAACATCTACCCAACCAGGAACTAATGGATGGGATTTCGTCTATCATGAGACATCTGATCCTATGCCTTCTATTGGATATATTTATAATTCAGGTGTAGGAGAATCTCAGATAGGATTTAACTTCGTACTAGGGCCTTTAAATGATAATATAACTTTAAATTCTGAATACACAAGACCAGTGATGGCTAATGTTGATAGAAATTCATGGTATAAGCCTATTTGGCAGCGTTATACGATCGATTATTTAAAGAATCAGTTCCCATCATTAAATATCGACGATGTCTTCTTATATGCGCCATTAAGAGATATTTTAAATGGCAAGGCAACTAAAGAGAGCTATTGGAGGAATAATCAGATTGAGAGAATTGCTAAGAAAAAATCTAGAGATCTATTTCAAAACTTCGAATGGCTTATTGCAATAGGTAAAAACAATGACGACCAAGGAACAAAGATTTCAATAGATTCAGAAGGTGATATTATAGCGGTTGGAGATTTCTCTGGTACTATTTATATGGGTGAAGTTAATAATGTGGCTTCTCAGGATGTTAGTCTTAGTAGTTCTGGTCATGGCGTATTTATTGGTAAATATAATTCAGGAGGGGTTCTTCAATGGGCTAGAGCTATAACATACGGTGGTGCACCATCGATTGGAAATTATGCTAGATCGGTAATTACTGATAAAAATGATAACATATACGTGGTTTATGATAATAATCAGGGCAACTATATGAGGATGAGAAAATATGACCGAGACGGAAATTTACTTTTAACTGCAACACTTTTATCTGTTCCAACGAATAGCTTCCACTACATTGGTGACATAAAGGTAGACCAATACGAGAATCTTTACATCTGTGGTAGCTTCAAAGGTGATTTACGCTTGAACTCTGGGACAAATTCTATATTAAATTCAGTTCAAGAGGTTGGGTACATTATGAAATTTGATGCCTCTTACAATTTAATATGGGCTAAACAGCTTGGTAATAACTACTATTCTAGATCATATGAATTATCAGTTTTAAAAGACGGTGATATTTATGTAGCTGGTATTTTTGATACTGAGTTAGATCTTGGAAACTCAACATTAACGAGCACTAGTAATTCGGATATGTTTTTAGGGAAATTCTCAGGATCTGATGGAACTTGTATTTGGTCAGAATCCTTTGCTGATAATTCCACAACAACTTTCTCCGAGGTTTCTATAACAATGGATAAGAAGGAACACATACTTTTAACTGGAGGATTCCAAGGAACTATTAACATGGAAGGAAATAAATTAAGCTCCTTCCCTGGATCAACCGATATATTTGTATTAAAAATACTTTCTACCGGTAAATTGATATGGATGAAAATGTGTGGAGGAGCATCTGGTGATACTGCTTATGATATAGAGTCTGATTCAGAAGAGAATGTTTACATAACAGGTAGCTATACATCTCCTGCATATTTCTCCCCTGAGGTGATTAACTCTAGAGGAGGATCTGATATTTTCCTAACTAAGTTTAATAAGGATGGTACATTAGTAGATATTGTTACTGCTGGTGGAAGTAACAATGACAGAGGAGCGGATTTGGTAATGGATAAGGACGAGAACCTATACATAACAGGTTACTTCCAAGGTGAGGGAGAATTTTCTCCGTATTTGGCATCTCCTCCGGGAAATTATCTAGATGCTTTCTTAGGTAAAATCCCTAAGGAAAGATTCCAATCTGGATATAATATAGGATCGATTCAATCATGGCTAGGATCTCATTCATGGTCATGGAGAGACGAAGTATTTTATGACGAGGAATTTGAAATACCTCTCGCAACTACTATTTTTATAAATCCTATAGATTCTTTAATACCAGGTAAGAAAAACCATATATGGACTTTAACTGATACTGAGACCGGGGAAGATATAGCTAAGATAAGAAAAACCCCTTACTTCATTTGGACTTTTACTAAGCCTGGTTTTTACAGTGTTTCTTGCTCGTTACAGGACGCAAATGGAAACATATATGAAACACAGCATAAAGGGAAAATACGTGTAATAGATCATAAAGAAGCTTATGCTGGAGACCTTATTCCAGATGTAGTAAATCCAAATGACTATCTCCTCAGATCAATCTACTACAATAGAGAAGAAATGGGGTTTCCCCCATTAAATCCCTTTGAAGTTACTGCTTAATTAAGTGGTATATTCTTTATAAACGTCTAGAATATCTGGAACTATAGGATGTCTGTGATTTTTCTTCAATGTAATAACCTTAACACCTTGTACTCTTGATGCTAGTGTGTTCATAAAATCTAATCCTGATTCCTTCTTGTTCTTAAGATCTATCTGTGAAGTATCTCCACATATGATCATTTTTGATCCTATACCTAATCTTCCAAGAACCATCTCCATTTGATTCATAGTTACGTTTTGTGCTTCGTCTACTACTACACAAGAATTAACTAATGTTCTACCTCTCATGAAAGGGAAGGGAAGAATTTCTATGATGCCATCCGCTAAAAGCTTTTCTATTTTTTGCTTTTCGTATAGCATTTCTAGATTTGAATAGATTGGTGCTAACCACGGATCCATTTTTTCTTTTAGATCACCGGGTAAAAATCCGATGTCCTCTTTTGCCACTGTGGGTCTTGTAATTACTACCTTTTCAATTTCCCTAGTGAATAAAAGATCTAAAGCTATCTGAACAGCCAATAGCGTTTTACCGGATCCTGCAGATCCTTTTAAAACGTTTACTGGGTTTTCAAGAATAATTCTTTTAGCCTCTTTTTGTTCTTCGTTAAGGGTAATTTTGAATTTGATAGGACCCTTGGGTTTTCTCTTTTGTGTCCAATTGCTTTCTGTCATGGAAAAACTCCTTTTTTTTAGAAACTACTTGCGTGTTTTCGTGTTTAATAAATGGCCTGTACTTTTCCTATCTGAATCCGTACAGGATATATATCAAAAAAAGAAAAATCAAATGGCAGTAACAATCACAGAAATCCTTGGAACCGATTCGATTTCAGGTTCTAGATTAACAATTAATGCAAACTTTTTATTATTAGAGAACGCTTATAATGATCTTGAGAATACTTTTAACATTAATGTGTTAACTGGATCGATGGATGTATCAACGGCATCTAGCGGACAGATAAAAGCAAAAGCATTTATTTCCAATAGTTTAGTGATGCCTTCATCAGGAAGCCCAACTATTGAAATATACGGAACAGGTGCAAGTGCAGGTTATATGGTAGCTTCCAGTACAATTGCAGGAGCAACTGGTATTTTCTCTAATGTTCTTCAAGTTAATACATTTTCAGCAACAGGAGCAGCTACTTTTGGAGCAACCGCTTCTTTCCAAGCACAAACAAATATAAACGGAGCATTAACTTTTGGAGCTTCTGGATCTATAGTTAATACTAATAGAAAAGCAAGTGTTGGATCTACCACAGCTTTTCCATCTGCACCAGCTTCTGGTGTTACTGGAACATATGCTAATCCTTATGCTTTGAATTTCACAGAGAATGTAATTTATATTCAATCAGATTATTCAGCTGGTGGTTATTCTGGATTTTTCTTCTATGCAACTACTGGATCTGGAGCAACCGCTTCTGATATTCCTGCAGGATTCACTGTCACTCTTATAGATACAGCAACTAGTGGAGGAATAATAGCTACTGGAGTAACAGGAGGAGGAGCTCAATATTATACAGGATTTAATGAAGCTGATGGACAATACAGTCCTACCTCTATTACTACAACTCCTAACCCTTATAAATCTTCAGTTACTCTTATGTGGGAACCAAGAATAGCACAAGGAGATGCTACACAAAAAGGATCATGGGTAGTTATTTCAAGCACTCCTAACTGGACATTCTAATTAATTTTAAAAATAAATGGCAAAAACACCATACATACGTCCAATATCAGTTCAAGGTGGAACTTTTTATACTTTTTCTTCTGCTGCTGAGGATCTATCACTTACTTTCAACAACTCTCTAAAGAAGTTCAAGTTTTCAAAGTATGCTCTTCTAAAATTACCAGAATTTGGTAGACCAACTTATGGAGAGAATACTTTCCAATTTGATGCTATAGATACTACATTTTTGGATGCTGCATATGGAGATTTTGTTCTTTCTAATCCTAATAACCTTAGTCCCTCGCCAGAGATTTCTTTTCAAAACTATTGTTTGAATCTAGAATCTACTGTCATTTCTGATTCAAACTACAATCCTGAATTAAAAAGAAATGTATCGGAGAGAGTTTTTTGGAAGTGGGTTAAAGAAGTTGGAGGAATTAGATACAGAAGTGCTAATACAAATGAAGTTGTTGCTTCACTTAATCAGGTAACTACATCTACCATTGACGGATATCCTTATTCAGATAAAAGATGGGTTGAAGAGGACACTTATTTAACTGGTAACGGAACTCCTACACCAAGATATGACAGAATAGTTCAATACGTCGGGGAAATAGACGTTGTGAATTCTGTTCAGAATTCAGATAATGCTTATTCTGAGGTTTATATCCACGTTCCAACGGGAGACGGGGCAACACCTTACGTCCTTTTTAAAACAGTAGCTGACGAAAATTATTATCCAGATAGAACATGGACACACAATCCAACAGATCCACTTGATACAGAATATATTCAAGGTAGAGATTCTGCTAGCGGTTTATATGGTCCTAATGGATTACCTAAACTTGCAATATTTGACCAGGACGTTCTAGGAGAACCTGGAGTAAGCGGAACATCATCTACTGGAGCATTTACTTCTAATTGGTATTCACCAAGAGATGAAGCAAATTCTTATTTCAGTGATCCTTCTTTTTTCGATGCTTCAAATTATGAAATAGAAAAATACGTAGCAGCTACCGGATTAGGTGGTTATACAGTTACATATAAAAGAAGTAATCTTGATGGAGTACAGATAGATTTTGAACCATCTTCTTATAAAGCTATACAAAATTATGTAGGCATAACAACAATAGAAGAATGGAACGGAACTCCATCAACAACCTCTTTTGAGTTTAATGTAGTTTTAGTTTATTACGACGTTTACGATCCTAATAATCCAACTGACTCAGAAACTAATCTTTATGGAATTTTATTCCTTAATGATCCAGAACCGGTTTCAACTAATGCTGCTAAGCTTCCAAACTTTAAAAAATTCAAGCCAGATCCAATTACTAAGTTAAATGGTAATTCTTATGGATTTAAGATTAATTTAAAGTTTGACACTGACGTAGAAAGTACGGGTGTAGAACAAGCTATTAATGATTATTCTTCTTTCTCTCTTTCCATCTTCATGGATGCTGCAACAGTATTACAAGATGCTGCAAAAAATCTTAATGATAGAACATTAGAGATAATGGGATTACAAGATGAGGTAGCAGCTCTAAAAGATCTTATTATAAATACTGACGATAGTGAGGAGATCAAACAAAGATTAACAACCGTTGAAAATTCATTACAAGCTAATCAAGCTCTTTTTGAAAATACACAAGATATTCTAAGTTTAATCGAAAAGAACAGCGATAGTATTCAGGACATTTTACAGAACCAAACATCTATAACAATGTCTTATAATCTGGATCTACTAAAAGACGGGGACGGAACAACTGTAGATAGATCAGTACCTAACATATTAAGAGTGGATGTTACACAACAGGATTACAACATAAGTAACAATTCTTTGTTTACTATAAATCCTGCAGCTGGAAATACTATTCCTCTTGAGATTTATACAAACTATCTAAAGCATAAAAACAACGGATTATCTATTACTGCAACGAATGATATAGTTCTTAGAATAGACGATTCTTTAGCTAAATGGAAAAAAGGGCAAGTATTAAGATTGGTCATCGGAGATGATATAGATCTTGGTAATTATTCTCTTGTGATCCTTACTGATGCTTTAGGTGAATATCCAAAAGGAACACCATCAGGAGTTCCTTATTCGACAGTAGTTGCTGGATTTACTAATAGTAGTTTCAGTAGCTCTTCTTATAAGCCAATTTTTGATATTGTTTGTATAGATGATATCAATCTAATATTTGAAGTAGATCAAATAAAATAATTAAGAAATGTCAAATACGAAAAATTCATTTTCATCGTTAATAGCTCAATTTCTAAGGCTGCAAAAAAACTCTTTAGAAATAATCAACAAATTAAATGATGTTGCAACATCATCAAAGGATTCTGTTGAGATAGAATTTTTGATGGATGATAACACATCTGAAAATATACAGATTCCATCATACGGATTTCTTAAGTCTGAGATCAACCGATTAGATCAAAACATATTAGCTCTTTCTGGAATGGAAGATAACACAGCTAATATTAGAAAATCTGATGGAACTGTTGCTAAGATCTATCAGGCAACTGTTCTTAAAGATCCAAATTCCCCTAGTAGTTTACAAGTACCTGGTACATTCCAGGCAAGAAATAACTGGTTTTTTGAATCGTTTCTTAATCCTCTTCTTTACATTTCAGTTGATGTAGAAAATCAGATACCGGATAATTCTGAGAAGGTATTAGTTAAGAGAATCATAGCAAGCACACAATCTGATATACAAAAGCAATATTTTGATGCTAATATAAAAGGTAGAAATGATCTATCCGATGAAGATTATATTGCAGCTCTTGAAAGCCAAGGAATAGCTTATTTTACCGACGAGCAAATAAATGAATTAGAATTAAGAACTATCAGATATACTGGATCTTTTGGAGTTCTAAGAATTTTTGACGAAGAAACTCAAACTACAGAGAACGGAATAACTACAACCAATACTGTAAGAAAATACAAACTTAGCACTTTCAGATATAATGACACTTTAGCTACTACGACTGATTCTAGAACACTAGCTAAAGGTGATCAACTTATAACTCCTGGAGGAACTAAATATGAAATCTCTTCAATAGATTATACTGATTATACAGTTTCTTTGAGAAGATTATTTGGTTTCGAAGCTATACAGATTGGAGATGGATCACTAACTATATTCTCAAATACACTTTCAAATAGAACTGTAGAGGTTAACGTTGGATTTGATGAGAGACAGGCAATATTTATAAAATCTATAGATGGGGATTTTAATGTTGCATCTAGCAGTTACAGCCCAGGAATAACTTTCTGGTCAAATGAATTACAGATTAATACTTCGGATGGTGTTCAAACACTCTCTGATTTTTATAATTCACAAGTTTCCGATTTTGGACAAATCTTTATAGCGGCAGCTAAAGAAAAAACTATCCCTGCAGTTTACGGACAATCTCCAGCTGCTCCTATAGTTTCTGCTGAAAATTTCAAGGTTGTTCAGGTTAATTCACAAATAACAGATTCGAAAGAAAATAAAGCTTTCAAAGAAAAGATCCAAGTAAAAACTTCTCTTAAGAATGAGATATCCTCAATCGACAGAGCAATAGATCAAACAAGAAAGCAAATCTCTGATCTAACAACCACTTCCACTAAGAAGGCACCTACTGCTGAATTTAAGAAGTTAAGTGATAAGATCACAACCCTTACTAAAGATAAAACAAACAAAACTGATCTCTTATCTACAACCATAACAGATCTTAATAACATCACAACAACAACTCCAGCTTTGGTTGAACCTCCTAAGTATAGAGTTAGAGGATTCTGGCCTATACCAGAGCCTATAACAGATGCTAAAACAGGGGAACAGAATATTATTCAATTCAATGTAAGATACAGATATCTTTCGTTAACTGGTAATCCTAACGGAACAACTCAGATAGATTTTGTTGACAATGACGGTGTAAAAAGAGCAGGACAATTTTCAAACTGGACACAGTTTAAGAGCGATTTAAGAAAGAAAGTATATGATGAGAATACTGGAACATATACATGGAAAATTGAAGACGTAAGCGATGCTAATACGGTAAATATTAACCAGCTAGACGTAGCTATCACAAGAGGAGAAAAGGTAGAAATTCAAGTACAGGCAATATCTGAAGCTGGATGGCCAACCAACCCATTAACTTCTGATTGGTCTACTTCTATAACTGTAGATTTCCCTGCTGATCTTGCTGTTCAGATAGACAATACTCCTTTTATAACTCAGAACATGAGTGACCAAACTATTGTTCAAATACAAGCTGAGTTACAAGCTAAAGGATTAGATCAACATCTTTCAACATCTTTCACATCTGGAGATAAGTATTATGGACACACGTCCAATGCAATATCTTCTGGATTTTTTGATGCAAACGGGGTTGCTATAGATTTATTCCAAAAATTAACTCAAATTGATAACGAGTTACAGTCATTAAGAGCATTAATAGCAAAAGCAAAAGGAACTCTTGGAGTTTATATCAGAAGTGGAAACGCATCAACAAAAGTAAATCCTGGAAGTACAGTAAATCTATTTGCTGGATATTATGATCAATTAATAGATCTATCAAATCCTAACAACAAAGGAAAGATCGCAACTGTAACATATTACATAGAACTAAGAAATGAAGCTGCAACTCCTTTAGAGCTTTCTTCTTTAATACCGGGGGGTCAAGGTGTACATGCACCACAGACAATAGTTGGACAAACAGACTATAACAATAATAGAAAATACGGAGATACTCCTCTTCAGTTATCTGGTGTGGTTGCGTCACAGGTTGATACAACAGCTCCTGGTGATTTTGTTCAAGCTCTTGGATATCAAAGTGGGAATGCTTACTCTCAATTTGTTTACCCTAGATACAAGAGCGTGGGGTTAGACGAGAATTTATATTTTACACCTGCCACTTCATTACCTTGGGGAATATCAAACGGTACTTCAAATTTACCAATAAATAACTATGGTATATTAATGCCATTTGATCCTGCTACTACTTCTGCACCTAATCTAGGTACTAATATAAATATATGGAACGGAGCATATACTTCTTCAGTTCCTGATGGATCTGGATATCTGAATGAATTCTGTGTTCACGTTTCTCATCCATCTTTAAATGGCGATGTTTTCAGTGATCTTGAAAGACCTGCTGTTACTACAAGTACAATGGTTTATCCAGCTTTTAGACATGCTCTAGGATTTGAGGTAGATGCTAATAGTACAAGTTCAGGAACTGGAGGTACTCAAACATTAGCAATACAGCAATTAGAATTTTATAGTGCTAGCTCTAGTGCAGCTTTTGGTACCGATGACAATGCTTATCCTAATAAATTAGGATTTGTTGAATCTGACGAGTATTTATGCGGAAAATTCTCTTGCGGATCGTATTTATTTATTGCCCCTACTAATCACACTGCAGTACAGGTGGAAGGATCAACACAGCTAGCTAAGAAAACATTAGAATTTGGACAAGAAAATTCTATAACAGTTCCTATAATTTTCCAAATGAGAGCTCAGGATAAATTAGGATATGTTGGAGGATGGAGACAGGCAGGTAACCTTAAAAATATAACTTACAGTAAGAAAATAGGTATTGATGTACAGGTTAAGAATGAGGATTTATTTTCATTCGATGTACTTATATCAGGAAGCTATACTAAGACATCTCTAGTATCTCCAGCTTATTCTCAAACAGTAATCACATCTAAGAAATAATTAGAAATTGGCAAGGAAAATAATAAAACAGACGGCTTCGTTTGGGGTTCTTAGGGCTAATCCAAGAATTTCTGGTAATGTAAAAATTACGGTTGATTCAAATAGCGATATTTGGCTTAATTCGATAGACTCGAATCAAGAAATGTCAAACCAAGCATATAAGGGATTTAGAATATCCCCTGAATCATCTTTTGACAGGGATCTTTATACCTTTTTCA